CTCCAGTCGGTCTTGGTTCTGTTGATCCTGAAAAAAGGATGCACATGATCAAGACCATACTCACAATACTCGCCGATATTGGATAAATCACTGTCGCTGAATCCTACTACAGAATGACTAAGGCCGATCGTCATAGTAGCGTTCATCTGGAGAAGTGATGACATGATGGTCGTATTATGGGAGACGACAAAATTGGTAGTAAGAAACTGATGCGATTTATTATCGACCTCAATACAAGTAGCCTTATATCTACCGTAATAATCTATATCAGATATCCTAAGCCTATCGTGAGTCTTAGATATATACATATCGTCACCATCCATGACACAATAATACCCCATAGACCAAAATATTTTCCTTACAAAGGATATAATATACTCGCTTTTATAAACGACCTTAAAACGATCGTCGCCGGTATTTATACCGCAAGCGATCTTCATAAACGATCCTATGAACAACTCTTTCTGTTTTTTGGATGAATAAATGACATCATCCATCTCCTTCTTGCTTAGCTCAAAGATCCTGTCGGTAGCGCCACAAAGGAAGGAGGCGGCCAGAGACCCCATGAGCTGGGGCGATATCAGCCACCGCCGCTCAGGGAAATCTACCGCCTCCCCAATATCTATAGTCATTTTGGAGAAGTCAGAATGGATGATACCCATAGTGCTCATAACCTTATAATCACCATGATACTTGACTTTCCACTGGTGCTGCCCGCAACACACCACGCTGCGACCGTCCTCAAAGGTCACTTTGTACGTATCAACGAATCCCTGAGGATATACGCCCACTATGGTAGTAAGCTTCCCGTCATCACCGTATATGATATCTCCTATATCGGCGAATCCTATTTTCTTAGATCCATGAGGAGTATATATCAGCTCCGAGTCCAGAAGAGCCTTGCCAAAACGACGAGTACCAAACATCCCCAACCCTTTCTTCTCCTGACGGGCACGTTGGTACATCTCGGCGAAAAACCATTCGTTATCACGCAAACGACTGATCGCTGGCACACGTTCCCCGTTTGGAAGATCCTGAAATACGGGAAAGAAATTAACATGCCAATAAAGCCATGGGGGGATGAACGTACCATTGATAGTCACCCCGTACTTGACCTTATAAGCCTCTTCTTTAAAGAACTGCTTAACATCGTCATCCTGATCCTCCCAACCGAACAGATCGTTCCATACAGGAGGATTTTTCATGTTTACATAAAATTCTGGACTCGTGCTTAAACTCATTTCATAATATCCTTTAAAACAGACTCAATTCCACCAGAAACCTGACCCTTACGTTCCTTTTTCTGGACATTGCTTACAGACCTATATACATCCATGATCCCACTTTTCTCCATATAAGAATCATTCCATGTATTTATCTTATCGATTAATTTTGATATGAAGTCAAATGCCCTTGCCATATCCTCCGGCTTCTCCTTGTCCCAAGGATGCTTATCAATATAAGTCTTAGCGTCATTTATAGCCTTAGCTATGACCTCAAGATTGTCGTTAACCCGATCAGCGTCCTTACTCGTCGGCTTTCGTCTTCCCTGTGGCATTAGCTTTCATATCTTTAAACTCATTATACTGTTTCATAAGAAGCTCATAAGATTGAACAACCCCGATCTTACTTACTTCCGTCACGCTCATGTCATGGAACATATCCTCAAGCTCCTTGTCAGCGTATCTCAGACGTTCCTTGTCATCATAAAACACGAATCCAGACGTTCTGTCTTCTATAATACCCTTGGCGGTGGACGCATATGTCGTATCTAAATCCAGATCCATACCGAAGCTGGTAGCCAACTGGATCATGAACATCAACCTAGAATTGACTTTTACAGCCTCTATATTCAACATCTGTATCTTATGGGTCATCTCATGAAGAACGACAAAATCCTCCTCTTTTATCAACGAAGATGATTTAAGGGCTATCTTCTTGGTTCTATCCTCAATATCGCTATACAGACGCTTGCTCTCACGCTTTATGGCTATCCAATGCCTTATATGAGTATCCGCCTCTTCTTTAAGATAATCCCTGATCTCTTTTTTGATATCCTTATCCTCTTCCATTATAATCACACGTTATAATCATTATTATTTAATTCAATCTCATCACTGATGCTTTGGTCTATAGACCTCAATAAATCCCTGGTACTAACATCCCGCAAGAAGCGGACATTACCACCATTAGCCCTAGCTATCCTCCTTAAAGCGGAGTAAAGTATATCACCCAACGAATATTCAGGCAACTCACGGCATCCGACTTCCATGACAATAAGGGCATGGATACGATCATCTATCTTACTTCTTACGGGACTTCGCATAGTATTTACTTATAAGCTTCCCCTATAATACGTAGCGGGAAATGTTTGAAATTACGTTCAGGATCATCCTTCGTATAACCCATAAGAGATAGATGTTTCTCAAAATGACCTTCCGTATATTTTGAGGTATCCAATGTCATCCTAAATATAGTTCTATTCTCATTGTCAGGATGTTTGTTATATGAAACGTCTCCCATACATCCACATCCAAGATGATGCTCCTTGACATGGAAACCATCTTTATGGGTAATAAATAACACGATTTCTATCTTATCACCTATTTTCTGATCAAAAATATTTAAATAAAACTCGCTCTCATCATCCGTCAGTCCTATATCAAAGGAATCGTTAGGGCACTCGATATTAAAATCGTTATGATCGGCTGTTATCACCTCCATAGCATTCCATTTAGCTTTCTCTCCTTCCACGAACTTCAACGGGCATACCTCGGTCTTCATCCAAGCCTTCTCCTTGATAAAACAACCACACAACGAACATGCCTGTCTTCCCATCAATCTTTGAAGCAATACCTTAGCTGGTAACTTAAAGAAAGCTATATTAGAAGAGTTATTAGGACATTTCTTGCATAAATCAAGACGATTCTTGTACCACTCCGGATAATCCTTCTCATCCTTAGGAATCCTACCCAATAAACTGTCTTCCCAAGCTTGGGCTATTACTTGGGCTTTACCAATTGTTTGCACGTTACTAAAATTATTTATTTTATTAATTAAATTCACATTCATATCACAAAATGTTTACTCTAACAGGGTTAAACGCTAACCCACTATCGATTATCCTACTGACGTAAGAATCATCGAATACTTTTCTACCTATTCCTATAGCTCCATTGATATCAGCGTTAATAAGCTTTCCGATAGAGCTTTGGAACAATCCGCGTTTCTTTCTTTTTCCTAGATAAACATCATGCTTGCATAGTTTCTCAAAAGCCAAATGATCCACTTTGGAGGTATAGGATTCCTCATTGACTTGAAAACTTATTCCAACTAATTTACATTTGTAAGAAATCTTGTCAATGAGTTTAGAGAACGGAATCTCTACGAACTTTTGGTTTATTCTCTTCCCTAGATTGATACCGTTTTTCCAGCCTTTGTTTAATCCTATTACAAGACTTCCGATATTGTTATCGATACAATGGTTAACAATAAACCTGCTGATCTTATGGATATGATCATCTATCCAAAAATTCCTGTAATTGTTAAGTTGTCTAAGTCTATTTGAAATTCCCTTGTCTCCGATATAAGACATCAACCTAGCTTTCCTCTTATTATACCACTGATTAAAGGATTTGATAATCTTTCCGTTTACAATGAAAGGCGTGGTACCTACATTGCTTATACATGTACATAAATTATTCAATCCAAAATCAATCGAAAGAACATTATCCTTATTCAGGTTTAGATCCTGCTCCTTCTTCTCATAAATCACCTCGACCACATAGCATGTGGCTTGAGGGATTATCCTAACCTGACATAATTTGTTTTCTCCTATTTTAGTTTTGATTGGCTGGATTATGTTTTTGATAAAATGGATACAACCATCGTTTTTCAATCTACAAGCAGAAGTGGTAAAGATTACCATATTCTGCTTCTTGCCTCGTTTGTACTTCGGTAATTTTGGTTTAGATTTAAACTTTGAAGGACTCTTTTCATATTCCTTCTTTGATCTGATCCAAGACATTATCGACGAGAAGACTTGAGCTATGACTTGCTGAGATACCGCTGTCGGTAAATTTCTGAAATCAATCTGATTCTCCTTACAAAGTTTGGTAGAGAAATCATATTCCTTTATATAGCTACCATCGAATATCCCTTGCCTGACGTTGAAAAGAACATAATTATACAACAATCCGGATTTGAGGCATATATCCTCAAATCGGTTGTCTTTTACGATATGTCTCTCAACTAATCTCATTCTTAATATCTTATAGTATAAATATAAACATTGTATATAAAATAAACAATTTATTCGATCATATTATTTTTTAAACTGTTTTTGTTGAAAATCCTGTAATTGTTCCCATGTCATTCCATACCGACATTGATACATGGCCTCATGGTTATCACGTATAAGAGGATCTCCGTTCTTTAACCCCTCCATATCCTCTATTACCTTAATCTTCTTATCCAGACAATCAAGCTCAATAGGCATCCTTTCATCCGGATAACGATTACCTTCCTTGACAAATATCCGGCGTATCTTATCACGCCTTACACGCATCTCACGAAGATTGCATATAACGTATCCGATAAACGGTATTCTGATAGATATATTGTCAGTATACTTAGCTAGATGATGGATGTAAGATACGGATGCTTTCATGCACCACTCTACCTGTTGTTTGGTGAACTTCCCATCAGATCTTCTTACCACCTCATCAACGATATTCCTATCGAATGAAATAAGATTCCTACCCATCAATATCCAATTTGTTTCTCTTGAATACGAATCCCATTACACGGGTATCATCACCCTCCCCGTCAAGCACGAAATAATTACGTAGGCTTCTCATCTCAATAGACAACTCACGGGTACGGAAATTCCCGTTCTTCTTGTCCACCAGAAAACCACCACGCTTCAACTCATTGTTAAGGACAGCGATGTAAGATTCCTTCTGCCCATGACAATCCATGTACTTAGCCCTGGTATCATCCGAGTATCCGTAGTTGATGTAGAAAGAAAGTAAGTTTATCGTTCTTTCGGTGATCAAGCTTCTACCCTTGGAATCCAGATAGCCGTTGTATATCCTTAAGAACTGCTGGATCATATCCAGTCTAGTGTCGTAAGGTAACGCGAATACGAAAGCTTTTCTCTGCTCAGGCATATGAAATTAGTTTTCAGCAAAACTACTTAAAAAAAATATCGTTGTCAAGAAATTTTGCCATAATCAACATAATATATGCTGACTAGCATGTATTTACGAGAATCCAAAGGAGAAAAGCTAGTGGGGTAGGACGAACGAAGCCATGCATGTCTACGTCTGGCTACAATAGCGAGGACAGTGAAGTTAACGTACGCTACGCACGTGGACGGCGGGGGACAGCCTTATCCTGCCTCACGGGATGCGACCACTCCTTTTTTCTTTTTGGCTTCTTATCGTCCCATGACATAGCCCAAGGCATCCAAAGGGGAAAGGTTGGTGGGGGACGCTCGGGGACACCCAAGGTAAGGCTACCGCCGTCATACCGGACAATGCCGCCAGAGGTTCGCTATTGACATGGACGGAGGTAGAGTTATGTTAGCCTGCCGGAGCGTGAGCGACCGCATACGACCTTACTTTTTTCCCTTTGGATTCCTTCCTCCCCAAGCTATGGGATATAAAGCCAAGGGGAAATGGTAGGCCTTGGGGCATGGAGCCTGCCGTAGAAGATACGGACGGCCGGAGCGTGAGCGATCGTACAAGACCTCGCTTTTTCTTCTTTGGCTTCTGCTCCACCCGATCCCCCTACCGGGGTTCCGGCTTCCGGTATAGGATACGGCTTCTACCAGGTTTAGCCTGCGGTATGCTACCTGACGGCACCATACCTTGGCGGTAAAAAGCAATGTTTTATTAAATAGAGACTTTAAGTGGAGTACACAGGAACTCGACGTCAGGAGAGGTTCTGTGTACGGATAGAGATATTAGTAAGTAGAATATGTTTATAGAGTTAATTATATTTAATAAATATACCTATTAACGCGCGCGTAACAAGTGTGGTGTCAAAAATGATCTTCCACAAACACAGGAGTTTACCCCCCCCAATTTTATTACGACAATTTCGTATAAACAACAAATGGGCGACCTTCCCAGGCTACCCATCCATCCGAATAACTTGTTTCGTATTGATGAAACTTGTATATTCGCAGCAAATAAAATATCCTATGGGAACAAAGATAGTACTTTTACATAAAATGAAATCAAATTTCGATAAGATTCTTACCGAAAGATATACTCCACGTAATATTCAGGCCAAAAAAGATGAGCTAGGATGCGTAAAACTTCCAGCTGGATCACTTATATGCCCAGTCGATTTCAAGCCTGTTACCAATAAGGAAGGCAAAAAAGTGACAGCTATAAAATATTCATTGAAACATGAGGAGTATCATGGATCAGGTATTCAGATCAGTGATGAATGTAAGATGGCAATGATATATCTTATTATCATAAACGTATTCAAACATGTGTTTCTAAGAAATAGGATGCATGGCGGGAATAGAGATCAGATAGAGATCAATACCAAAGATTTTATTGATATCCTATCAGATGGATGCGCTTATTTCTGCTACCGCCATGTGTTAAGGGATTCTCATGAGGATATGAACTACCAGCTTATAAGCTTAAAGGCTTGGGCTGAAGGAGAGATTATGATAGCTTTATCGGATATCATAAAATACAAGCATAAGGCTAGTAAGACCCCAAGAATAAAGGATATGTTTGTAAAGAAAGGAGAATCTGTATATACCTGTCTTGATAAAAGTCTTGATTCTAATACCAGAAGAAGGATGGCTAACAAAAGTCGTAAATTAAATAGAGTTAAGATGTTATCAAAAATAATATTCTCAGCTAGAAACAGAAATATAAATAAGATATATAAGGTAACTAAAAAAAGAACTGTCAAATTCAATGTGTCATATCTTATGAATAGATTGAATATAAAGCTATCAAAAGAAGGTATGATGCTAATATCCCAAAGAACGGTATACCGGATGATAAAAGACGTTCTTAGCATGTGTTGTAAGACTATATCTGATTTATATGATGAAGTAAAGAAAAACAATGGAATAGTCAATACCAAAGACAGGAAAAGCGTAACTATCGGACACCTAAGACTATCATACAGAGGAACGATAATGCATATAATCATCGCAGAAGATTATATAAGAGACGTTTTCTTAAGAGTAAAAGGGGTCGAGATGAGTAAAGCTGGATGATTTGAGTATCAGATATAAAATTTAATATTTACATATTATTCACATTTATTTTTATTAGTTAATTATAACTATTCGTATCTTTGTACCATAAACTTAAAAAGATATGGTACAAGAGGATTTTAGAAATGAAAACGACCTCCTTCGTCATATTATGACGGTGGATAAAAACGTAGAGCAGGGTCGTGCCTTGAAGAAGATTTTCACCACTAGGGAGAATCTGTTTATTACCGGTAGAGCCGGTAGTGGTAAAAGTACGTTCATGAGACGTATCGTAAAGTTCTTGGGTAAGTGCGTTATCGTAGCCCCGACTGGAGTAGCGGCGTTGAATGCCGGTGGACAGACCATTCATTCGTTCTTCTCTATAAAGAATGATCCTTATATCCCTTCTATCGAGAGAGGTATGTTGTCTAATAAGGTGGATGTAAGTCCGTTTATGAAGAAGAAGATCAAGAATCTTGATACTATCGTTATCGACGAGATCAGTATGGTAAGGCCTGATTTACTTGATGAGGTAGCTGACGTACTTAGACAATGCAGGCGTAGCAAGGAACCTTTCGGTGGAGTTAGATTGATTATGTTTGGAGATCTATCACAACTACCTCCTGTGGTGACAGCAGATGATTTTATCGACAGATATTATGAGAGCCGGTTCTTTTTCTCATCAAAGGCATTAAGAGCCTCAGGATTCTCGGTCATTACATTCGAGAACGTATTCCGTCAAAAAGATCCTCAGCTTCTTTCCGTGCTTGAGGATATAAGATGTGGGGTTATTACCGATGAGTCAAGACAGATATTGGATAGTAGGGTCAAGTATCCGGACAATATGGATAATACTATAATTATATGCTCAACTAACAAAGAGGCTTATGAGATAAATAAGACTAATCTTGATAAGATCAATAATAAGGTATTTAAGTTCGATGCTACTGTATTCGGGGAGAAGCCTGTAGCGCCCTGCGAGGATGAGCTTATAGTAAAGGTAGGAGCTAAGGTCATAATAACCAGAAACGGCAACGGGTATGTCAATGGCTCGATGGGTATCATAACCAGCATAGATACTGTTGATGAGACGATATATGTTCATCTAGATAACGATACTGAGGTGGAGATAACCAAAGAGAAGTGGGAGAAGATGAAGTACAAGCAGGTAGATGATTCCCTTGAAGGCATTTCTTGCGGCTATATAATACAATATCCATTGAGGTTAGGATACGCCATAACTGTCCATAAGTCCCAGGGAATGACTTTGGATAATATATTTGTAGACATTAGTAGAGCCTTCGAGATAGGACAGATATATACCGCTCTTTCAAGATGTAGGTCAATAGATGGTCTTTATCTAAAATCAGTTCCTAAGGAAGATATGGTACTGCTAAGCGATAAGATATCTGACTTCATAGATAAGGTGGATGAGAATGAGGGTGTTTTGAATCCGGAAAAGATATCTGATATCGGGAAGGATATGATCAAGAAACAACAGGATTTGTTTAATTTCGATGAATACGGGTTATAATGGCTAAGAAAGAACTTTTTTCAGACGTAGATGAATTAGTATCATCTTTAAATAAAGAGCTTGGAGAAGGCTCGATAATGAACTTCGGTGACGATAAGCCTATAATATCCATACCAAGGGAAAGCACCGGATCGCTGGTGGTGGATAAGGCCCTAGGCGGCGGATGGGCGGTAGGCCGGATCCATGAGCTGGTCGGGATGGAATCTTGTGGCAAGACTATGATGTGTACGTTAAGTATGATCGAGTTCCAGAAAAAGCACCCCGATAAGCTGGTAGCTATAATAGACGTGGAGAATGCTTTTGATATCGAATACGCCAAGAAGATGGGATTGGACGTTAACCGGTTCCTTATTTCCCAGCCAAGCTACGGGGAATTGGCTATTGACATCACAGCCAAGCTGGTGGAGTCCGGCAAGGTAGGCTTTATTGTCGTGGATTCCGTGGCGAACTTGGTTCCGAAGAAGGAGATCGAGGGTGATATGGAAGATAGCAACATGGGATTACAAGCCCGGTTGATGTCAAAAGCCATGAGAGTTCTTACCGGGATCGTAAACAAAAGCGATTGTGTTCTGGTATTCATCAACCAGTATCGGGAGAAGATCGGTGTAATATACGGCGATCCGAAGGTAACAACCGGTGGTAACGCCCTTAAATTCTATGCCTCTATCCGTATGGAGATGTCAAGGAAGAAGGTTATTGTAGGAGAAGATGGCTCTTCTATCGGTCATGAGGTTAGGATAAAGGTATTGAAGAACAAGACAGCTATACCTTTCCAAATAGCAGAGACAGCATTGTATTATGGCGTAGGATTTGACAAGGAGCTTGAACTTTTGAAGTTATGTGAGGAAACCGGTATCTTTACCCGTAAAGGATCATGGTACTGGTACGGAGAGGTCCGAGTAGGCAATGGAGTGGATAATACGTTAAGTATTATGAGAGACAATCAAGAATTGTGTCAAGAATTAAGAACTAAACTAAATATTTGAGGTTATGGCTATCGGAGCAAAATTTGTAGACGTAATACCTTCTAGTGTTGAGAACGCTATAGAGGTAAAAAAAGAGGATGTAAAGACCTATCTATTCGTAGGTATTCCTATGAGCGAGTTTATCGGCAAGAAACATGAGTTTGAGGGATATATATTCATGTGCTTACAAGGTGTAACCGGTGGGGTTGAGCTTGGCGGTGATATAGCCGTAGCCGTATTGAGACCGGTTCGCCCCGCCGTAGGGGAGGCTTCTTACCATTTGGTGGATATCAAGAAGTGTAAGTATAATAGAACTGATGTAGTTCTATTATTTAGAGAGGGAGATTTCAAGGTTGTTAAACGTGATGATTGTAATTTAATTTGATTATGGATGCTGAGAAGAGATTTGTTACAAAATATAAAATAAATGGAGAAGAATATATTGGATGGATATATGCGTCTAATATAGATCAGGCTAATGATTTTCTTAATCAGAGGAGAAATACCGAGGAAGTAGTTGGTGGTCCGTGTATAGATCAAGATGAGATAAATGATGTTATTAATCATATATAGTGTATGGGAACATATATATCAATAAAATCAACAGTAAACGCATTCAGGTACGGTATTGATCCTGTACCTGAATGGTTCGATAAGATATCCAATAAGACCAATGAAGTCGATGTTATGGTTGACGGGAATAAGGTAAAGGCATTGGATATAAGGCTAGAAAACGGCATTCTACGGGCTTTTTACGGTTATTATATAGGTATGTATCCGGATAAATCGATACAGGTGTTTAGACCGGAGGATTTTCATTCATTATATACGCTCAAGATATGAGAATATACACAGGACTGATAAAAGATCTAGGATGTAGATGCTTTTATTACGATAGCGGGATGAATATACCTATTGGGTTCGTATGCGCTGAGATACCTGATATTAGTTCTATATTATCATCAAAGAATGGATTATCTCATTTTTATGAACATATGATAATAAAATGCAATGATGATATTAGTGATAAGTTATTCTTTGATTTTAATGGATATACAGATCCTAGATCATTAGTATTTAAAGGATTTACATTGCCTGATGTTGATATCAAGAAGTGTATTGATTTTTCTTATAATTTTATCGTATATCCAGATATAAGTGAAGATCTTATAGAAAGTGAGAGGAATGTTATATTAACTGAAATTGATAATGATGAATCATGTATTAATATCGATAGACTTATAAAACTATCTGGAATAGATAAACGTTGTTTTATAAACACATTAGGTACTAAAAGGTATGTCAGCAAAATAACAAGGGATGATCTTTATATGTGCCGAGATACGATATTGAATAAGTCAGAAATAGTATTTCATTTATATGGATGTGATGATTTTATGAATAAATATGTATCAGATATAACGGAATTATCAAATGAAGTTGATATTAATACATACTATCGTAATAGTCTTAAATATTTCCATGTTCATGATCCTAAATATGGTATTTATAAATATACTAAAAAGCCCAAACAGTTATATGTATCATTTGTATTAGATAATTATGATTTTAAGAAATTGTGCGTGTTGCTTATCATATTATCTATGATGTGTGATAATTATAATTTCTCTATGTTTAATTATCTTAGATCTAACGGATTATGTTATTCAGTAAATAGGAGATATATAGAATGCACGAATAGAATAGTGGCCAACTTGATAATTGACGTAAGCCCAGATAAATGTGATATTACAAAAGATTATGTGGTTGATTATATTAATAGCTTTAAGCTTATAGCGAATAATGACAATATAGAATATGCTATAAGAATGATTAAATTGGATGATAGATTGAATATAATGAATATTGAGTATTACCACGATGCCTACATATCTTTTGTAAGATCAAGACTTAATGGGGTAATGGATTTGTATAAATCATATGACAATATATCTGTGGATGATGTTATGGATATGATTAAAGATATTACCGAGGATAGATTAATAATTCAATACTGCTCTTTATGAATATAGCGATAGGAATAGATCCGGGTATAGATACCGGAGGATTGGCCATGATCCCGGAGAACGGGGAGGTTAAGGTAATTATGACACCAAGGATATCGGCTAAGGGGGATATAGATCTTAGGGCTATATCAAGTTTCTTACTCGATGCCGCAGATAAAATCAAAGAAGGAGGTGGGGGGACGCTGGCGATCGCCGTCGAGGACGTCCACAGCATCCACAACAGCTCGGCCGCCAGCAACTTCACCTTTGGCGGGAGACGCCGGGAACCGAACGCCCTATTCGCTATGATGGTGGAGATGATGGAGCGATACGGATCTCACCCGGATGTTAGGTTCATGTTCGAGGAGGTGCAACCAAAGACCTGGCAGAAGGAGCTTCATACGACAGCCGATCGGGTGTATACGTCGGCGAAGTTAGACACGAAGGCTACCTCCATCCGATGCGCCATGCGCCTTTTCCCTTTGGTCTCTTTCGTGAAACCATGGTCAGGAAAAGGAGTACAACCTACTAAGATACAAGACGGAATGTGTGACGCTACGCTTATAGCCGAGTATATTAGACGTAAGTTTAAACTATTTTAATACTATTAAGTATTTATTGTATTTGTATTAATATAATTATGATTATATTTGCGATGTAATAAAAAGTTGTTCGTTATGCTTATAAGATGCTTGTCGAAGTCATTAAATGAGAAGTTGGGCAAATTGGAGACGGTTGTTAAGAATGCCGGTCACAACTCCCTTTATAAGGATATTAAGATAGATGTTGTCAATAATCTGGCTTATATCACTTCCGTAAATGCAAAGGTATGTGTTATAGAGCGATTGGAGGTAGAGGCTGACTCTAACTTCTCCTTCTTGGTAGAGGCAAGCTCTTTTATTAAGTTCATGAAAAAACAGAAGAATTGCGAGATTACGATACTGCTTTCAGATAAAAAAGATCAGATAACGATCTGCTATGCTTCTGGTGAGTATAGTTGTCCGGCTTTTGATATCAATACATTCCCGCAGGTACATAAGATACTTGATGGAGGAATTAAGGTTAAGATGAGCGATTATGTTTCGGTTCTTAACAAAGCCAGCGATTATACGGAGGTAGATGACTTTTATCCATGCATCGAGAATGTGGTAATTGATATTGATGATATTAATATTAATATAGTAAGTACGGATAGAAATACTATTTACAGGTATTTTGTCCCTAATCAGGATAAGGTAGAGAAGATGTTTATCCCGGTATCGAACGAATCCGCGATATTGCTTGATAAGCATATCAATAAGTCATCGGATATGTTGTCTATAAAAGTGGACGATACTAAGACTTATTTCTCTACGCCTGATATGGATATGTATGAGACCCATTTTGAGGGTAATTATCCAAATTGGAGGTTCGTGGACGAGCATTTTGTCAAAACAAGTACCTATGTCTTTGATAAGGATCTACTCGTCCAAGCCCTCCAAAACAATCTTAAGGTAAATGAGTTCGATCATTGCAAGTTGATATTTACCGATAAAGGATGCGGTATTATGTCAGAGAACCCGTCTTCCGGTAAATCATGTAAGGAGAGACTTGCTTCTTTGTCTTATCATGGTGAAGATATTATATGTAACGTATTATGTGGAAGATATCTTGGTATCATAAAAAGCATATCGTGTAATAGGGTGGTTATCGAACATGACCATAAATCTCATTTCAATAAGATTTATGGGGAGGATAATAAGAACGAGTATTTCTTGTCATCATCAGTTATTGTTTAATATTTAAAAATATATAAAATGGGAGTTAGAGAAAATTCATCAGGTGGTAATAACCATTACTTTAAAGTAAGTGGTAGCGGATTGTTATATCAGTCATCAAGAGAGCCAAAGGAAGGTTTCGAGGAGCATATAAACGATAAGACCGGGGCCGTTTCTTATTGGAGGGTATTCTGGAACGGTATCGAAGGCTATTTGTCTGATATCAATGTGCGAGAAGTGGAGTTCAATGGGATAAAAGCCAAATACGTGTCCATAAAGATAAGTGATGAGGATGGTAATTATTTCATAAACGTTCCTTTGATGACTCAAAAAGGAGGTATTAATAATTACGTGAAGTCACTGGTAAGGTACTTGCCTAATATTGACCTAAAACGTAAGGTGGTAATAAATCCTGCTCATGCTAGGAAAGGGGATCAATATGCTCCCGGTAATTTTTTCATTTCATACGCTAGGGAAACTCCAGATGGGAAGGACGAGCTTATCCAGCAATATTATAAGAACGGACAGAACGGATGGCCTGATAGGGTAGAGAGCACGGATATTATGGGCAATAAGAAATTCGATTATACAGCCCAAGATACTTTCGCTTTTCAAGTATTTAAACAATATCTTGAAAAGTTCAAGGCTGAAAACGAAAAATCAGGGCAGGAGAGAAACCAAGGAATGGGGGTTACTCCAACCGCACAAACGCCCCCACCGTCATATCAGCCGCAAGCCCAGCCGCAGACGCCTCCTCCATCATACCAGCAGGCTCCGCCTCAGACAGCCCAAGCACCTTCTTTTGGAGGTCAGCAGCCGCCACAATATCCTCCTTTTGGAGATGAGGATGATCTTCCTTTTTGATTAACTAATTGAAAATGAATAATTTAATGGAAAGTAATTTTAATATATCTACTAAAGTGAACCGTGTCTCGATGCCTACCCAAAATAAGGTAGATACGGTTATGAAGAACTTAGGGCATCGACCTTGTGTAGCGTATTCCGAGGAAAAGGATATGTATTATAAGGATGGAGAATGGGTAGCGTCAGATCTTGACGCTACTATCTTACCTCTTAGGGAGATGTTCGAAAAGACATCTGATTTGAAGTTAGGATTGAAGATCGTTTATTTAATAATCAAATTATAATGACCAGCATTGAGGATATTAAAAAACTTCTGGAGAGTAAGTCGTTTACATCAGCTAGAGACCTTGACGAGTTTGAGGAGAAGCCGGATGATAAGCTTGATGAGGTTCACATGAATTGCGATCCAATGGTAGGGATAGTTGAGAAAGATGGTAAAATTTTTCTTAACTCTTTAAAATTCTCTAAGGCATGGAACTCATTGGGAGAGGATATTCCTATCAAGCAAGGTAATGCCTTCCCGTTGGGTCAAGGTGATGTTCTTGATATAGATACAGGTGTATCGGCGTCGTTCCCGGATGATACTGTCGGGATGGTTATGATGCTGCCATCGTTCACCAACGATACAGGCCTCACTTTGGTAGGATCACCGTTCGTTTTCTCCAACAACGAGAATATTACGATCAGAGTCACTAATGTCCGCAAGGATATAGCTATAGTAGAGAAAGATAAGCATATAGCTGAGTTAATTATAGTCGGCAAGATAAAGGCCGATATTCGTAGAACTTATAAAAGTGTTGAGGATGTTCGGATTGAAGATAGTAAAGAGTAGTTATATAGATACTCTAAAACAGGATCTTGATGATGCTATTAGCTATTCAAGTAGATTAAAAAGAGATTATGAGGATGCCCGCAAGAAGATAACGGAATTAGAAGAGAAAGTAAGGTATCTTGATACGCTTGTCGATTCTCTTGATATGGATATAGATTCCAAGGATTCTCATATAGTTAAGATGGGAAATGAGCTTAGTAAATCAAGAGAGTTATATAATGAGTCGGTAAAAGAGAAAGAAACTCTTAAACGGGCTTATATGGATATCGAGAAGAAACATAAGTTATCATCTAAATTACTCGATGAGGCTAGAAGAAGATATAAGGAACTTGAGGATCAGAATAAGGCTATGTCAGATCGTATCAAATATCTTGAGGCAGAGCTTTTAGATAGCGATGTACCTGATGAGGTTGTTGTTGATGAGGATAAGATGGATCCTAATTCCGGTCATATTGATATACCTGAAAATAACGCTCCTGAGGTTACTGATGCCGATGCCGGTAATGATGTAAATGTCGAGAATAAGGTGGAGGATAAGAAGAAATCTAAGAAACGTAAAAAATCTAAAAAGGATGAATAAGATCTTGTTATTATTGATAACTATCCTTACCTTAGCGGTTGTCGGATGCGGTACGTCAAGAACCTACTATACGGAATATGATACTACTGATATATCTTATGTGGTGGATTCCATAGTGTCTTCCGGGACCGTGATGGGCCAATGGAAGGAGTGGCGGTTTACGCTGGACGACGGCCGGGTCGATAACTTTGGCTTTACCGCCCTGTACGACGCCAAGGGAAAGACTAGGGGGTCTATACAGGTAAGGCAAAGATCCGATACGTTTAATATCAAGATAATAGATTATCATAAAAAGGATAAGTAATGGAATACGGACTAGGTTACATACCATCACCAGTGGATGACAGGGACGCTATCATGAACATGCAGCACGAGGCTGTTCCTGATGAGTATAAGGTCAATAACATTGATAGCGTAGTGGATCAAGGTTCTTACCCTATTTGCGCGGCAATAAGCTTGGCTGAGATACTTAATTGGAGAAAGAGTATAAGGGCTATTAAAAGACCGGCTAAGATCTCTCCTTACGATATATATGATCTGAGAGAGGATAAGGATCAGGACGGGATGGTTCTTCGTGACGCTATCAAGTCTATCAAAAACGTAGGCGTAGATGGGGAGAAAATAAACAGTTACGCTAGGATCATAGATCCGGTATCGGCTAAGGTAGCGTTGATGCTGAATGGGCCTCTGGTTATAGGTCTGTATTGCTATAATTATGGTAATCGATTCTGGCAAGGCCAAGGACAGAACTTGGGAGGTCATGCCGTTATCCTCACCGGATGGGACAAGGCCGGCTTCATCCTACAGAACAGTTGGGGGACGGAATGGGGTAGGTCAGGTATAGAGACATTCCCGTTCGAGGATTGGTGCTATATGCTAGAATGTTGGACAATAGTTTCATGATATTACTATATAAATTTCGAGAAATTCCGGCTCACATCCTCTTGTGAAAGCCGATGTGGGTATATTTAGGTCCCGTAGCTCAATTGGTAAGAGCAATTGGCTCATAACCAGTAGGTTGTCGGTTCAAGTCCGGCCGGGTCCACAGTTGGATTAATAGAGTTTGTCATTAGGTTTAGAGTTTAGATTTATGTAGTGTCCTTGTCCGAGAGGATCAGGACGCTTAAAGGGGAGTTAATTTAACGGATAGAATTTACGATTCCTAATCGTAGCGTGGATAAGGGTTCGATTCCCCCACTCCCCACATGGTGTTTTCTTAAACATATTCCCGTAGGTCGGTAATTAACGATAACCGGTAGACAGCCTACGGGAATTAATAAAATCTTACGTGCTTAAGATCGCTTTCAGTTCTATTTTTCGTGTGTAATATATAGGAGGGTAGCACGACCCTCCTTTTTATAATAACTATTTGATATGGACATTAATCAAATAAAAACGTATCTACCATCAGGATGGGATGTGGTTGATCTAATAGATCACGGCATAATTGATCTTGATATTATGAACGGTAAGATGATTGGTGAGTATGTGGCTGTGTTGATGATAAAGTCTTATGATAGGATTACTGAATCACATAACTTAACCAGTTTCTCGTTCCATGATAAGGATATGGTCGGATTACGGAGATTGGTATCGAACGCTATAATGGCGGTTGGGTTAAGGAATAATACTCTGAAGGGAGATGGGAATACGGCAATCAAATAAAGGTACTGAATACACTGAAAGAGGGATATTGGATATCCTTAACAGACAGTTCTTGGTATCTCCTAGATGGATTATAAACAACTTGTATGTCTATAACTGGGAGTCTGATTATCTGGCTATAACCAGATCTATGTACGCTTATGAGGTTGAGGTGAAGATATCGTTGGCTGACTATAACAAGGATTTCGAGAAAGAGGAAAAGCACCAAGTAATGCAAGGCTGGTTCGAGGCACGGAAGCAAGCCCTATACGAGACCGGGGACTGGGTCAGGTACGGCCGGCCCAACTACTTCTACTACTGCGTGCCAGATGGGTTGGTTGATCCTAAGGACATACCTCCGTACGCCGGGCTTGCTTATGTTTGTGGCAGGAATTTGAGAAAGGTCAAGGATGCCCCTATCCTGCACCGTGATAAATTTGACCCAGAAGCTTATAAGATGGCAGATAAATTCTACTATAATTGGTGGAATGAGAGACGTAAGGCCAGACAGATAGAAGGGAAGGATATGAAAGACGAGTTCAGGAAAAGCATGAAAAAGGTGAAGGAGAAGATAACCGTCGATGCCAAGATCAAGGCGATGGAGGCGTTCTGGAGCGTCTGCGATTATGCCTACTGGCCGTACGGGGGAAGAGGGGTGCCCGGAATGAGACCCCAAATGTTCCGCTTGTGGTGAGGAATGTAAATTACAATGCCCGAAAGGGAAAGAATTTAAAAACAAAATAAAATGAGTAAGATTAAAGATTTATTGGCAAGAGCCATTTCATTGGCATCAGAGCAGCCTATGAGCTATAAAGATGCAGTTGAGTTACTTGATGGTATAGATACGTGTAAGGTCAAGATCTGGCTGGAAAAAGGGGCTAAGCTGCCTGAATACGCTCATAAAGAAGACGCTTGCATGGATTTGTTCGTTAAGGATATAGAACTTGACGGAGGCAGGATCATATATCATACTGGCGTACATGTAGCATTGCCAGAGGATTATGAGATGGAAATCCGTCCACGTAGTGGTTTTACTAATAGCGAGCTAATTATGCAAAACGCCCCTGCTACCATTGATGAAGGATATAGCGGGGAGATTATAATAGTTCACAGAAAAATGGATAGACATAGTCCTTATTATTGTAATGTAGGTGGTAAGGTAGCGCAACTTCTTATTCGTAGAAGGGAACGTATCGTATGGGAAGAAGTGGAGTCATTGGAAGATCTTGGGAAATCTGATAGAGGGGATAATGGATTTGGAAGTACAGATAAGATAAATAACGAATGATATGGAAAACGAAAATACATCATCTACTACTAATGAGGGCTTGAAAGAAATTGACAAACAAACACATCCTGTTATGTATGGATGGAGATGTCCAGTATGCGGAAGGATATATTCACCTTATACGTCTATGTGCTCATACTGCTGCTATACTATAGATCGTCTTTCACTTAAACCTGTAATGTGACATGAGCGGAAGAGTTAAGATAAAGATCAAGGATAATAAACCTAAGATCGATGTATTTAAGGTAATAGAGAACCGGTTCAAGAACATGAACGAGCTTCGGGATCTTATCGACCTAGATCCAAGGAAAGGGCTGGTCAGGATCCGGGACGGGGCCGGCTTTAGGGAGGTGGAGCGGGGCGGATGCCTGCACCGGAACTACCTTAACCTGTTGGAGGAGGAGCTGGGGGCTAAACTATCAATAGACCTGATAGATAAGTACGTTAAAAGAAAATAGCACATCACCTGCCCTAGTAATTACCTAGGGTAGGTTTGTTTTATATGCCGAAGTGTCTACCACTATCTGGTTATCCATATCCTCAATCAACTCAATGATCTTATCCCTTATGTCATAAGAAAGCAATATCGGTATTATGGTTAATATAAAAGATAGTATTATCCCGAATCCTATTATGATAATAATATCATCGCACTCTATATCCAACATCGGCATGACAAACATCAACCCGGCCGTGGATATCATCACGAACAACGCCTGTATCTCATTTATCATATCCCGCTCCATTACGTCCTTTATCATATCTCCTCGACTTTAGTATGGTTTATTATCCTGCTGATATGACGGATACTTAATCCCGTCCTGTCCTTTATCCTACCATATACGTAGTTCCTTGATACGACCGTAGCCAAATCACCTAACTCGTCCAGTATCTCATTATACATCCTATGGATCTCGTTGTTGCGGATAACCGTACTGTCCCTTACATATATCTTCTCAACGTCATCGTCGCAGAAGAAGATCTTGATCTTATGAAGTATGTTTCTAAACATGATTTTAGTTTTGTTCCAAAGATATGAAAATTTGAGGATAAAACCAGAAGGAAGCCAAAAAGAACGGGAGGCGGTGGGAGGATGGGGGAGGCCCGGAGGGATGAGGGTCTCCTTCCTTCCTTCCCTTGGTACTACACTATCCTTACCGTTACTCGATAGTCACCACGAGAACTTTTCCCATAGGCATAAGATTCACATCCCGAACAAAGATCAGTTACTATACAATTATCGTTTAATACATAATCACCATCCCAACTTACATAACTTTCATCTAAAACCTGAGTCTGTAATTCAGATCTGTAAGTGAAATTAATGATCTTCCCAGGATCTTCTATCACCGTTACAGGAACAAAATTAGTTATCCTATTCCCGTATGTCACCTTATTAGCCAACTCGCAATGCATACCCGAATTATATTGATACGTAAGGGTTCCCTCTATAATACCTCCACTTATGCCCAAAATAACATTGTACTCATTTTTCGGATTTAGATATGATATCTGGCCACTTATGCTTATAGTTTTTATCTTCTTATCGCGATATATATCAAGATAAGATCCGTTAAAACCAGATTGATATGGCTTCCTATCAATATATATATCTACAACGCCAAGACACATATTCTTGTTTATATTAACACGGTAGTGGATCTTACCGGAAGAAGAAGTCCTGCGCCTAAACATACCCCCTCCTTATCTGAGGGTTAAAATACCCCCCCATGTATTTAACTTTTTTATTCATAATATGTTATGTTTTAATTATATCGCAAATATAATAAAATTAATGAGAAGGCCGTGAGGGGACGATGGATGGATTTGATGGGGATATGGGGATATGAGGGACGGACCACCTCCCCGAAATCGGGCCGTGGGGTCTGCCGTTTTTTGGACCGCCCCCCCCAATCCACGAAGGGCGGAAAAAAGGAACGGCAAACGACTAGCTAACCAAAAAGGAATGCTTATTTTAAATTTAAATTGTTGATTATCAATGATATAAACCAATATTTTAATATACATTTACATTTGATTAGTTTTATTATATATAATCGTTGAATTTTTATTGTAAAATATTTGTTTGAGAATAAAACATGTATTATATTTGCAATGTGAGATAACAATATTAACAAACGAGGCGTGCTAGATGCCTATACAAGTCCCCAGGGCAAGGGCAAATCTAATGACAGGTAAAGATCTTAACAAAGTACAAAACGAGGTAAAAAAAGCAAGTGAGAAAACATTGACAGGTGCCGTCAAAGCTTGGTGCCAGCTATTTAAATCTGGCAAAGAAATCAACGAAATATTGAAGGATAACGATATTAAAGTAGATAAGGCTATTGTGCCCGCTTTGGTTGCTTTGGCAAAGGATAAGGAGGTTGTGATACAACTTTGTAAGGAGATACTTCCACGTGTGGATGAAACCTTTTGCGCCTACAAGGAGATCGAAAGAGTATATCTCGATAAACAGGATCAGGATAAAAATACAAAGTTGCCAGAGAATAAGGTGGCAGATATGGTGATAACAGGCAAAGCGCATAAACGCTTTGGATATAACGAACCTATAGAATATGAAGGGGGTGTATATTATGAAGTGTTTAACGGATCTGATAAACGTATCGTAAAGTGTGCGGTACCTATCAAGCGATACACATATAATTTGATAGCCAAATGTATCACCTACTACCTAACGCACCCTAAAAATGGCAAATAACAAACGATTTGCCCTCTATTTAATCACATAGAGGGCATTATGGTGGCAATGTCCATACGTTCACGCCGTGCCACTGATCTAGACTAAATGGACACGATATTTAATATATTGATATAAACATATTGCTAGTAATTAGGGTATCGAAAACTTGCAATAGGTGGGCCGCCGCTTAACAATGTGGTTTAAGTACTATTATAGTCTATAATAGTACTATTATCTTTAGGTTTATATCAATCCGGTAAGTACACTAGGTAACCTAGTAGGCCGTGTAAAATCACGGGGTACGTTGGTGTATATACGCATGTATAGGGCGTATGTCCATACGTTGCTAGAGTAACACGTATGGAGTGCATAACGGAGTTATAACCGTGCTAATGTATCAAAACAATAGCGTTTAAGGTGGCTTAAATACTTATGCGCTATATGTAGTAGCAAAATAACAACCCTTACAAGGGTATTTTGTGCGGTTAAATTGACGGACAAAGTGCGCCTTGTCGATACGTATCACGGACAACGTATGTGCGTATTTGGCCGGCTTCGTTGTCGGCAAAGGGACGAAACCAAAGAAAATAGGGGGGCGTGCTGGAGTGCGGCTGGCCGTATTGATAAGGCCAGCCGTGTCGTCCCCGGTCTCCCGTTTCTTATTGGTGCCATTAAAAAGAATATATTATGTACAAAAAAAAGTTTGATAATTTGAATAAGAAATTATCCATTCAAAAAGAAAAGACTTTAAAGCCTATCAAAAAAACCCAAATGGAATTTTACGTTGAGCTTACCAAAGAACTGTACAATTCTAATAAATTAGATTGTAGCAGGGAGTCGGATAAGTGCAGGCGTAAGCGTGTTAGTTACATGGCAAACAAATTGAGGCAGTAGTCGTTTGTTTTTATTTGATTTTAAAGTTTTGCCCTTCCGTATTGTAGTGATATAAGACGGAAGGGCTTTTTTGTGCCTATATTTTACAGAATGATAGCATATTCATATGTTTTGCTTACGCATAAAAGTGTTAAGGCGGCAAATTTTAAGCCCTGATCTAAAATGTGTAAGTAAAATGCTTTATTATGTATCATTCTGTATATATTTATATCCATGCAGGCGGGTATATTGTGCCCTTATGTATGGTTTCGTGCGTGAATCGATCCTAAAAGGTATATAATAGGCGGTACTTATTGTATATTTTTTATCTATGTTTGGGCTTATCTTTCCTTAGAGGAAGCTCTAGGGATTGATATATATTATATTATTGATACTCAATTGATTATATTATTTGGGTGTAATTTTAAAATCGTGGTTACTTATTGTATATTTTATGGGATTAGTTATATATTCGTACTTACTTTGTTTTGTGGGTACATGGCGTTTGAGTTAGGGCGGTATGTTATAGCTACGGGCGACGCCCTGCCTTTGATCTTAGTTCTTTTATTGGTTTTATTATCAATACATTGTATTAGGCAGATATATAAGGCAATCAAGAACAAGGATCTCGATATCCTAGACTAATCGGGCGTTCCACGTGGAACAATCGGGAGGAAGGTCTCGGGTTTTGCGCTGAAAGTTGATGGGATTGATTTGTTTTGCGGGAGGGGACACCTCCAAACAAGGGAAATCAAGGGAAATCAAGGGAAATCAAGGGAAATCAAGGGAAATCAAGGGAAATCAAGGGAAATCAAGGGAAATCAAGGGAAATCAAGGGAAATCAAGAGGAGTCAAGGGGATCAATGTGAACCGAGGAAAAACGAGATGAAATAAGGGATCCCGGGAAACAATAGGGAAGGGGAACAAGGGTATCTTTATAGTAAGGGAATCTTATGTGTATGAAGGTATGTCTATGTATGGGTGTATGTGTTTCTTTGGGTGATGGAGGGAGTGTAGGAAGCCAAGGGAAACGGGCGGCGGCGATGGCGTGGGGTCGGCCCCGCTGGTCGTCCGTTCCCTGTTCTCCTTTGGCGGTAGTGTAATATTAAAAATCTGATAGTGATATGACAAAAGAGGAGGCGAAAGAAAAGTTCGGCGATAATATAATAAACGAGTTGTTGTCGCTTGGTGCTGAACCGACAAATGTATGCAGGAATGACGATATTGTGGAATGGTGCAGTGATGGATGCATAAAAGTGGGCGATATTGAAGTATGGGCTTACTATTACTTTTATGAAGGAGAGAACCCTGATTTATGTAATTGGGAGGATCGTATGGAGATAGAGGTAGAGGAATGTTGGATTTAAAATCGGTTGATATGAGATTCATGTATTTAACGGAGCTTAGAGGAAAGGATATATGCGTAGGCGACAAAAAGTGCAAGAGGGTAAAAATATATGTAGGCAGGCCGTTGGCGGATACGCCTAAAACCTATAAACAAATAGGTGGATTTGTAGCAAAAGAACTATCCAACGCTTATAACAGCGGTTGTGTTTCCATCTATGAAGCAAAGGATAAAACGCTCAGATATTCGGTTTATCGAGACGGTTGTTTTTATCCTTATTACGGGAAATTAGAGGTGGTAGAATAATACCAATGGGAACGGGCGGCGGTGTCACGGCGTGGTAGGCCACGGGTGTCTACCGCCGTTCTTTTTGGAGTGGTAATATAAAATACTAATAGTATGGACGAAATTATGAAATTACAAGATGAAGCGCTGCTTTATCTGCGTGATAATATTACAAAGGGTGAGGCGTATTATATCCTTACGACTGATAAGGAAATGATAGAGATTCTTATATCAGATAAGAAGGACGGAAGCAAACGTATCAAGATTCTTGATATGGAATATACTATCGAGAAGGATGATATGTTATTGTTGTTCGATACAGATGGGATAATAGACGAATGTCTTTTGGTTGCCAGCTGCATAGGGGTAAATATGTATTTTCGCAGGCAAGATGTCAACGCTATTTTGAATAACATCAATAGAGAGAAAGTTATGGGATATCCTTACATAGCTATTCAGTTAGATAATATACAAACTATAGAAAAGCGTAGGGTTATTTTCGATATAACCGGACATAGGATGGATGATAACAAAGAGAGAATAGATTTTATGTTTGTTTATTTTATGGCAAGATTATGCGTATAAGAAGAACTGTAAAGGAAAGGGATATTGTAAAGGTATGGGTATTCGGGTACGATCGAAAGCTTATAAAATCGGCGGCGGATTCCGGGTTCAGAAACATGTCGGAGGTATTATCTTACGCTAATTGTATGGCAGGAGATAAACCTGTAGATCATATTAGGGTCTCGAATGAGAATCGTGGCTGGTGTGGATCGTATACTATATATGGTAGGGAGATAGATTAGTTTGATAGTGAACAACAAAGGAGGTGTGTATGAATAATGTTATAACAAACGCCAATGGCGTGAAGGTAAAAGTAAGGGTGTATGATATTGGTGATGGGGAGGTAGATAGATACACGATAATATGTGTAAGTGATAAGGGTAAAGATAGTAGTGGGTTGGTATATTATCCTGTGTTTGCATGCAGCGAAAATCCATTTCATCCACAAGGAATAGGAATATATGTTGGTGATTATTATCCATATAGGAGACATTCATACGATTTCGGTAAAAGAGTTAAGGATCTAGCATCCTTACCAGAAGAGGTGATTAAGTACATAAAAATAATAACGACATGAACGAAATAGTTTACAACAATTACGATTTAGTGGCTTTTGAACAAGATGGAGAAGTGGTAGTGGCCGTAACATTTTACAGATATTACAAGAAGAAAGCTAAGGGCGAGGTTAATTATAGATGGAGAACCAGATGCCCTGAGTTGGTGGATAAGATTGTAAGACACCGTACCAAGGTGTTTACCGGCCAGCTTATTCAGTTAGCGAAGGCGTATGGGGAGAAAAGGGTCATTAAATATCAAAAACAGGAGGAAGAGGTATGTCAAAATACGACAGGGACGCTATAGAAATATATATACTAGATCATATAGATACTGATAATTACAAAAAGCAGTTTAGATATGATAGGGAGTATCTGGTTTTTATGCTTAACGTGTTTAAGGATGAGTATAAAGAACATATCAAAAGGGATGGGATTAAGAAAGCTTTCGAGGACTACATAATGAGCGTTCCGTCTATATTCAGGATTCATATAGCGGATTGCGATATCAGGTATTTATTACGTTCATGGGAAGTGGAGTTCGATGATGATGATGATGAGATATACATCTTGTATAAAAAGATCATAAGGGAGGTTTTCTTCAAGATGTGTAATGATATGAACATTAGATTTTAGTTTGTTAATATTGTGACCATGACCTTGGCGGGGTGGAAGGATATATCATAATCGTACGTGTGCGGATATGATCCGGGGCCGGTTCCCGGCACCTTGGCGTAATTTAAATATAAGTAGTATGGAAGATAATATTTTAAAAAGAGCGGCAGCGGAATTAAAAGAAGCTGGTTGCAGGGTTTTCGCATGGCAGGATGATACTTATAATAGAGGTTGGAGTAAGGGTGATTATATAATGTTGTATTACGCCTTCCCTGATTCACCCAACATCGGGTATCTGAGTCATGGAGAATATGGAATGAGTGTAGCATATAGTAGAGCCTATATACCGAGCCGTGGAAGTGGATCGGGATGTGGTATCAAGGAGGAAGCTACGTTCGATCTTGCGACGGCACTGGACGTGCTAAACGAGCCATTACCTAGGTGGTGCAAGTCTTATGGGGTTTATCCAGAACAATATAAGGATATTGATAGATGGTACAATAGCGATAATTATAACAAAAAAAATATTTAAGGAAATTTGATATGGAAGTAAAAGATTGGGAAAATCTGGTTTTGAATACAGAAGTAGGATCACATTGTTTTGTTACGCTGATTGATGATAAGGACATCAGTAGAGGTTATGCGCAAATCAGACGTGCGGAGCATTTCGGATATAACATCTGCTTCACCCGGTTATATGGAAATAAGTTTTATTTCGAAAAAATAAAAGAAGGTCGTACACAACAATATATCAATAGGAGGAAATGATATGGTGATAGAGTTTGATTTTGAGATATACAAAAACGGAGATTACGATAAGGTATATCTCCGCAACGGGAAAGAGCCAAGAATATTATGTGATAATGGGAAGGGTAATAGCCCTATGGTCGTGATGATTGAGGATGATAAAGCGGATGATTATATTATTCTTCGTTATAACGAAACTGGCAGGAGGAATATCAATGGTCAATCGGGTCTCGATCTTATGTTATCGGTAAAAGAACGGGAACCAGAATTATGGGTTGTTGTCATATCTTATATGGATAATAAGGATAAGAGACAAAAGATGGTCTTACCTAATTTTTTCTCAAGGAATATAGGAGGAAATATATATCTTCAAGGAAGCTCTAAATCGAATGTATCATATTATGTTGGTAGGTTAGAAGAAGATGGGTGCTTCGATGAGCTGTGCGAGAAGATAAGGGTAAAAAGAGATCGTATTTATAACATGGAAATAATATCACTATCAGATGACAAGGCGACAGTTTAATCAGTTGATAAATGAGCTAGACGGCAAAAGCCCGTTTATCGTATTACATAGGGATGCCGTTGCGCCTAAATACGTGGGCGTGGAGGTGTCGAAGAATGGGATGGTATACAGATATGCGATAATAGGGATAAACGATGAGTATAAGGCTAAAAAAGCCCTTATTTCGAAAATATTAGGCATAGCTAGTTACCTAAATGGCAATAAGCCCTTAAAAAAGGGTTAATTAGATGTATTTATGACCTGCGACATCATATACGATATAATGCCATAAATGACGTTGTATAGAGGATATGTATGATAATATGATAGATAACGCATTCGTGTCTTGATATCATAATATTATGCCATTATATCCTCTTTTTGTATAAAAAAGATAACAAATGATACAAACATCTTGAATATGGATGAAATTAAGATAGGAGCTGAAATTGTATTTAATATAACCGGCAACCATAATATAGGATATGCCAAAGGGGAAAAGTATATCGGGACGGTGTTAAGCAAGGATCACCGATCACGTCTTTATGTACGGACAATAGGAATGCCTAGGGCTTGTATTGATGAGCGGGATGTAGAGTGGGTTATTGATCCAGATGGGGATTTTGATATGGATGAGGCGATCCCGAATCCTATGGCAAGGGAGTTGTATAAGTTGATGGGTAGGTACGTTTATACGTTCGGTAGGTCTTATGAAAGTATCAATGGCTATATCGTGTACGAGTGTATGATGATGGACAGGGATTTAAGATATAATGTTATGTATGCGTTGCATGATCATGGATTTGAGATACGGCATATTGATAGTTATTCTTGGTGGATGACCAATGAGAGGTTAATGTCCGAGGTAACATACACGGAGGGGGATATTCATATAATTGTTCATGAGTGTATGGAAGATTATGTGGATAATGTGAGATTTGGAGAGGAATTTTATAAAAACAAGGAAGTATGATAAGATACTTACTCGTAACGATGATGATAATGTTGACACCGCCAAAAGGGAGCGGTGGCTTGCCCCACGCCCCAAGGTCTGCCGTGGTAGAGGCACGGGTATGGGATAAGCTGGCGGCCGCCCTATCTTTCGTGGAGTCAAGGAATGACGATCGGGCGTATAACGCCACTTCCGGGGCTTTAGGAAGATGGCAAATGAAAAGGGTATACGTTGGTGAGGTTAATAGGATATTGTGTCTTAAACGGGAGAAAAGGAAATATAGATACGAAGATCGAACGAATCCTGTCAAGGCTAGGGAAATGTTCGAGATATATCAATCTCACCACAATCCTAAAAAGGATATAGATCGGGCTATAAAGTTGCATAGGGGATTGCATCCTCCTATGTATGTTAAAGAGGTTAAACGTAAATTAAGGGAATAATATGAATCGTGAGGTATTAATAAATATCATTAATAGAGGTAGAATAAGGTTTATCCCAGTAAGAAGATGTTTCTTATGCAATGAATATGTAGGATATAAATTCGTTAGGATGTGTGATGGAAGTATGATACCGGTATTTTCTAGTGGATGTAGGTGTTGTGGCATAAATAATGGGACGCTATCAGAAAGGACTTGGGATGAAGTGCTTGATCTTGTCAAAACGGTACAAAATAAGCCTATGAATGAGAGAACGGAGGAAGATGAATTTATATTAAATAGTTTAATATAAGGAGGTATTGTATATGAAATGGGTGATAATAAAAGGCGTTAGATACCCTATCTCCGTGGTGTCAGCCTTCGCTGCGTATTACGGGGATAATCCCTTTTTGAAGATAAGGATAAGAAACAAATATCACATAATTTATTTTGATAATATGGATTATCTGAATATTCAGATAAGGTATTTGATTAACAACTATCCTGACTTCGTGCAGATAGGGAATTGGTATATATCCAAGAAGCAGGTGATGTCGTGGGCACCCAAGGGGCAGGCCGTGGACGGGTCGGGCTGGGTTATATCCTTCCACCTATCTTTCGGCTTGGGGAGCGGAACTCAAATTAAGTTCGATAGGGAAGAGGAGTACCAAAGGGCTTTAGATAGCTTAAATGAGAGGTTTAATGTAATATTATGATATGGTAAAAACAAGGATATTGATGGGATTGGCGGCTATGATGGCGAACATAATGTCGCAAGACAAGATATTTGCAGGGGACAAACAACGGTCCGGGATGGCATTCAATCCGGATTATAAACCAGCGAGAGATCGGAAGGAGTTGAGGAAGTTCCGGATCAAAGGAGAGGAGGTGGAGGCGTACTCAAAGAAAGACGCTATCAAAAGGTTGAAACATAAACATAAAAAGTAATATTATGAAAAGTGATAATGATATGAAAAGGAAGTTAGTTATTAATAGCGCAAAAGATGCTGAAATAATATCAGTAAGGTTAAGTCCAGATAAAACACCCATTGCTTATGAAAATAAAGTTAGATGTTTAATGTTGTCAGGATTAAGCCGGGAAGAAGCGGAGAAAGTAGCGTTAGAGCCAATGGATCTTGAGCTATATTATGAGATAGGCGCAGGGCTGATGGCCGTTGACCCAGCGGCGGTGGAGTCAGGGACAATCCGGAGTCCTTATACAGGGGAGTTGTATCATGAAAATTCTTATACTTAGAGGAGTATTGAGATTTATAGTGATCAAGGCAAATGATGTTGTTTAATTTAAAAAAAAAATAAATTGTTATGAAAATAAAAGAGCATTTATCAGTTTATCTAGAGAGTGGATATCTTTTTGACGATATGTCAGGAAAATTAAAGTGGTTTGAGATTGATAAGATCTTGATCAGTTTTACATATGGAGTAGTTAGATATGTAGGAACATGGGGAGGATGTAGGGCTGAGAAGACATTAGATGGGAAATTATTTTATTCGTCCGAAGAATGTTTTAAAAAGGATAAGAGCATCCCTAAGACAAAACTATCAATATATGATGTTTTTAAGTCATTATATGGGTTCGTTCTAATAGGTGATGTGTGGAAATACAAAAACGGAAGAGCTGTCAAGTGTAAGTTGGAATGTTTTGATGTTGAAATAGATAATAAAGGAAAAATTTATTGTAAGGAAACATATTACAGAACATGTGAAGATGTGTATAAATTCAATGACTTGACTGTAGTTGACAAGAATGGAGACATGAGATTAGTAAAATCTTCAAAAAGTAAATTAATGCTTACTAATGATCAATTAGATGTTGTGGAGAGAATGAAGGGCATCATTGATGACATGGTTAGGTTAAAGATGATTATGTATATTGATCAAGACTATAATCTTTGTTTTCTGCCGGGAGATAAAATAGAAGATTTGACAATGGATGAGACAGATGGATTTGTGGATACCACCGGTATAGTGACATCTATAAAATCTAAGAATGTAGTGGAGTTTTATGTAGAAAACCCATTCGTAAAGATAAAGGATGAATGATATCTGAATCTGGATTGTGGTGGTTCGTGAGAATAGCCACAATCATATCTCTAAACGTGAACATAAGGAGGTACGTATGTCATTCGATTGACGTTAGGGATCTAGTTATATTAAAAGAGGAGGGATTATGAAAGAGATTGTATTAAAACTGTATGAGTTTGATGAGCTGTCAAAAGATTCACAAGAAAGGATCATAGAGCGTGAGCGCTGGAATATAATGGATTGTTGCATGGAAGCTTATGGTGCTGATTATATAAGCACCATGAAGTCTTTTGGGGATCTGACAAATACTGAGGCTTATGGCTGGGAAGTTGGATATACGAGGTATGATTTTAGATTCAAATTCAAGTACAATGATCCTATATACTGTCATCCAACTGATTATGATAAGGATATATATCCTAATAACTTATGTGGCAAATTACTGTTCAGGTATATCAACAACAACATTATGCCACGTATTATCAAGGGCAGGTGTTTCTCCACGCCATGTAAATATGTTGATGGGAAATACGAGTATAAGCACAAATATAGTAGGGTGATGTTTGACTATGGAGATAATTTCCCATTGACAGGGATGTGTTATGATTTATATCTCCTGAAACCTATAATTGATTATTACAATGCATGGTGTACTTATCCGGAGGGTTTTTCTTTAGAGGATTTGATAGAGCAATGTTATGATAATTTCTTCAGGTCATGGCATGAGGAATATGAACATTGGGTTGACGATGAAGATGCGATACGTGAGGAGCTTCATCATAATCAGTATGAAGATCGACTTTATTATGAAGATGGAGATGTTTATGTTGGACCATTAAATGAAATAGTGTGAAAACACAAGAAGAATATGCCCGTGAGATTGATGAGATCGTTCTCCGGGATGTAGAGAGTTGCCAGATTGACTGGTTTAAGATTGATAAGGAAATATTCATGCTTCCGGAAAACAAGAATAAGACATTTATTCTCGGAACACGAAAGACAGGATGTGATTTATTGATACTGGGAGGCACTAATTGTGATGAAAGTTATTTGGATGGGGTTTTTGGGTGTCTTGGTAATGAGAAATTCTATGTTTGCCAGCCAATATCTCTTTATGAGACAACACGAAATATCCAGGAAAGACCTGCCTTGTACGCTTTTAAAATAGCGACCGAGTATTTCAGGGCGCATGGAATGGTTCCCGTATTTGAAAATTCACATTGTAAATTGATGAGATTATGAATATAGAGGTAATAAGATACAGGCTTCCGATTTATTGGGCTTGCCCGTTAATCAATGATGATTACACTGGATTAACGAATGAAGAATGTGAGGAAATCAAACGCTTCTTGGAAGCAGCAGAAGGTTATCCGGTAGATGTAGACTTGGAAACACAAGGATTCTACCGGTATAATGACGCAGGAACACTCCCCGGAGAATGTGCGGATTTTATTTTTCACAAGTACAATGATTAAACTAAGGTAATTATATACCATCTGTAATTACATAACAAAAAAACATTGATATGAATAACTATATGGTAGCTCATTTATGGGCGAACGAAAAGAAAGAATCAGCTAGAGGTAGCAATTTCTTCTTTGAAGGTGAAAGTATTTATTCTTATGGCTATCACTTTGAGGTAGGAAGAATCGTAAGAAATAAGCGTGGGGAAAAGGCGTATTTGCTTAACAATGAATATTATTCTACTTCCACCAGTGCGCATCAGAGATATATTTACGGTGCAATACCTACTGGTTCAAAGGTATTTAGCGTTGGATATAATATGTCAAATACTGGTAATATGGCATTTGTCACCAGTGGGTTGGAATCCATTAAAGACGCTATTGAAAAATACAAGAAAGCCAGAACTGAATTACCTTATCAGAATGTTTGGGGAGCTTTTAGAAATCTGATGGGTTATATTGAGTTCTTCGATATGGGAACTCCCAAACGTCTTCTTAAGAAGAGCGCAAACGAATGGCTTGGAACTAACCATGAATTATCACGGGAATCAGATAAGATTAAACGTGAACATGTCCGTGAATTGAAACGTATTTTCCAGATATTGTTGAATCATCAAGCACTGGAAGTCCTTGGAACCGTTAATGTGGTTGTGGATGAAGTTTGTGGTGAAGGAACATGGGCTAAATATACGATCAGATACCAAAGATGGACGGAAGGTTGTGAAAAGAGAGAGGCTATAGCCCTTGAAAAGGCAAGGAAAGAGGAAGAGGTTCGTAACAAAACATTGGAAGAACGGATACAAATGTGGAAGTCTGGCGAGATTTCCCAGTTGAGTTATTATTGTTGGTTTGAGAATGATCAGCCGAACGTATGGTTGCGTATTAAGAATGGCAGAATTGAAACCAGCAAGGGTATTAAGATAACACAAACTGAAGCTGAAAGACTTTGGGGATTGATTAAAGTGTTCCATGATGGTGGTCAGTTCAAACGTGATTTGGCATTGGATGTAACCGGTCACAGATGGGCGTTCAATCGTTATGAAAATGATATACTGACTGTCGGATGTCACCGGATAGCGTATAGCGAGATGGAAGGTGTTGCGAGACAATTAGGATGGAATTAAACAGCTATCAATTGACATTTGAGAGCTATGGCAATCACTATCAGATTTACGGGAGAAACATCCAAGATGTCATGGGTGGCGTTACCGGTGGAGCCGGCGTGTATGGGTAGGCAGTCGGGGAAGACAAGGCGCAGCCCTTGCTCGTTGGCTTGGTTGAGTAATAAAATAACATATAAATACGTAAGAAAATATGAGTATTAAAGAAGGAGATGTGGTATCTATAAGACAGGATTTTATCAATAGATATAAAAATGTGCAAGAATCCATCGTGAAGGCAATGGATAAGGCATTGGAGCGGGCAATAGGGAACAAGGTGATAGATTTCGAGAAGTGTGAAGGCAATTATTCGGACGTCTATCCTCTTATCGGGGCGGTCTTATAGAAGGAGGTAGGGAGAGTACTTGGCGAAAATGTGAATAAGAATATATACCGGAATATGAAAATAAAGGCGGCCAAGTACAGAAATGATTACAGGGTATGGTTGGACTATGCCGGGGATTACAGAAACGAAAATATAGAATAACATGAAATATCAAAATTTTATGTGCCCTTATGAGCTTGCGCTAAAGTTGCATGAGTTGGGCGTAAATTCGGAGTCGGAATTTTATTTTGTGAAAGAGATGAAAGGAGGGAGAACCCAGATAGATTTAGTTACGCAAAATACAATGAGGTATTCATATAGAAAAGAAGGAGACCTCATACCGGCTTATATGAGTCATGAGCTTGGAGAGATATTGCCGAATATTATAAATATCAGCAAGTCGAAGATATGGGATGATTGGTTGCAGCTTACGCAGTATTTCCCGAATAGGGATAGTAGATATTACGAAGCCGCCTATGTTCGTTACAATGCCTACGATTCGCCAACAGAAGTGTATAGCGGATTTGGGGAAACAGAGGCGGAGTCAAGGGCGATGCTTCTCTTTGATTTGTTGGAAAAGAAGATATTGACACCTGATGGTTTGAATTTAAAGGAAGTGGATAGGAGAAAGGAATATGAGAACGAATTTGAATAGTACAAGTATGAGAAACACATGTCCAGAATTTCCGCTTTTCGGTGCGAATTATCCAGACGCAACTTGCATAGATGGCATATTATATGATCTGGATAATGTAGGTGATGATGGTGTTCTAATCAAGCCATTGGAAGAAATTCCATGCCCATTCTGCCGAACAGAGGAGTTTATCAGATACGATCCATTCAATAAAGAGTATAGCATGGATAGTGAAGAGGATATAAAAGATTGGTATATGAGCTATATTAATGAAATGAGAAATAAGTATGGGGGAAAATAAGAAGAAACAAACACCATGCCGGAACTTGAAAGATTGGCATACGAACAAATGAAGGAGGTAAACGATGGAGACAGTAAGATTATCAGATTACTCTTCTTATGATAAAAACAAGGGAGGAATACAAAAATTGCGTCACAAATTCAGGAATCAAATACTTGAATATTGGGGAGAAGATACCGGAATCCTAATAGGAACAACCATGGTATATGAAAGACATTTGTGGAACGAGGAAGTTAAAGTAATATGATTATGGATGATAATAAGATAATGGAAGCGGCTAAGTTAATAGCCAACTCATCAGCGGCCTTGATCGAGGCTATGGGGATGATGAGCGAAAATATCGAGAGAGCTAATAGGGGCGAGTCTTTGGCGTATACCGAGGAGGCCTTTAATAAAGTGGTTATGAATAATGGAATAGATTATAATAGTGTTATGAGTAGAAGTTGGATATGAGAAATGGAGGAGGACTATGGGTAAAGAAGTTAAGATAGATGTAGGATATAAAGATGTGCTAGAAAAATCATTATCAGCCATCCAATATCTAAGAATACATGGATTCTCGACGTACATGGAATCGGAGGGGATTGTAAATAGGATAATGATGTTCAAGGATAAGAATGAGATGAGAGATCAAAAGATCAGATCAATTTAATAGAACTAATTATGACAGTAGAGTATAAGTGTATTGATGTTTACAAGAAGCCGGAGAATCCAATGGAATGGTTGCCGTGTCCACGATGCGGCCTCCGGCCTCTGGTCTGGGAGTTCGATAACGGGAGATTCACGGCGTGCGGGTGCGGAACAGACTGTTATAGTCATTGGAGCGTGCGAGCGGAAAGTATTATGTCGGTCATAAAAAGATCTGATAACGGTAAGTCGGCTGAGGTGTATGATATTGATGAACTTAAAAATAACTGGAATCATTGGGTGAGGACAGGGGAGATACTGTTTACACCAGGGAATGGGAAATGGTAATATGATTAATAATTTAAGATATGGATCATTATTTGGCTATAATTCAAACGATATTGGATAGATGTGAGAACGACAATACATCTCCTGATATCCATGACATGGAGATAATAAAAATAAATCTATGTAGAATAATTCAGACTCGTTACGGATTAACTCAGTTATGGTTCATTCCGTTGATAGAGAGAATACAGAATGCTTGTTGTAAACATCACAATGACGTTGACATGTCATGGGAAGATTTTGTTAAAAAAATGAGTGAATAGGAGGGATAAATATGGATGAGAACGAAAGAAAGAAGGGCATGAACCAAGGGATATGGCTGGCGGTTCAGGAGCTAGCCCACGCCGGGCGATGGACGCAGGCCGCAGAGGAACTGGTGTCTTCTTGTGGATTGACCGAGGATGAATGTAGGAAGCTGCAAGAAGAAAGCGAATCATTCAATGATGAGATGATTAAGTTTATTGACAATATGTTTGGACGTGAGAATATGATAAGTGAAGGCAGTACTATAAGTGAAAACGATACTATATGTATAAATATTAAGTATCATAAAATAGGGGAAGTCTTTAACTATAAAGTTGGTATGTCTGAAATGACATTAAGAGTAGATAAGTGTGATAGATGTTCGGGATGCGCTTTTGAAAATTATATATATGATTGCGTAAAATCAGGTTGCTTGGGATGCGAAAGGGAAGATGGGGAAAGTGTTAGATATACAATAGTTAATACATAATTTACAAAGCATCATGAATGGAGAGAATATAATACCTAAGATAACAGACAAACGTGGGATGTTATGGAAACAGCCCAATAGGAGATACATAGAAATTGATGAGGAATACGCTTTAATGACCAAACAAACCTTTGAGGGTCTTAGAGAATATTCAGTAACGATCCCATCGGGGGAATATGAAGGGAAGATGTGGAAGGCCAATAGAGGAGGTATATGGTATCTATATTGGTATGATCATGACGATAATCCATCAATGATCAAAATAGAGCGAAGAGAAATATTGTTACTTAATTAATACAAAATAATATGGGAGATAGAGTGCAAGAAGCCAAAGAAGAAGGCATAAGACAAGGAATATGGCTATGCATACAAAAATTGGTGGAACTGGAAAGGTTTGATATGGCAAAATATTTTATGATATCCTTTGGATTTAATAAAAATGAGTGCGAGGGGTTATTAGATAAAAATGGTCTAAACGATAAAATGGATGTATTTATCAACCGATTATTTAACGAAAATAATCATATAAGGTATTTGAAGGATATAGGATATCATAAGATAGGTAGTATATTTAAATATAATACCGGCATGGAGAAAATAGAATTGGAGGTAATAGAGATTGATGATAGCAGTTGTGATGGATGTGTATTTAATAACAGGGGTTATTACTGCATGTATTCTTGTTGTTGCAATATAGATAGGGAAGACAATACAGATGTCATATACAAAGAAGTAAAAAGATCATGAGTTTAATAGATAAATTAGAGGATTTGGTGGTCAAGGTAGACACCGAATACCAAGAGAAGATGGAGGCGGTGATCCGGGAGATAGTTCCGGGGATGCCGGAAGGGAACGTGCGCCATGCCGCCGAGTGTATGTGTACGGACAGGATGGGGAGCATGATGGATATCGATATTTATATATTAAAGGAAGAGGATAGACCTTACGAATGCCATTATCTAAAGGATCTGCTGGAGGATAGGGTAGCTAGAATAGCCAAAATGCATGAGGATGAAAGTTATACATACAATATGGATGATAATTATTGGTGCGCCACATGTGGATCCCATTCTCATAAAAAGGATTCCAAGACAGGGTATTGTTGGTATTGCGATACAGTTAATTGGGTTAAAGAGGATGGGAAGGATGTTGGAATATAAAAACAAGCAATTATATAACAAGGAGGAATAAACATGGGAAGAGGTGTTAATACAGGCGCCTTGTCTCCGGTCGGCGGTATCGGGGAAATACGAATGCGAGCAAACCTGCGAAAAATAGTGGCGTACAAAGATTTCGCGAAACAGATGGTCATGGCACAATACGAATGATAGAGGAGATTGGTGATTAAAACATTAAATAACATTAAACATGAAAAAGAGTAGAAGAATTGTAAAGAAAATGAGCAAGAAGAGCCTTATCAACAAGAAGGCTCTTCGGTATATTATCGCAAACAGTAATTTATGTAAACATGCGATAAGAGAATTGGAATTAGCCGGATATAGCAAAGAAGAGGACGGTCCTAACAAATGGATGCGCGAACAGGTAATAGAAGCTGTCGCGCTGTTCTCTTCTCATGGTAACAGCGGATTCTCGGCACCATTTGAAATCAATCTCGTCAAGAAACTTTGCAGTTTTGATATAATCTCTCCTTTGAGATTTGACGATGGCGAATGGGAAAAAATAGGCTTAGACGGGAGTTGCCAGAATAAAAGAAAATCATCGATATTCAAAGAGCCGGACGGGAGTATCCATGATGTTGATGCATTTTCAAAAGTTCCTGTAAAAAAGTTTTTATTCGCCACTCGAACGTGGACGGAGAACATCCATAAGATAGGATGGATAGGAGGGTTGTTTGAGACGGACGAAAACGGAATACTCACTGGAAGATATTTTGGTAGATGTAATGTAAAAGACTATCAGAACGGATATATGCCAAAAGGCAAGAAAGAAATACCATGCAGGGAGATAGAGATATCGCCGGACAATTGGATTATGACAGTTGAATCAAACAATGAGGCTTTGATTGAATTGTCAAAGATTTATGATATAGTCTGGCGACAATGCCCTTGCTTGAAAGGCATAATGAATACCAACGTTACACCGGAACTTGAAAGATTGGCATGCGAACAAATGAAGGGATAAACAATGAATGACAAATTTGTAGACATGCCGAAATGCATGGCGGACAAATACGAAAACGCCGACTTTATTGCCAGCGATCCCGTCCAGTTCCCAAGGCGGTATTCCGGGCGGGACGCGGAGGTCAGTGGGTTCATTACTTCGTGGCTCTCGTTCGGGAATCGAAAGGCGATCATCGGGGCGGCGGAGATGAGGAAATGTCTTGATAAGATATTTGATTTGGCGATTGATGAAAGGCTTAAATAATTAAACACAAAATCATATAAGATGATAACTTCTATAAGGATAGACGACAACAAGAAGACTCCATTTAAATATATCCAAAAGATAAAAGCGTTCAAAAATGGCTCTGAGTTTATATTCAAGCCCGGCGTGAATGTGATTGTAGGCAAGAACGGGAGCGGGAAATCAACCCTCCTGAATATGATATCGAAGTACATGTTGTGCGAGAAAAAGATGTGTTCTGAATTACCGTCAGAAGCATTGTATTTCCCGGATATATTTGATGATGACAAGGTGCTTGACGGGATCAGTATTAAGTCGGATTATATCGGGAAGGTATTCCATCTCCTACAGCAAACTGAAATGAGAAAGGATGATATATTGGATAATATCAATAATTTAAGTTTGTATATGAATGGAGCATCTAGGTCCTCTGGGGAGAAGAACCTTCATGCCATGAACTCGCTCTTTGATTTTGTGTTTAACCAAGATGAGTATGCGTTTCCGATACAGAAGCTTATGGAATTTAAGAAAAAGTCAAATGAGTTCTGGGCAAACAGGATCGACAATCTTTTAAAATACTACAAAGACAATCATGTGGTATTAATGGAGAAGGATTTTGAGTATACAATCCTTATGGATGAGCCGGACAGGAATTTAGATATTGACAATATCATGGATCTGTACAAGGTATTGTCATTTCATAAACCGCAAACACAAATTATAGCCGTAATTCATAACCCGGCTTTGATTTACAAGTTGAGCAAGCTGGATTGCGTGAACTTTATTGAGATGACAAAAGGGTATTTGAAGAAAATTACTGGTTTTATGAATAAAAAATAAGAAAGGAGATGAGAGAAGAATTGAGAACAATAGGATCAAAAGGACGCCATGTGTTTACAGCAACCTTTGTTAGATTTGGATTTAGGAATGGATACATTGGACCTGTAAAAACGATGCTTTTACAAGATGTGACACTTGATAGCAAAATAGTATCAGATCATTTGTGGTCCGATTTAACAAAAGGATTTAGTGGTGCTGATTTATCGCCAGGCGATGTGGTTGAGTTTTGCGCAAGGGTTAGTGCTTACGAGAAAGGATACAAGGGGCACAAGGATGATATACTTAATAGACCGATAGAAAGAGACTATCGATTATCAAGACCGACAAAAATTAAAAAGATCGGGAAGAAATTAATATTAAAAGATGAGGGGAAATAATACATGATAATTATATGCCTAAAAAATTTATAATTTATTAAAATATAATGATATGAAAATTCAAGTAGAATTAAATTTGGAAGATGTATTCGAGGAAGCTATGTACAATGAAGCGACGTTGAAAGAGGAGTTTACCAGCTCGGTCAGGTTAGCCGTAGTACGTGAGCTTAAAGAAAAGTTCAAGAATGAGTTAATGAGGGAAATATCCAATCCGATATCAGAGAAGATTGAGGATATAGCGAGAGAATCAATGAACGATCTTGTCGAGAACGCCAGCGAGAAGAAATATAGATTCAGGTTAGATTATATGGATGAGGAGTTGACAGTAGACGAGTTTATAAGAGGCAGGATGAAGAAAGTTGTAGACAGAAACATCGAGACAATGGTAGAATCAAAAGCCAAATCTTTTGTCAATGAGTTAAGGAAAAGGTATGATATGGCGTTCGCTGCCTTTATCGTAGATAACATGAGAAAGCAAAATATGTTGAAGGATGAGAAGATAGCTGAACTGTTAAAAGATAATCCAGATGAGAGGTAGGGAGGATGCCAAAGGAAGGCTGCGATCGGTGCTCATGACGCCGGCTGCTCCCGAAAAGATAAGGGTGTTGTCTCCGTTATGGTACAGGGCGGCGGTGAAATTTCAAGGGAAGCCTGAGTCGGAACAACTGGATTTTTGTTCGCGGTGCTGTTGTACTGGAGAATGATAGGAGAAAGGATAGTATTAACTATTAATAATGTTTATTTAATTTAATTCAAAAACAAAATGTCTACTTTTGTAGACACATAAAAATTACATATATGAAAAAGAGTGAGTTTGTAAAGGCATTGGAGAAGATCATCGATATGGTTAAGACTGAAGATGATGGTTTCGAGTATGGTGGTAAAGTCATCTTCTATAAAGAAGATGATGATGACTATGAAATCTCGGCAATGAGCATTGAAATGAATTTGGGAGTAGAAGCCAGCGTTATGGCTAGTATGGATGATAGTGCTTTTACCTGCCTTATGAGTGAGGTTTATAAACAAAAGGCGGTAAAGGCTATAATGATGGAGAGGGATGACGATGAAGACAATTAATGAGATGACCGATCAGGAGATATATGATCTTACTGACGAGCAGATAGATAGATTGATCATAACAAGATGCGCTAAGGAGGGTGTTAGGTTTGTGGACGAACCTCCAGTTATGAAGGCATACGACTATAAACCTATTTCTCCATCTAATTTCTTCTACCTTTTAGAAGGATTGAGCATAGCTGTTTTTAATCAGGATGATGCTATTAAAATAGCTAAGTTCTTAAGTAAGTTTGATTTATACAAGACTACATACGATTTCACTATATCCAATGAGGAGCTATGCAGTAGATTGGATATAATCAATATCAAACATATTCCAATGTTTGATACAAAAGATGAGGAGTCCTACAAATCTATAAAGGACAAGAATAATAAGATTGAGGAGGAGTATAAAGATCAGGTAGATAAATACAAGAAGGATATAAAAAGAATGAGTGAAATCCATGCCGAGATCTGGTCGAAGGTAATCGATGTAAGAAATAAGATTGATCATATGAATCATCTTAGATTCCTTTTTGTAAAGGAATATCTTCCGTTGGTGGATCATGATACGAATACGGCTATGACGTTTTTTAAGAAAGCTTATGACGTGGATGATGATACGGAAAGATATATTCGTGAAGGAATAAAAGATTATCCTTTGTTTAATAATAATATAGATTAAAATGCACAATTGGTTTAAATGTACGGTTTCTTACGAGACCGATGCCGAGAACGGCATGAAGAAGAAGGTAAAGGAAGAGTATTTAGTAGATGCCCTTTCTTATACCGAATGTGAGGCTAGAATCATAGAGGAAATGAGACCATTCATCTCCGGTGAGTTTAGCGTTGATATCAAACGATTCAGGATAGCGGAATTGTTTGCCATGGATGGAGACCGGTTCTATAAGGTCACGGCTGATTATATTACGGTAGACGAGAAATCGGGTAATGAGAAACGCAAGGCGTTTAACTACATCGTTCGGGCCAATGACCTTGATCATGCCAAAAAGAATTTCGAGGAAGGCATGAAAGGAACCATATCAGATTTCGTTGTCACTTGTATCAAGGAAGAGAAGAAACTGATGGACTTCTATGAGTTTGATGGTAAGATCAGGAATCCGGAGAAACATGAGAATAGTAAGCAATAAAGCTAGCTATGAGACCACATCATCCGTCGCCGAGAAGTTGATGGAGATAAGCAAGATGGAGGGTACGATTTATCGTATCCTCACATTGTCTAACAAAACTTATCTAGCTTCTAAATTAGGATATGGCAGATCGGGGTTCTATAAGAAGATACAAAACAGGAGTTTTAATATCCGGGAACTAGCTCAGATATTCGACACGATCATCAATTTCAAGGATCAGGATTGGACGAAGGGCAAAATAGATAGGCTTAAGAGATATAGAGCTATGAGCCTTATGGAGTTCAACAAAAGTTATAAAAAGAAAAAGGCATGAGAGGTAGGATGTTACCGTGTGAGAGATGTGGGAGGATGGTAACCATAAGGAGTAAGGGGTTGTGTCCCGCGTGCAGAGCCAAGGAGCTACCGCCAAAGGAAAGGGCGGCGATACGGGTGAAGGCCAAGCCAAAGGGGAAGAGCCTAGCCGTTTTCTTTGGCGCCCATGTGGCTAGATTGAGTATGACAAGGAGATCTGCTACCGGCGCATACATACCATGCCCGGGGGTAAGCAACATATGCCACTTATACCCTAAACGGAAATATAAATCAGTTGCCGAGGATAATGATAACATTATCTACTTGACGGTTGATGAGCATGCAAAATTCGATTATCTATTAGATACGATGGATTTCAGCCGGCTCTTGGACGAGTTTGGCAACGTATGGCTGTTGGCAGCCAGACGGATGAGGGATCTCGCACCTAAAGTCGAGGAGGATGGTAAATTAAAAACCAGATTATTATCATGGATAGAAGAAAACAAAGATTACTTTTAGACCTAGGATATAAGGCTATAAGTGACACAGTATATAGTTATGGGACGATCATAGAAGTCATAAGCGATCAAGAATTGTTTGATGAGATGAAAGTTCGTTTATCCGAGAGACACAATGTGGCTATTGCGGATGATGGAGAGATAGGATGTTCGGCTTTAGGCAAGATTTTAGGCAAGATAAAGGACGAGAATGCGTCGTCATATTATTGGCGATCATCATTACCAATATTAAGATCATATCATACAGATCCTAAATTTACCGCTTTCTTTGGCATATTAGACGTTTTGTCAACGATCCCAAAGAAAGATATAGCTGAGGAGGAAAAGCCTGCTGAAGAGCCTAAAAACGAACCTAAGGAGGAGATGGAAGTTGAGTATGATCTGGAGACAGAGCAACAGTATTATGCCGCTGAATGGATCAAGGATATCCCGACACCTGTGTTATATAGAATGACCGTAGCTGGCAAGCGTGTTTATTATGAGATGGGGGCTGATGGGTATCCTATCATATATGACGGAGCTACCAATAATATAGCTAATGGGTATTGTGATACGTCTGGCGCTTTGGAGAAGTGGAAGAATGAGATGAGACTCAAGGGCAAGGACCCTGATGAGTACGCTAACTACAGGGCTGACTTAGGTACTATCATGCATTATCTGTTTGGGTTGTATCTGACCGGGGTTAACATAAAGCTGATCCCGACATGGATCAGGAAGGTGGTCAAGGAAGCCAAGCTAAGAATAGACAAGTATAGGATGGAGCGGATATTAGTGGATAACATTGATGAACTGATAGAGGATCTGATATCATTCGCTATATTCTGTAAAGAAAGACATGTAAAACCTGTGCTGATTGAGAAGATGTTGAGGTCAAGGAGATTGAAAGTAGCTTCCTCTGTGGATGCCGTGGTGGAAATGGATAGCGAGCCGGAGATGGTGGAGATAGAGGTCGAGACAGGAGAGTTCTATAAGACGGGAGCCAAGAAAGGTCAGCCTAAGACGGAGAAAAAGAAGATAAAGAGATGCAGGAGGATATTCGCTATATTGGACTTCAAATCAAACAGGAAAGGCAATTTCTATGACGAGTATGCTTTCCAACTTGAGTTATATAGAAGAATGATACAGGAGAACTATGGAAAGATATTGGAGATAGAGGAGATATATAACTTCGCTCCGGGTGATCCTACCGCCAAGACAAGCCAATATAAGTTGAAGAGACAGACTGACAACCCTATATTGAATATGGCTACCGTAGTATATCTTCAAGGTAAGTATAAGTTCGAGAAAACCAATTATACGGTTACATCAAGAATAGGATCTTTGGATATAGAAAGTGATTTTGAATTGAATAACTTGATAAGAAAAGAATCACTGAGAGATTATATTTATCGAATCATGAGTGAGAGGATAGGATAATGGAGTTTAGGGAATTTGACAAGAGCGTTCACAGATATGAATTGGATCATAGTAAGCCAAGAAGAAAGCTGACGTGCCCGCAATGCGGCAGGGATAGATGCTTTACGCCGTACGTAGATGTAACCACCGGACAGATAGTAGGGGAACAGTTTGGGGTATGTGATCACAAAAATAAATGTGGTTATTTTAAATATCCAACAGGCAATGAGCTTGGGAGCAATGATCTTTTTACCGATTCTAACAAAGTATTAAGGAGGTACAGACCTCCCGTGGATCCGGATATAGCCAACTGCATTCCGGTAAGCAAGATGTTTGAGACGCTTAATCCTTTCGAGACATCTGATCTTCAGGATTATCTATCCAATATCTTCGGATCGTATCATACCAATAGGGCATTTAACTTGTATAAGGTGGGGATGATGAGATTCGGAGACTGGGGTAAGTGCTGTGTGTTCTGGCAACTGGATAAGAATTGGGTGGTGCGGACAGGGAAGATAATGGACTACGGGCCTGACGGGAAGAGGGTAAAGGTTCCCATGGATCATGTATGTTGGGTGCATATACTGGACGGTCAGGATTACCTGCTTAGGCAATGCCTGTTCGGGGAGTTCCTTATCAACTTCTATCCCAATGACGCTCCGGTGTATATAGTAGAGTCAGAGAAGACGGCTGTTATCTGTAACATCGTGTACCCTAGTAGGTTGTTTATGGCCTGTGGCGGTATCCATATGCTGAAAAGGGAGATGATAGAGACATTGGGTAGGAGGCGGATAGTCCTGTACCCGGATAAGGGCGACGCTTTCAACGAATGGAGAAAGAAGGTAGACAAGGATATGAGGGGGATGAATATAGAGATAAGTAATTTTCTAGAATCAAAACCCAATATAAATGAGGGAATGGATATAGCGGATTATTTTATTATTAAACAAATTTACAATGGCAAAGGTAGTTGACAATTACAAGAAATTCAAGGTGCTTGAAATAACAAGACAGGAGATGATGGATAAGCTTACCAGATATGGGTGCTTAGGTATTTGCGATATGTGTAACAGACCTACGTCCGTGGGCTATTATGTAGCGGTAATCAATCAATGGATGTGCAAGGACTGTTACAATGATTTCATCAAGTCAATTGACAGGTATGAGGAGGACATGAAAATAGAAAACAAGAATTTTAATAGATTCTGCAATCTATTTAATGTTAAGATGGAGGAGACGGTATGAAAGAATTGTCTTTAGCCCAGAAAGCTATGTTAAACGGGTCCATATGCCCATACTGCAAGAACCCGTCCACTATGATAAATACGGTAGAGGGGAAGCAAGTAGGGTGCGAGAAGTGTGGGGCTTGGATGAGGTCTGATTCGATGGGTAAACCAGTAGGGAGATTGGCGAAACCAGAGCTTCTTAGGGCCATGGATATAACAGCTATTGAGATCGATAGGTTCTTGAAAGAGTCGAGTTATGAAAGGAAAAACTTTTACAAAGAGTTATCCAGTGAGCTAGGAATACCAGAAGAGCATGTGTCTCCGTATAAGATGTCCTTATTATCATTGCTTAATGTTATGAGACATATCAAGGTATATGGGAAGAACCATATACAGATACATGAGGGTACCACGATAGGTAAGGCTTGCTCTAGGCACGGAGCGGTGGCGATCGGGAGTAACGCCTGCCACGGATGCCCGGAGTTTCTGTTTCATGTGGTAGACAATACAACCAATACGGTAGTCTGTGATACAGACATGAGTTATGGAGATTATGTAGGTGAAAACAAATAAATTTGGGCAATAATATCAATAGAATAAAAAAATGAAAGTAATTTTTATTCATAAGCCAACAGAATTTTATGTTGGAGGATCGGTGTACAACAAATCTTATTGCAAGGATAAGATGATAGAAAAAGGCATCAGCGAGAACCGGGCAGAGATGCTTAGTGATATAATAGGTCCATACGTATGTGTGTGGGAGATAAAGGACGGAGATGATCCTTACGAGAGCATGAGAAGCAGACTCGGAGATAAAGCCTCATATTTAGATGGAGAGGATATTATCGTAGAGGATTATAATTATGACGAGGAGGACGAGGATGGGGAGATCGACTGAATACTATAGGACACATCCGGAGGCCAGAAGAAAGAAGGCTGAGACGGATAAGAAGATCAACGCCAGACCTGAGCAGAAAGCCAAGAGACGGGAGTTGGGTCGTAAGAACTACAAGACCGATAAGTTGAAGGGAAAGGCTTATCGGAAGGGGAAGGACCTATGCCATACAGCTAAGGGGTTAAGATATAAATCAAGATCAGCTAACAGAGGATCTAAATCCGATACGGCTGGCGATAGAAACGCAAGAGGATGAGTGAGGATAGGATATGGAGGTCATCCAAGGAGATTATCATGGATGCCTATGAGAGGATAAGAAAGTATCAGTCGGGAGAGCTTCTCCCGGCTCGTACTGGATACGCTTATCTTGACAAGGCGTTGCTGGGCGGGTTCTACCCACAACATGCGGTGGCTATCGGCGCTAGGCCCGGAGTGGGCAAGTCTTATTTGGCTCAGAAGATTATGAGCAATGTAATGAATGTTAATATCAATCCCCAAGCTGATGATTATGTATGGCTCAGATGTGAATTTGAAATGAATCCAGAGGATTTGATGTTACGTTCACTATCAAAAAAAATGGGAAAGGATATACAAGATATTCTCCTTAACGAGATGTCTGATGAAGAGATAAAGGAAATGCAGAAATGTCTTAAGGAGGAAAACTCCAGCAGAATAACATACATCCCTAAACCATCGACAGTAGACGAGCTTCAGAACTTCTTATGGAATAGTTATATGCCAGCGAACAAGGATAAGAAAATGGTATTTGTATCCATAGATCATACAGCTCTTATACAAGGCACGGGTGACGCTAAGAGGAATATAGATAGTCTGATAACCATGTGTAATATAGCTAAAAGAACTTTTCCCAATATATTCTTTCTTATAATATCACAACTTAACCGTGATATTGAGGGAAGACGGGATCCTAAGGATCATATGCCAAAACAATCTGATTTCTATCAATCAGATACATTGGGGCAATTATGTACGGCTATGGTAGCGTTGAATATCCCAAAGAGATACGGCTATTCATCATACATGCAATTTCCGCAAGGATGGTATCCTAATCTGGAACGTTTTAAGAGTGAATCAAGGCGTTCTTTCCGTGTAGATGGACTTATATTCCATCATATAGTAAAAGTCCGTCAGAGATCGTTAGAAGAGATTGAGGCTATACATGTGGATATCATGAAAGGATATGAGCGATATTATCCTGATGGAGGGGTGGTACGCCAAGAAAGACCGGGAGGCTCGGATGCCCCTATGGGTAGCGGCAAGCCGGACACGACCGTGGTGACGCTTCCTCCCCCGCCTCCCAGTATTCCATTGGAGCAGCAATACATACCGCCTAGCGATGATTTTAATGTAGTACATGACGAAACACCTTATTGACATGAGATTGAGACATAATTACTTGCTTGTAGTGATAAAGGTGCTGGAAATGTTCTTGAAGACCGTATTGTCGGTTGAGGATAAGATGGGGATAAAGGAAATTATATCCTCGTTAAAGGAAATGGCTAAATACAGCATCAGATATATCATAAATCGGGAACGGGAAAAGGAGATCATGAGTATCTGTGATGAGGTATCCAATAAAGTACAGGAGTATAAAAGGATAAATGACAACTCAATGATATTGGAATTGGAGAACCTAAAAAGGGAAGTTGTGGCGGTGGAGGATCTTCTTAGCTCATACAAGGGGGTTCTTGACGCCGAACTGGTGATAGCCGAGGATGATATCAGAATCATACGGGACAAGATCGCTATAAGCCTGAGGGAGGACGGAACATGTAAGAGCATGACTGATGCTGATAAAAGGGCTAGGGTGGACGTAAGATACGAGAGGGCGTTAGAGGATTATCGAATCCTTCTAAGATGCGCCAATACGGTTAGGGCTAAGATGTCGGTTGTAGGGCATCTTAACCAATCTATAAATCAATCTATATCAGTTGGTAGAGTTGGTATGGCTAATGAATCTTATACGGTAAAACAGTATGAAAAAGGGAAAGAGATTATCGAAAGCAGACGGCCTTAGGGTATTGATAGGAGCTTACAATGCTATAGAATGCAGACGTGAGTTAACTATGTGTGCAGCTATAACCGAAACGGCTGATATGCTTGGATTAGTGGATAGAAAAAATGTTTTAGCGTATGAACTTATACCTGAGTTGAGGATGTTTAAGCCGATCAATAGTCGTATAGAGGAAATTTGGTTCGATTTTTCCGATAAGTATACAAGGCTATATATATTACGCACGTTGATTAACATATACAACGATACCGATCATCCTGATATAGTAGAGAAAATAGCTAGAAAGATTAGATCAATATTTTAACTCATTAGCTTATGTATATTAATTTTGAACAGATGATGACATCAGGATTAACGATGTCTGATGTTGGATATCTTTTGATGATCCGGCAAAAAGAAGAGATGGCTAACACCATTCCAAAGGAGAAAATAGATAGTTATAAAGCATCTGGTTATATTGAGCTTCAGAAGAATGGGAAGTGGAAGATAACGCCAAGGGGAGGATCGCTGCTGATGCTGATAGAGACGCCCGGCCTGACACCGGAGGTCGAGGGGATCCGGGACCGTATCGTTGGGGTATATAACGATATGGGTAAGGATACAGGAGCTGTCAAGGAGGTAGAGAAACGGCTCGTATGGTTCGTGGCTAACACCAACTTCAAAGAAGAACCTATAGTAAGGGCCGTAATATCCCATATAGACCTTAAACGTGAATATACGATGAGGTTGGATAACTTGATATGGAAGCCGTCAAATGTCTATAGCGTACATATGAGCTTATCGGAATCAACGTTATTCGATACGATCATAAAGATGTATGGCATGACATCCGATCTGTATCTTAGGGAGAATAAGAACAAGGAGCTGGCATGGTTGTTCGCCGTAAGCCGACTCCCGGATCCTCCTAAGAAGATGGATAAGGAATATACTATTACTGGAGATGTTAAGATGGACATCGAAAGAATATCAGATATAAAAAAAGAATTAGGTAGAAGATTAAAAATATCGATTTAAGAGTTATGAAAAGAAATCAAGTATTAGGAGTAGTGATAGACGCAATATTTGCGAAAACATCTGAGTTTGATGATATTGAAGACATAAAGGAAGATAGTAACCTATCGTCCGATATGGCTATGGATTCATTGGATCTTGTTGAATTGATAATGGATATAGAAAAGATGACAGGTGAATACATACCAGATGAGGTGTTTCGCAATACCCCTTGCGATGAAATAACGGTAGGAAGTTTAACTGATATGTTGTATGTTTATTTTAAGGACAAATAATGGATTTCGGATATGATGATTGGGAAGAGGGGCTAGAGACCCCTCTTGTCGATGATTGCGATGACGATCACAATGAGGAGGACGAGTATGATTTCGGCTAAAGAACTAAGGATAGGGGATCTTGTAAAAGACAAGGCTGGCAATATATGGAGGGTAGGGTGCGTTACTGGTATGCGTAATGAAAGTAAGTCATTGGTCCTTGAACGTGAGGTTGATGATGGGATAATGAAATGGTATTCCGGGGAAGATGATGTCATGCCTATTGAGATAGATGATAATATACTTGATACTATCTATTTCAAGCGTGATAAGGGGCGGGATGTATATCGAGGCTACGGAATATCTATAGAGATTTTTGATGATGGGTATTATCTTAGCCTTAGGGATCTGGAAGACGATCTAAGCGATCCTATTCAGATTAAGAATCTTCACCATCTACAAAACCTGTTAATGGACTTATACGGACATGACATAAAAATAGATAAGCTTTATGGTGATACCGGAGAATAATTTGTTATGTAAGGTTATAAACGGAGAGAAGGTTCTCGCCGTCTCTTACTCGCAGATAGACACGTTCGTCCAATGCCCATACAAGTGGTATAAAACTTACGTGGAAGGGAATAGATCCACGGAGAAGCATGAGGCCACGTCATATGGTACGGTTATCCATCAGACGATGGAGTATTTCTTCAAGAACGGATGCAGACCTTCTTATGAGGATATGAGCAAGGCATTCAACTACTACGCCGATATAGAGCAGATTCCTTTCGATAGCGTAAAATCCCAAATCGAGTCCATGCAACATGCGGCTAGGCTAATAAGATGGATTGTGGGGTTGTTTGAGAAGGATGCTGCTGGCAATTATAAGAAGGCATGGTCCGATCTTACGCCAATGGAGAAGGTGGTCCGGGGGTCGAGACCGGCCGGCGTGGAGGAGGACTTCGTCCTGCCTTATAAGCTACCCAAGCCCCTTACATTGGATGGCGTGACATACGATAAGGTACATATCATAGGATCGGTGGACTGGCGTGGAGAGTATAAGACAAAAGACAGGATAGCTATGTATACGATAGACTGGAAGTCTGGGAGAAAGTTATTCGATGAGGATAAATTGCTTCACAATCTCCAGCACCCGATATACGCCTTTTACATACTCAGAAAATATAAGGTACTTCCAGATATGTGTAGCTATTTCTTTACCCGTATGTTGGATAATCAAAACGTGAAGGTAGATAAGGAAAAGGTAGAGAGGTCAGTCAAGGAGCTTAATGATATCCTTCTTGATATGTATGATTTCGAGACAAAGAAGATTGATAGCTACCAAGCTCACGTTTGGGACGACGTCAAACAGGGGTATAAGTATGAGACACGCTACCTCATGGGGCGCCAGCTGGCCTGCCTTGAACCCCGCCCCAAGCCCTTGTGTTTTTGGTGCGATTTCTCAATCCATAAACAAGGGACATGCAGATATTCATCGGATTGGGATGAGTCAAAAAGAAAGAATAAAAAAGATTAACTTTATTAAAAAGCCTAGGTAAGCATCTAGGCTTTAATTATATTTGTGTCAATAAATAACTGATTATGGACAAAAGTGAAAAAGAAAAACAGATATTAGATCTTCTGATGTCTAGAAAAGATATCAGGAAATTGGTAGAGAAATCAAATGAATGTTATTCTAAGATGGATTTCGTTGGCGCCATGAAATACCGGCAGGAGATAAAGGATATCGTAGACCGGGAATCGAAGATCATGTTGACAAAAAGCGAGTCTTTGGTGAGTTTGATGAATAACGCTGATAATGAATATAAATTCAATATGCTGGTATGGCTACATTCCATGATGTGTATGGCGGATGTATTTAACGGGATATTGGAGGATTTCAAGGATGGGGTAAGGAAAGCCAACGGCAACTCCAAGTTCGTTAAGTTCGATAATCTGGATCGGTTAATGACAGAATGTAAAAAGGAGATTGATTACCTGATGAAAGGCACAAGTAAATCGTTCCAAATATCTTTCGCCGTAAGAAGCGATGAGCTAAGGGAGATGATAGAGAATATGGTTGGAGACAATATCCGGGAAGGGTATGACATATTCAAGGAAGAGGCTGAGATGGTGAATGAGACAGATAGGAGCAAGATAGAGGAATTTAATAAGAAGTTAGATCATGATTAAATTCAATATAAAGATAGGCGATATAGTCCATACCCAGATAGGAACAGGAGAGGTGATAGCCATAAGCAAGACCAAGGAAACTTTAATGGTGAAAATGGACGATGGTCGGGAGTGTGCGATAAGATTAGAGTACGTGAAAGACGTTTTTGATAACTACAGATCCAAATGATTTACAAATTAAGACCATATCAAGAGGAATGCGTTAAAAGTATCTCCGATTACATAAACTCTGATAGACATGATCCGGTATTGATCGTGGCCCCCGTAGCGGCAGGTAAATCTATCCTCATAGCCGAGGCGGCTAGATTGATGGGAGATAAGACGCTGGTTCTCCAGCCGTCTCGCGAATTACTAACACAAAACCACGATAAGATCACATCTTACGGAATACCGGCAACCATCTACTCCGCATCATGCGGCAAGAAAGAACTATCCAACATGATATACGCCACGTTAGGGTCTATCAAGAAGGTTGTTGGTCAGCTTAAGGAGATGGGGATCAGAAATGTATTGATAGATGAGGCTCATGCCGGATACAGTCCTGAGGATGGCAGTGAGTTTATGACATTCATGAATGAGCTGAAGCCGAGAAAGGTGATAGGGTTTACAGCCACGCCATGTAGACTTAAAAACATGTCGATAGGACAGACATCATATTCCCAGCTTAATTTCATCACTCGTATGAGACCGGTATATTTCAAGAACCTGATTCACGTGATACAGGTAGAGGAGATGATAAGGCAAGGATTTTGGACACCTCTTAAATATGAGACATGGGATTTCAATGGAGATGCCCTTAAACTTAATTCTAACGGCTCTGAATATACGGCTGAGTCTATTAGTGAGGCGGTGAGAAAAAATGGCTTAAACAACCTTATTTTGCGCCGATTGATGGTGTTAAAAGATATCTGTAGATCTATACTGGTGTTTATGGATTCTGTTGAGAGCTGTAATACTGCCGCCGAATGGATAAACGCCAAGATATGTGCCGGCATGGCGGAGGTGGTTCACGGAGGCACGCCAAAGAAGCAGCGGGAGGCTATAGTCGAGAGGTTCAAGTCAGGTGGAACGCAGGTGGTGTTCAACTATTCCGCCCTCGGAACCGGATTCGATCATCCGGGTCTGGATTGTGTGATAGTAGGAAGACCAACATTCTCATTCTCGTCGTTTTATCAGTGGCTTGGGAGAGCTGTCAGGATAAAGGGCGGTAAGGATAGCGCATTAGTCGTTGATTGTTGCAACAACTCGTCAAGGTTCGGCGATATAAGGAAACTTAGTATAGAGAACTACAAAGGATATGGATGGGGGATGTTTATCGGCGATAAACTAATTACCAATATCCCGATGGGGGATAAGGTAACGAAAACGGATCTGGATATCAAAGCCGCCAAGAAAGATCGAAGGAGGGGGCTGGCGCAGGGCATTACCGCCTCCCCTGTACCCGGGAGGCCGGATCATCCCCTTGGCTCTACGGTAATGACATTCGGGAAATATTGTGGATGGATGCTGCATTCGATCCCAGTATCGTACTTCAAATTCATAAACGAGACATTTGATTGGGATAATGGTCGAAACAAGGAGATAAAAGAGTACATAGATTTTTTAATCAAAAACAACAGATTATGACAGGATGTATATATCATGAGGCTGATCTTGACGGAGTAATGTCAGCGGCTATAGTAAAAAAGTATTTCAAAGGGGAAGACATTGATCTTCTTCCTTACAATTACGGCAAGGAAATACCTGACGTGAATAAATATGATAAGGTGTTTGTAGTTGACGTGTCATTTGGAAACAGAACAAGATTCCTTTTCGATGAGTGGAAGGATAAAGGTACAGATGTCATATGGATAGACCATCATAAGACAGCCATAGACGATATGAGGGATTACGAGGTAAAGGGCAAGAGGTGTATAGGGACGGCGGCCTGTGAGCTTACGTGGGAATATCTTTTCGATGACATCAAAACTCCTAATGTGGTAGAATTATTGAGTGCTTATGATGTATGGGATCACGACCGGTTCGAGTGGAGTGACGTTCTTTCATTCCAATATGGGATGAGAGGATATTGTGGTCTTGACGTGGATATGGCGGCAAGTGTCATGGACGGCGATCATGACTTCATATATGACATGATAAGGAACGGGGAGGCGATACTGGAGTATATCGTTGAGAAAAACAGAGGAGAGATGAAGATGTTCTCATTCGAGGCAGATATATTTGGATACAAGGCGATATGTATGAATACTACGGAGTTTAACTCCACCACATTCGAGTCTATGTACGATCCTAGAAAACATGATTTGATGATGCCATTTTGCTGGAACGGCAGATTCTTCAGATGCTCGTTCTATACCACCAAGGAGGAGGTGGATGTCTCGGCGCTGGCACGCAAGGCCAACCCCGGTGGCGGCGGTCATAAGGCGGCTGCCGGCTTCCAGCTTAGCGTGGAGGATATGATGGGATTTTTGAAAGAAAGGAGGATATGATATGGTAGGGTTGATATCTATTATTATAATAATAGTAATCTCCTTTGCCATGATGATGGAGGGATGGGAAAAATATGATTCACAAAAGTTTTACACAGGATTGCTTGTAATAGGCATAAGTATCATAATGATATTTCCAGTAATGCAATATAATATGGAGAATATGAAAAGCGTATACAAATTCAAGAAACTTAAAGAGATGAAGCTAGATGATTATGGATTCGGTCTGTTCGAGTACAATGGCTCTCTTTATTTCAAGGAGGCAGAGGGTGAGAGATGCTTTGATGTAAGAAGCGGGAATGAGGTTGTTATCGGTAAAGATAAGATTGTAACGGTCTTGGAGGATTGATCATGAGAAAGCTTAATGACACCAACAGGACAAGGAAGAGGAGCGTACGGCACTCGTGGATAAAGGCGGGTCCGGGGATCCAACGCTGCGCTATTTGTGGGATCACGAAGCGAAGTGAGTATATAGACGGGAAGACCGTTCATTGCGTGCATCTATCATCTGGTGAGCTTTACTCTATGACAGGTGAGACGCCAGAATGCAGGGATCTTAGTGAATTTTATTAATCTAAATTACGAAAATATGACATGGTATAATACTTACGAGGAGATAAAAGCCAAATATCCGGATACTGTTTTTGAGGAATATTGGTTGGTAGAAGAAGATGTCGCTAAATTAATGAGGCATGAACCTATTATAAAAGGATGGGCTATAATCAAAAATGATCCTAATATAGATAGTAACATTATATCTAGTAACAAATCAAATATCAATGCTATTGAAGCCGATAAAAATGAGGGCGATGAGCGCAATATATTGTTGCATATTGGGATATTATCCCCATTTAATGATGATCCAGTAATAATAATAAAACAAAAAGGAGTTTAAAATGAAGGAGGAATTTTATAAGTATCAAAAGGTGGTCTATGATGGCGATGTGTTTGAGGTAGTTGAGACCGCTGATAAAAGTGGAAGAATGAGAATCAGACTATGGTCGGATGAAGTAGATGAGATTATTTGGGTTGATGAGGAGATGGTCGTATCATTAGGTAGGGCTATTAAGTTAAAACTTATTGATGAGGAAAAGGTAGACAATGTAAACGCTTACGATCTTTCCCGTTTCAATAATATTAATAGTGCATCCATCATTAAAGCCCACCAAGAGGAGGTAGCCAAGGCATGTAAGACTGCCGTAGGGAAAGACGGTAGCGGGAAGGACGACCGGGCCGACGGCAAACTCCGGTGGGACCTCCTTCCTTTGGCTGAGATAGAAGACATCGTGAGGGTATATACAGAAGGTGCCAAGAAGTATGCTGATAACTCATGGCAAGATATACCTGATGGGTTCAATCGTTATCTAGGTGCACTCATGAGACACTTGGTCGCTTATACGAAAGGGGAGAGATATGATAAGGAGGGATTCATGCATCTATCCGCCGTATGCTGGAACGCTATAGCATTATTATATTACGATAAACATAACAAAGGGCTTATAGAATGGAAGAGTCAGGAGAAAGAGTAGTAGATGAGAGATTAAGAGCTATTAATAAAAAAACCGGTAAATACGTTGATTTAATCAAGCGCACTATTTATGATGATACTCCATTTCCGATAGTTAAGTATCTCAATTATAGTTATGATGAATTGAATTATGATTATGTAAGGTATCTGAATTTTAATGTAGACATAAATTGGGAGCAGCGTAGATATCAAATTGTTAAGGATTTATTATCTAACGATTTCGATGGAAGGAAGATGGGTATAGATGAGGTAGATAATGCTATATTTACTGCTGATTTAATTATTAACAGATTAAAAACTATTTAAAAATGGTAAGAATTGATTTTTTCACGAAGAAAGACGCTGAGTACAGCGATTACATGCGATATATTATCGCCAACACATTACAGGAGTATGAGGGTGAGGTCACGTTAAACCAGATCCCGGAGAACAAGGCCGCGGAGGAGGAAATATCCAAGTACGGTATAGAGGTATATCCTACTATCATCGTCAGTGGAGATAACATGGATGGCTTTAATAAACTTGAAGGGATGGCCAGAAAAGCTGATCTTATTAACGTCATGTCGTTATACGACAAGAAATAGGCTTATGACGATAAGGGATAAATATTTTGGTTGGAAAGATATATTCTTTGACAGGTTCGTGCATTGTTGTAATGAAAAAAGTGACCAACCACAAGGAAGTAATATACCTCTAGCCAAAATAAACTTCGATAACAAGACAGGATATGTGGAGGACGGGACTATTAATATAGCCGAGCTTCTTCAATATCTTTGGATAAATAATAAGGTCTATGGGTGTGAATATGCGCCCATAGATATATCTTCTGCCTTGCAAACATTGATCAGATTGACCGAGAACGCTAAACATATGTTTGAGGATCAACCGGGTGTATATGACATGATCCCATATAGAGGTTTTTTTCTTAGAGATGATTTTTTATCCGGGAAAGATTATTCACTTGATTTGGATAAAATAGTGAGCGGTATGGGAGGATGGTATGGGGAGGATGAGGATCCATGCTACTCGATGTTCGTCAGCCAAGACCAGATATGGAACTTGAACCCGATATTGAAGGTATTAGCTGATGAAGGGTCTATTCTAGCCAAAGAACTTGGATATGATATAAACTCGTATGTCAGCGATAATGGATACACGATATACAACCCATACCTTTCATGGATCAATCATTACTATCATTATTGTCCAACATTTAACGAGGATAAATTAAAGCCTTGGGATAGGGTAGAGGATAGGAAAAATAAGTTCAAGATGACGGATAAGGTTAAGAGAGGCGCCAATAACTGGTACTATTCAGGCGGAACTATATCTTGTGTGGATAACTTCATGGGGAAAAGATACAGAAAGAACCTGCGAACCTTTATCTATCGTGGAATAGTATTCTTCCTTGACCGGATATGGCATACGCCTTTATTTGAGAAGATGGGTGTGAAAATGAAATACAACGCTTATTATTGTTATGCCGCTACCTCCGGTATTTGGTACAATAAAGGATTCAAGAAAAGGCTAGCCAAGAGATTTAACGAGTCTTTACGTGGCGGAGGGGATCTGTTCGGGGCTAACCTAGCCTGCATGGTCTGTGACCATAAGGATATCGATTGGGAAGCGCTTCGTCTTTGGCTTGACAAGTATGACGAGCCTACTGATAAGGGTATGGTGAATAGCCCTATCCAATTTATGTATTTATATTTATATTACTATTTTAACAAATAACTTGAAATGAAGAAGATAAATGACTGGGTTATAAGAACATTTGGGCTGAGAGGTTCATGGAGCTGGGCTAAGAAGCAGATGTTAAATGGAGCGATCATTAAACGTAAGGCCACTATAGGGACATATAAAATAGCCATTGATAATGACAAGAATAAGTTACTTATAGCTACATGGGATCATCTAGATCAAAGTCCTGTATGGGAAAGGTGTCCGCATAGTTTATTAGATGAAGATGCGGTTGATTATTTTGTCACAGCTCATAAGGAATTATCATATGGGGGCATAAAGATCAGGATGAAAGATGAATTTAATTGTATCGATAAAATGTTGAAAGCATGAAAAAGATTACCGATAAAGACGTAGAGGCTCTTAAAGCCGGAAAGAAGGTGACAAAAGGCTTTATCCATATGCAGTTGGATGATAAGGGGATATTGAACATGTGGACTGATAACAATATAACTGACAAATATAGGGACTTTGAAATAGACGTTAACAAATTGTTTGATCATGGGATTCTTACTGAAGAATATGATAAACTTAGAATTATAAACATACATCAATAAGGTAGAAGAATATGAGAAGAAGGATGATAGGCGGTCAAACCGTTTCAAACGGTATATATATCTTACACACCAATGGCAAGTTATATACTAGTGATAAATGGAATTATTCGTGGAGAAACGACGCCGTAGGAGTGGCTTTGATAAGCGACAACAGCAGCTTCGTTATTTCAGGTATTGAGCTTAAGAATCGAAGCTGGTCTAATACGGCTGGATTGATCCAAGGAGTAACTACAACAACATCAAGTAATGAAGCCAAAAAAGATTTTAATGGATTTCAAAACACACAAAGTATCGCGGAATATACGCATGCTAGTGCCGCTTATGAATGTACTGTTACTCAATTCAAGAACGGGCAAATGGGATATCTGGCATCAGTGGGAGAATGGATGGAGATCATAAATAATTTAGATGAGATTAACAGATGCATGTCTCTTATCGATGGATTGAATATAGATGAAGGCGCTACAAGTTATTGGACTAGCACTCAATATAATTATGAGAAAGCATGGTTAGTGACTTATAACGGGAATGAGTTTTATCCAAATGATGAGAGAAAGGGCGTTTCCTTCTATACTATTAGAGTAATATCACAATTAATATAAAAAAACAATTATGACAAAGAAACAGTTAAGAATCCCATTTAAAGATGGGAAACCATGTAAGTGGGTTAAAGATGATCATGACGAGGAACGTGATAATTATGAGTTCGAGGAATGCCTTGAGATACACGGATTCGTTCGTGGATGCTCTTCGGCTGTAATGATATTAAGACCGGCAAATGATCATGGGGAGGATTTTAATTATGCCAAAAGTGTCTATTACCAAGTATTCTTGACAGACAGTAAGGAAGTAATACAGAATATGATACATGGGGTCATATACGGTAAATGGACTTTTGTTAAAAGGGGAGAAAATTTTGGTATAAAATTGGTTAAGGTCTTGCCGGGGATACACAAATGTATATTACGTATAGCCGAAAAGGATATTTTTAGGCCTGAAAAATTATAGCGATATGATTATAAGCAAGAAATGGTCGATGCCGAACAGCGAGACATTCAGCATAAAACCGATAAGAGAACTTATAGATAGATATAAAAAAGACGGAATGGTTATAGTGGATCCATTCGCCAGAAACAGCGATATAGGGACGATCACCAACGATCTTGATCCTGAGACTAAGGCTATGTATCATAAAGACGCCACGGACTTCCTGCGTGGTCTTAGCGATAATATAGCTGATATGGTATTATATGATCCACCATATTCCGCAAGACAGGTATCTGAGTCGTATAAAAGACTTGGAGGTGCTGTTGATATGCAAACAACGCAATCTAGTTATTGGGCTAGGCAGAAGAATGAGATAGCTAGGATCACCAAGAAGGGCGGGGTGGTCATTACCTGCGCGTGGAACTCCGGCGGTATAGGGGCAGGGCTTGGTTTCGAGCAGCAGGAGATTCTTCTAGTGGCTCATGGGGGATGGCATAATGATACGATTGTTACTGTAGAGAAAAAGATCAAGGGTTAGATGAAAGAAAGGATATTCACCACAAAAGAACAAGGGAAGTTGATGCGGCTATACGGACGCAGAGCAGCCGGGTTGCCAGTTGTGTTGAAGCGTCTAAAATGGAGTAGGATATCTTAGTTATTTCTATGATTTTCTATGAAATTTATAACTATGGAGTGCGATGTTGAATATAAGACATCTCCTCCAGATGAGTACGAATACGTATATCCGTGAGAATTAGAAGGGATATATTTATATTTAAGTATGATTAATATTATTTTAATATTATTCATGCTTTTATTTTTGTTTAAATTGTATTTTTGTATCAACATTAAAAACCAGATTGTTATGGACAAATTGATTTTAAACAATATCCAAGACCTGTGGAGGTGGAGGGAGAAGATAAACATTGATGACTTTAGAGAGGAGCCTATGGCTGAGGATATGCCACTCTATTTCCCATGCGCTGTTATCTGGCATGAAGATTATGGTGAGCATGACGATGATAATTATATATGTTATGGATTTGTTTATGTAGCAGAAATATTAGGGATATGAGTGTTAAGAGACAGATATTTATTAATAACAAAGACATTGATGGGAAGATAGCTAATAATACGACATTTGATTTCGATTTCAATGTTGACAAGAATATTCTTGAAAAAATAAAAGCAAAGAAGGAGAGCAATAAACTAAATACAAAAGATTGGACGCTGTTCTCACTTATGGTTTTGTTTATTTTTGCGATGGGAGTTGTAAGTGGATGGTTAGCGTTTAATTGTTTAGGCATTGGAGAAGGTTAAGGAACATTTTAAAAATCAATAGATATGAAATTACTATTTTTCGATTTAGAGACAACCGGTGTTAAGTTCTGGAGAAACGGGATACACCAAATAGGAGGGATCGTGGATATCGACGGGCAGGAGGCAGAGAGGTTCGACATCCGCCTAGCCCCGAACCCTGCCGCCACGATAGAGCAGGAGGCGCTGGACGTGGCCGGCGTTACCTTGGAGCAAGTGCAGTCTTATCAGCCTATGGAAGACGGATACAGGCAGTTAGTTGGTATATTATCCAAATACGTGAATAAGTTCGATAAGAGGGATAAAATGTATTTAGTGGGGTATAACAACGCTGGATTCGATAACAGCTTCCTACGGGCTTTATTCCAGCAATGTGGGGATAAGTATTTCGGATCATGGTTCTATCCTAACTGTATGGATGTATATGTTATGGTGACACCATTCCTGATGGGTGCAAGAAACGATATGGAGAACTTTAAGTTGATGACCGTAGCCAAAACCATGGGCATTGAGATCGACGAGAATAAGCTCCATGACGCTACTTATGATATTGAGCTGACTAGGGATATTTTCTATCGTATAATTGGCAAAATGGACATTAAGCTATGAGGGACATTTTAGAGGCGATGCATGATTATCCGGATGAGGCGCTTGGGTTGTGTTTCTTTTTGATAGTGGTTATCTGGTTATTGTCAGGTATATTTGAGAAAAAAAATGAATGATAAACTCGATGAGATACTTGATCTCCTAAGATCTCAAAATGAGATGATTAAGGATATCCACGATTATGTGAAAGAAATTACCAGCGAGAAGTATATAGGAGAATCCAGAATGACAAGCTTCTCTATTAACTTGGCCGCTGATATACTTACCGAGGCTATCAGTCCTAAGATAAAGGGGATGATGGTGGATCTATTAAAGAAACAAGGGTGGAAAACTGAGTGAAATATGGGGACTTATGAGAGAAAAGTAAATCAATTAAAGGATTTGATGAGAAGGAAGTACAAATCAGCTTACGACAAGTCAAAGGGAATAGATATAGATATAAGCTCGATAATGTATCTCCCGGTACCAAATGAATTTAATGATATGGATATTGAGAATATGTATGTTATTCTCGATAAGATTAAAGATATTATAGATAACAACAGGGATAAGCTTAAGAATCCGACTTGCGGCACTTGCGTACATCTGCATGATAATGAATGGGCGAAAAGATATGGCAAGGTATGTTGTTCTATTTGGCAGGTGTGTGACCATTATATAAACCCTAACAGGAAACATAATAGGAAACAAACAACATACGTAAGGCGTCCAAGCAACAAGGCTTGTCCTAATTATGAGTATGGTGATGATAATTTTGAAAACAGAAGAAGATGTATAAAAGAAAAGAATACCCAATAAAGAGCTATGTGCCGATGCGCACCAACAAGGATAGGACGTGTATCTGCTGTGGCGATACGATCCCAGCCGGCAGCAGCAGGATGATACCTAGACACGCCAAGGCAAATTACGGTCTATGTTTCCCGTGCTTCAGGAAATGGAGAGATACCGGAGGAGATCTTAAGCTTATGGACAACCCCGGAGATGCGAAGAAAGAATATGTCATACATATGTCTAATATCCTGAAAGGGAATTGTGATATAATAAAAGGTCGAAAGCTTTACGTGGCTTTTAAAAAGGCGATAAATGGCGGAAAGAAGATCGTTATCAAATTTGACACTGATCAACCGATATCTATGTCAACAAGAGTCATGAATCCTTCATTCGGAGAGATTATGGATGAGTACGGCAAGGACATATTCCAAGGTAATCTCAAACTGGTAGATGTCCCAAAAGGAGTTAAAGATTTAATAGTTAACTATATAGAAAAATATCGTAAATTGTGAACATAAAGACATTTATATACATGATCTTAACATTCAGAAGAATAGATCCTATACCTAAGAATATAGGATTTATGTTGAGTATAACATTCTGGATATCTATAGTATGGATAATATCCAACTTTGCTATATTGATAATGAGATTAATAAAATAGACAAGATGAAACAAGGAGACGTGATATACAAGAATGGGATGGAGCTGTTATGACAAAGATTAAAGCAAGTATTATTATCCTATCTCTTATCATGATAGGATGTAAGGATAAAAAAGAAGAAGATGTTGATTATTATCCTAAAACTGTTTATGTAGATGATAGGGGTAATAAAGCAACCATTTTATAACTAATTGATCCTCAGATATGTGTGTCTGGCTCACAATTGTACTAACTAATTCATTTACATATATTTGCCTTAAATAGTCAACAGGTCTCTTATTATATGGGCGAGCCATATCAGTGGCATTAATAAGAATACCATAACTGGTCTTGATAAAAGCTACATTATTCCCATTGTAATTAAAAATAGTAGACAATCCCATTTCGTTGGATTCAGACGTCAAAATTCCGCTACTATCCTTCACGGAATCTTGATAAATGCTTACATTTGCATTCATAATTGATAATTGTTTATTCCCATCCGTCCGGGATGGATAGATGGGAATGCAAAAATAGCCAGTAAGATTGTATTAAACAACTTTACTGGCTATCTTTTCGTCATACTATATCAGTTATCTACCTCTATCAAAGTACCAATTAGCGTCCTCCCCGGACTCGTCCTTATCCCTGCCTCCTAAGAAGAATCCCATCGTCATGCCGTTGGTCATCAACCAGTAGTCGGATGTCTGCTTAATATCCCTAGCCGTCTTGATATTATACCATTGCTTACCAAATGAGAACTTCATGAGCTGCCTCCATAGCTTGCTCTCGCCCTTATACACGCCGGTCTGGACGGTAGCGAACGGATCCCAGTTTCGAGGATCGGTGAGGTCGCCTAACTTCCGGGCGGTGACCAGCGGATCCTGTAGCATGTCTATGGCATTAAGCTCCATGAACGGGGATGTCTGGGAAGCGATCTCATTGATCGTCCTGAATCCTATATAGGTAATGAACTGCCCGAACCAACTATCTTCATTATCCTCCCTGTATCCCATCAACGCCCGTCCTATGGCTATCATGGTAGCGAATACCGCCATATTAACAAGCGATCGCTTGATATTGGTCTGCTCATAAGGATTAAGACTATGATATTCTTTCAGCACGTCATGTATTTCCCTCATCCTGCCTTCTGACATCATATTATAAATATCCCCGGCAAATCTCCATAACGTTCTCATGTATCCTTCCTCGAACTGGTTGGTCTGGAAATTGAAACCAGCTTTCTTATACGCCCGCTGTACGGCCAATATAAACCATCCACGGTGAGGCAGCACCATATTAAGGATAGCGTTCCGGCTAGCCCCCACCCGGTTCTGCTCGTTCAAGGCGCCGTCACAGATCTGCACCATGCTCCTGACCCTACTTGACAAGGTGGGTATATATCGGTCTATAATATCCTTGTTAGCCTCGTTCTTAGCAACGATCTTTCCATCCTTGACATCTACCATGTTCCACATAGAATAATCCCTTAAACGCTCCCAATCACGTTTAGCCTCGTTGGCGGACATATTTCTGTCTTTCATCATCATCTCCTTGAAATTGGAGTATGACCAGAACTGACCCTCGTATAGGCGGGTATCATCCATGACCGAGATAATGACCTGCGGATCCAACGGGGAGTTAAGAACCTCCATCATCTTAAACGGCAGGTCCCGGAATAAGGTTCTCCAGATCTTGTTATACGCCGCCGATCGTACACGGTTGCGGACATTGAATACGCCTAGAGCCTCTCCAACGACATATAGCTTGTTGGTACGGTTTATGTCCCCGATCTCAGACACGTACGTACTCAACTGCTTCTGGGCTTCCCCATAGGCGTATTTCATGGAATCCTTGCTTATATACTGCCCCACCATACCCTCCAAAAGGAAGTTGGCCTGCCCGGTAAGGGCGCCGGTAGCCGCGACGAACGGGGAGAAGCCCAAGTTGGATTTGGATACGAACTTAGTAAACATAAGAGCTAGCTTATTAAGGTCCACCTTATAGCTTCCTACGTTCCATTCTATACGTTTGTTATTTATCCTGACATCATAGATACTGGCGTTAACCCAATCTTGAAACATCCTATAGGCATGCGTTGCCTCTGGGTTCTTACCGCCGTCGTATTGTGTCTCCAGCATCATGTTCCTGTATCCCATGACATCATCCAAAGCCGCTCTCTTATGCTTGTAAGCGGCTGCTTGTAAGGATAACATGGAATAGGAGTACGCGAAATCATGAGATACGTCATCGGCATTCTCTAGCTTACTCAGATAGTACTTGGGGATCATGCGATATTTGTTATCGTTCTCATCAAGCTCTCCTAGGTCTTGCCCTTGACCGTGTATAGGGTCATCCACCCTCTCGCCAACAATATCACGCACGGCGTTGCCGATGGCCGCCTTCGGGTCAACCCCGGCCTGCACCATCCTCTCCACGCCGCCCTTGGATATTTGTGGTATCTGGTAGATGTTCCTGAACCGCTCGTCATAATCCTCCATAGCCTTACGGCTTATGTTAAGCAGCTCCTTCCTCATCTCCCACTTATCCTTATTGATCGTAGCTTCCTCCCCTTCGTTGGTAATACCGTATTTCTTAAAGAAAGCCTCGTTCTTGTACTTATCGAACCTAGGCGTATGATACCCATAACCCAGATCGGGATTATAATTAGGATTACGGAAAGAACTCTCGGCATCGGCCTCTTCTAGCCACTGGTTATTGATCGATAAGTCAATCATATTAATATCAAACCCGAAACGGGATACGCTCTCTTCCTTTGATATACCATTTTCCATGGCATCAAAGAACTCGGATACCTTATACGTACCGTTATTTATCTTCCTAACGAAATCAGAATATCCCTTGGGAGAGTATTTTCTCATATAAGGATATAGCCGAGTTCTGGCGTACTCGATAAGTATACTATTAGCCTTACCCATAGCTATATCATTAGCCAGCTTATCACTGAAATCAGGACCGTATTTCTTTCTTAAGAACAATGTCTCTATGAACGTCCATGACGGGTTCTTCCGGGACAGCTTGGCGGCCATCCTATCCACCTGACTCCGGGAGCGGGCGGACATATGCTCCTTGGCGAACTTAATCTCATCCATACCCTTGTCGTATGTCACGGCATCCCTTAACGCATTACGGTAGGAATCTGTAACGCCACTCTCCACCGTATCGGGCATATTCATCTCAATATCCTCAGCGGAAGCGGCGGCGTTAATAACACTCTTGGCCTCGGCCAGACGGTCGTATAGCTCGTTTATCTTCCTTAATGACGATGACCCACGAAGACGATCGAAATCATACTCGCCATATCTGGTACTGTCCCGGTACTGAATAAGCAAAGGTCTTAACTGATCGTTGATCTCATTTATTGTTGCCATCGCCTCCTCTACCTTCTCTATCCTTGATGATGATACAGATTGCTCCGTGATCTTATCAACCAGATTCTCGTAATAATCACCCTCCTCGGATCCCCACATATCCTTAGAGAAACCAAGATGACCGCCAGCCAGCAGGAACTCGAACGCCGCCTTACCGCCCTCTGACCGCTCTATCCCGCGAAGTATCTCCTTGAATTCCGCGGAAGCCTTACGACCCTCGTTAGTATTCCCGAACTCCTCGGCCCATGCCTCGTCCCATACCTTTATCTCCTCGGACATCATCAGAGCCTCTGATCCCTCTTCCTTTGGTGTCCCATCGGAATACCACTCGCTCTTAGCTATAGCCCTGTCACGTAAAATATCCAGATAAGATCTCCAAGCTATAGGATCGGATTGAAACGCCTTCCAATCGACCTTCCCGTTCCTCACGAACTTATCCATAGCCACATACCTGCTCCTGCGGATACGGGTCATGAAATCGGACGTGGCTTGCGATACCCTACGACCCAGTCTTTCCTCGACCTTCTTATTAACTTTCTCGATCTTATCGTAATAAGCCTGCACCATAGGCTTCTCACGATTCTCATCCAACCACCTATTTATCGCGTCGAGATATCGTTGCTGATCCTCGAACGTCATGTCCGAGATATCAAAATTCTGGATGGTAGGTTTGAATACATGATACACGGCCTTCGTAATAGGCTTATCCCCATCATATCCTACGATATCGTCACGAGTCTTCACCTTAAGACCTCTATCGGATAGAAGAAGATCAATAAGCTGTTTCTCGGTCTTACCAGTAACCTTTTTAAGATCATATATATCAATAATAGCTTTCGCCTGCTCTGTCCGATACAGTAAATCGTATTTGGCGAAATCACGGGACGAATCAAGGTAATCAGAGTTCTTACCGTTTATCTTCTGTATAAGATCCTCATTATCCTTTATCCCCCATCCACGCTCTTTCATCATCTTCGTCATCTTATTGATATTAGCCACGCCCTCAACATGAGCGTCGTTATAAGCCTTGGCAAGACGTTGCCCTAACATGCCTAAGATAGCGTTCCCGCTATGTTCTAACGTCCCGAAAAACCGGGACATGACATTGATATCCTTATGAATGTTATTTATCAACTTCTTTATCCCATTCCAATATCTTTCCGGGATATTAAACATCCGAAGCTGTCCATCCAGCCAGTCCTCATTACGATCACTTCGAAGGGCGTTTATATCGGACATGGATGTCTCAGCCATACGTAATATATCATCCATATCCTCTACCATACCAACCTTATTGACGCCATAATAATCCGCCGCCTGATTATTGACGAATCCACGAAGATTCCTGATCAAAGGCACTATCTCCCCGTACACGTTATCGATAACCTGTATCGTCTCATAATCAAGTCCCTTGTCGCTCTTACGCAAGCTACTGGCAACAGTGACCAAATACTCCACCTCAGCCTTGGCGGTCGCTATGACACTCTTGGTGGATAGCAGGTTGTTGTTTTTATTAAGCTCACCACCGACTTGTCTCACCTTCTCGCCTATATCACGAAGAAGGGAGATACTCTCACCGATCCTCTGGCTTTGGCTTGACCTCATCCTCTGCAATCTAGTGTATAGCCTTTCCAATGACCTACCGTTCTTGATCAACTTATTAGCCACGTCAACGTCCGATAACGAATACATGAGATGATTGCTATCCTTTAGCAGAAGCACGTCAAAGGCGCTTGGATCATCAGCTAACGCCGACTCCTTTATCCTATCAAGTACCTTATTTAAATCCGATCTTTGGCTAGAGAAGAAATTACGTATAGCTCGTACCATCCTGCCAAACAAGGAGAGCTGGGCGTCCTCATCCGATGCCAGATCCTCCACCGCCTGTTCCATGCCCGGCACGAACCGATGGGCCAGCGTCTTACCTAGGATCTCCCGCTTCACCATCCGATCCAGCTCCTCTCCTTGGTACTCCTTCCCATACACCTCATAGTAACGACCAGCGAACTGATTCCATAACGACGTACCAACAACAGAATCCAGCACCTCATCAATCTCCTGCTGGTTACGATAAGTATCGATCAAGAAATGAGCCACCTCCTCATTAAGATCCTCTACCGTAGCCCCCTCAGCCAAGGCGATAACCCCATTGGCCATGTCAGATAACGCCCTAGCCGAAGGATCCACGCCATTACGCATCTTATACTTATCCATATATTCGGACATACCCATCACACGGATACCTAATGTGGATAAGATGTTGGTTATATCGGTCCTGTTTTGAAGATCTTCCGCCTTCTCGTTCTCAATAACGCCACGGACATTGCTTCCGTATAAGGCGTTATCCTCCATCATTAACGATAGCGCTAGCTCCATGAACCCATCATACCTGTTATTAAGTTCCTCGAACCGCCCTTGCCTTAACATGCCTTTAATCTCAGACCTGCTTACCGTAACCTTCTCCCCGGATGTCGTGATAAGATCAAGATTGTCGCTCACCTCCGTATCAAAACCTATAGAACCCAATACGTTCATCTCAGAGGACTGACTTCCAAATCTATTCCTAAGGCTGGATAAGGCATTCATAGCGTTATAGATCTTAAGACCATCAGAATTGCCGGCTCCGGTAAGATAATACCTATCCCCCAGCCTTATACGCTCACCGCTTAACATACCTTTCTTGATAAGGTAATTAACAAAGCCTCCACGAGTACTTATATCTGAGTCTGAGCTAATACCAAGGACCGGGATGAATGACTCCTTGTTATTGAGAGTTATGGAAGAAGAACCGAAGGAGATGTCCGTCGCTCCGGTAGGGATGTCGCTCTCCTCGACACTGCCGGCCAAGAACCCGGCCTCGACCCGCCCGCCGGACGATCCTTTTATGGCGTTGGCGTAAGAGTCGTGTATCTTGCCGTCATCCGATCTAAAGAACAGGCGAGGCTCACCGGAATCATATACCAGTCTTGAAGATGGAGGAGTATAATTCTCAATATTATTTAACGGCAAGACATTACCAGAAAATATGATCTCACCATCTATATTTCCACCCTTCACCCTGATATTAGGCCGTTGCCCGGTAAAAGCGCTTTCCACGGCCTTCCATAACATACGGGCTGTCTCCCTAATATCTATATTCTCCCTGATAGCCCTTATATCATCCCATGACGCCTCTTTCAGTATCGTATCGCCAACATTATTCTCGTTTATGGAATCCAGATCCACCTCCTGTACCGTGGACGTATCTACCACAGCCATATCATTGACATCACCTACCTCTCCGGAGGTAAGATAAGCCACGACATTGTCGCTATTCCCAAGGCTTCTGGCCAACGCCGGGGCATCCATATCGCTTATGGCGGACAAGACCTTGGCTGACATAAGTTGCCCCCACTCGCTGGCGCTAAGTCTGGCGCTTATGGATCTGGCCGCCTCCTTATTCCTTGGCACGGATCTCGTCCAGTCTCCGAACTTAGACCTGAACTTATCGTTATAAATAGTCATATAAGCTTCAGCGGCCTTATTAAGGTCACTTACGGCGGCTATACCCGCTATCTTGTCGAACAAGGTAGATACCTCTCCGGAAGGGGTCAAGACACGGGTTATCTTACCCTTACTATTTCTTTTAATTACGCAACTCGACATAACTTCATGTTTTTGACAAAGATAAACAAAAAGCCCCCACAAAGGTGATTATATACCATTTTGCACTAAAATCGTAAAATGATATATATCTATACGGAAATCCGTACCGGGTTCCACCAAAACCCTCTACCTTCTGATAAGATACTTACATCGAAGGCTTCTTTTGCTGATTTTCTGATGATGTTAAATGCAGCGTTGATATCGGCGTTAATAATATTGCCGGAAGATGTCTTGAACAATCCTCGTTTGATACGTCTTCCGGCATATTCCTCATGCTTACAAATCTGCTCGTTATCCAAAAAACTACATTTTGAGGTATAGGATTCCTCAATGATCTTAACATTGATCCCCTCAAGTGTAGCCTTATATGATATCATTGAGATAAACAAATTAAAAGGAATAGAAACAAAGTTCTGATTATTCCGCTTTCCGATATTGATCTCTTGTTTCCAGCATCTGTTATGACCGATTACGATCGTATTAATACCATTGGAGACTACGTGATTAATCAATACCCTACTAGCTTTATGCAGATAATCCTTGATCTTGTTATTCCTTTTGTTGGTTAATGATCTTATTTGTCTTGATACTTGTTTATTGTCTTTTAATCTTGATTTTAAATATGCTAATCTTTTCCATCTACTTTGTCATAATTTGTAATGCCGGTCTGATCCGTACCATATCCACCCCAATAAAAAATGGAAGTGCTGTCCTTCCCGGCTCCGGCTGTTACATAGCTTTCATTAAGATCCTCATATTTCTCAATCATAAATCTCTTACCTTGAGCGTTAAGGACAACGCCTATACAATTATCGGAAGGTGCGTCCGTTATGCTTCCATCAGGACGGACATAAGAAATAAGGCAAGTACCGTTGCACTGACACGGAGCGTCACTCTTCAACACCCCATACACCCGATTGTCGCTAGTCAGCCACCGTTTCCCGTCGCTCGTGATATAAGCCTGCCGGCATCCCTCCTGATTCACCGTGAGCGTCTTCTTAACACCTTTTGGAGTTGTTATCTCCAACTCAAGGGTACGATCAAGACCTTTGTTCATTACCGAACCAAAAGAAACAGCGGCGTTACCGGTCCCGGACCCGGGGCTGACGGTCAAGTGCTGGTCCGTCACCTCGCCTACCCCGTCTTTCCAATTAATATCTATATCATTCATCCTATTTAATGCTTTTTGTAAATACTCATCGCTTAATGTCCTATCATAAATATCAAGAGCATAAAGAGCTCCATTCCACACATAAGCTTGAACACCCCTAGAGAAAGTGCCTATATATAAATTATCCACGGTTGATGTATAATTTGAAGATACAAGATCCATCTCTCCATTGTAAGACTCCTTAGTTACATAAACGATCGATAATTCAGGGTTATATATATCTTTTACAGCAATATCCTTACTACCAAGACGTACATATACATTTTTGGAATACGCTAATTCACTACAAAATTGCTGAGCCTGATTCGTTGATACACTTTTAGATAAAAAGCAATTAGTGGATTTAGAAGGATTCAAATTAATTCTTTTATATACAAACGTAAAATCATTGATGGCCGGGAAATTCTCGCATATACCATAATCATCAATACCATCAAATACAAGAGCGCCACCTTCGTATCCAGAACCAAGCGTAAACCCAAAATTCTTCAACACAATATCGTGACCGTTTCCAGACAAGTCCTTTAACACGTCTCTATCTGCGTCACTGTTGCCCTTACCATTACATCTATAAGAAGCCACTAAATAATCATCTATATTAGCCATAATCTTTTTTCTTACAAATATACTAAAACAAACAAACCCCAATCAGCTTAAGTCGATCGGGGTTTGAATAAACAATGAAAATCGATTATAATCTTCCTAACATCCTCATCACGGTTCTAGAGGCAGCATTTTTCCATGTCCACTCATCGTTAGATGTTACGTTAACTGTCTGAGCGGAACCGTTAACATCCAAATTGATAGTTTCCTTATCAATCTCAAGAGTAGAGTCACCAGCGGCTTGAGTGATGGTAACTTGCGCCTTTTGTCCACCGGCAGCCGTTACGCTTAGCATAGCCACCAACTCCTCGATAGAGACATTGGCAGGAACATTGGAGATAGTAATACTCCAAACAAACTCTCCGGTAGCACCAGGATCGTCAGCGATAATAGCGCCGTTAGCTGTCTGCTTACCAGCCGCCGTATAATTCTCGGGGAGCTGTAAAGTCAGGCCATTCCCCTCCGCCGGAGTAGCAGCGAAAGTAAGCTTAGTACTATTAGACTTACCTGTGATAGTTACATTACCACCGGTTTTAGCGACAGTGGCCGTAGGACTATCCGAAGTCACGGACTCAGCGGCGGCGGCCTGATTAACTACCAACGCTTTTTGAACGCCACCGTTAGTAACGACAATAAGATTAGCTGTACGCTCAAGACGACCTGTATATTTATCTCCTGATATAGATACCGCCTGATCACCTGATCCTGATACCGGATCGACTGTTACAAAACCAAATTTTTGTGATGCCATATTCAAATAATTTTAAAAAATGTCCTTTTATTATGCCAAAAATAACTTATATAATGTTAGCCACAAAATATGGGGGGGGGTAGATCGCACTACGGCTACACCCGCTCCACGTACAGACCTATTAAATCCTGTAGATTATGGCTGAGAGGAGTTCCGCTATCCCTAGTACACTTATACACATCAGCGTTCTGGATGTAATATTTATCCTTGAATATCTCCATAGGAGGGAAATAAGGGATAGGATCACCTATAGTCCCGGCATGCTCCTTGTCAACAACCTTATATAAGGAGGCCGTACTGAGTCCAGGCTCCCATTCTGACGATAACGTATGAGGCTGGATAACCTCGTAAAGGATATCCGTATCCTCCTTAACTACCCTAAGACAAAATCCGGTATCCACGGATAGCCCGAACTCCGCTCCTTCTTGTCCCCATATAGGAAATAGGACCTTAACATCCAATTTCTCGTTGGATGATAAGGATAAAGATTTGTCATTAACCAACATCCTATAAAACTCGACAGCTACTTTTTGAGGATCGAGAGCATCCTTCTCCTTCGCCTGTTGCTGGATGTACGCCGTGGTAACACTTACCTTATCAGGATAGCCGGACTGAACATCGACAGCTCTCACCTGTTCTACGGTAGTGGCTATACTGATCTGCTTTTGCTTGTCCCCTAACGCCGTTGTCAGATCGTTATCGTACTTATCCATCATCCCGATCAAGATCTTGCCTTCCGTCATATCGAACTCCAGACCCATAATCGTTATCTTACCGACTATAGCCCCATCAGCCAAAGCGCTACGTCTGTCATATTCAGGAATATAAATATCTTGATCATCCAAGAAAAACTCATGGAGATTTTCAGTCTCATAAGATCTCAGCTCCTCATATTTAGCCGATTTCTCCTCGTTAAGAACCCTTGACTCATCTAATCTAGCCTCAATGATCTCCTTAACCGTGGCTTTAGGATTAGCTTCCTTGAACGAAAGTTGTTCTTGTCCCAGCTCTATCCATGGAATCGGATTGCCATTAATATAATCATCATAACTATTACCCTTGGCGTAATTATCATCAAGAGGTTCGTCTAAAACCAACATATTGGGATATATTTCCCTGTTTATATATGTATATGCCATAATCTATTCTTTAATCTTGTTCTTTAACGGCGATGCTATACTTGCCTGAAGCATAACACCAGATATTTATCTCGAAAGGCTTGTTGGCCGTAGTGGTTATAGAAGTACCACTCATGCTTACATAAGCTCCAGAGTTTGGTATAGCCTGTGTAAACACTGCCGACGGGACGCATCTGATCATCAGCTCCTCTCCTATCTGCATGCCTGACTGCACGGATAGGGTGGTAGCGGCTGATAACGTAGCCGTGATACTTCTCTTGCTAATAGGCAGGTTGGCTAATGTCGTGACCGTATTAACTCCTATAAGCCTATTCACGGTCTTCTTATCAGCCGCCGCCATCAACCCGTTAGTAGACTCGTTGGCTACGGCGTATGTCGTGTTAGGAGGTGTGGCCCAAGTGCCATCTCCACGCATGAAACTGGATGTACTACCATTAAGCTGTCTCAACAAGCCGTTAGCTGTAGTAGAGGCCAATCCGTATGTGGTATTGGTAGGTACGACCCATGTTCCGTCACCACGAAGAAAAGACGTCTGTTTGCCCGCAGCGGGGGCCGGTACCAATCCCGCAGCACCAGCCGCTGAAGCCGTAGCTGCCTTCATATTGGCGTAAGTGGTATTAGTGTCTTTATAATAAGGGACACCACTGACAATAGGACAGGCGGTATAGCCAGAAGCGCTGGTTACCGTACTCCCGTTCTTTACCAGACCTGTAGACCCGTTAGCTCCTACAACACCATACGTCGTATTAGTGTCTGTCCAAGGCACATTAACATACATCTTTCCGCTACTATCCAGCTCTACCGGATAATTCTTGCCATTCTCCGCATATCCGATCATTACCAGCCCAAGGGTCGATGTATTGGCCTTGGCGTATGTGGTATTAGTAGGGACAACCCACGTGCCATCACCACGTAAAAAAGAGGCTTGTTTACCCGCAGCTGGAGCGGGAACTAATCCGGATGTTCCTGCCGCCGATGACGTAGCTCCACCCATGTTATTATATGTGGCGTTTGGAGGTGTCTGCCACGTTCCATCGCCACGAAGATACTTACCTTGCGCTCCAGCGGCAGGAGCGGGAACCAAACCGGCCTTTCCCGCAGCCGAGGAGGTCGCCGCCCCCATATTGGAATATGTGGTGTTGGTGTCCGTCCACGGAACGTTCACGTACATCTTGCCGCTACCGTCAAGAGCAACGGGATAGTTCTTGCCATTGGCAGAGTATCCAATCTTAACAAGACCTAGATTATCGCTCGTGGCTTGAGCATAAGTCGTGTTATTATCAGTCCAAGGGACATTCACATACATCTTACCATTAGCATCCAAGGATACGGCGTAGTTCTTCCCACTAGAGGAATAACCGATCTTAACCAATCCTAAAGTATCAGCCGTGGCCTGATTATAGGTCGTATTATTATCTGTCCATGGGACATTAACAAAAGCGTTACCAGAAGCGTCAACCTGTAACTTATAGTTCTTGCCAGAAGTCGTGTATCCTACCTTTACGCCACCTAAGGTGGAGGCCGCCGCCGTAGGTGGAGCGAAGGTGCTAGGTTTGCCGGTCACTCCAGACCATGGCACAGATGACGCCGAACTTGCCGTATAAGGCTCGTAACCGGCCTCAGTATTCAACTTACTATCATCCTTGACCAGATACATCTTATTCGTGGCCGTCACCTTAACCGTGTCCCCAACCTGAGCCGTGGCTGTAGTAAGCTTAAACCTTGCCGTATCGTCAGCCACCACGACCATTCTCTCTAAGGCCGCCTTAGGCAACCTATCTATATCGATAGTACCGGACGTGATCTTAGAGGCGTCAAAGTTCGCCAATGTCGTGGAGATAGTAATATTACTCCCGAAGTCGGAGGATACGCTACCGGTCACGGCACCGGACAGCGCTATGGTCCTAGCTGCCTGTAATTTTGTGGCGGTAGGGGCGTTATCCGTCTTAAGAGCGTATTTGGAAAGATCAATATCATTAGCCTTATCCAAAAGCTGCTCTATCTGCTTGCCATTATATTTACCTTGAAAATCTTCCATATCATAATTATTTTTGCTCAAATATAGCTATATACATACACACCAAGAAATATAGGGGGGGGAGATACGGGTAGTGTTAGAAGCTACCGTCCCCATGCAGGAATCCGCTACGGAATATAATAGTCTTGTCTCTCAGCTTCTGGACAGACCCCCATTCCCATTCACCCTCGCAAGGCTTAATGACATACTTATTCCCCCATGTCTTGAATTTCCTCTCTATAACGAACATCTCCGAGTCTTTCAAGACATGGAAGATACTCCCTACAGGGAAGTACTTATCCATCCTTAATATAACACGATGATGCTTCTCGTCATATTCAGGATCACCCACGATATGTGCTTTATAAAACTGGAAATCGTTTAACGTCCGATCCACAGGCTCTATCCAGTAATACCCCTTACCCATTGCTGTTTGCTATTTAATAATTATATTTGCGAAAGAATAGTAATTCATAAGGTTTTAGGTAATTTTCAACCAAGGGGAAAGGGTGTCCGTGAGGATATCCTTTTTTCATTCCCGCCCGCCCTGCCTATGAACAAAAGATCTACCTCGAACAAATGTAATCATAATAAAGTTACGGGCAAAAAGAAACCCCATCGGTATTCTATCGCCGACAGGGTTCTTCCAACGTTGTATCAAATCATATCATCTCACTCCATTTGATTGTGTCACCGACGAAGCACCGCACCGCCAGATACCTTACGAACGCCGTCCCTTCCGGAGCGTCAGGGTCTTCCAGATAAGCCAATACAGCCTTGACTATTTTCTGGTCGCAGTCCAATACCTTAGGAAAGTAGTCGCTATAGAACATAGCGAACAGATATTGGACATCTCCCCACGTAGCGTTATCAGGTTTCTTGGCCCCGCATTTATCGAACATCTGCTTAGCGTCCTCCATCGTCCATCTTCTCTTGGACCCGTCGGCGTTAAGCATCTTGTCGGCGGCTTCCCTAGCCAACTCCTTGGAAAAGTGATATCCATGGGTGTCTATGTACCGCTTATAATCCGGGTCGTCAGCGTCTGCTCCTCAGTAGTAACGACTTCTACGACCTCTACGCATGTAAGGATCCATGCTATCATACTCGTCACGGATCTCACGCTCGCCGAACCAGCCCTTACGATACATCTCGTCCTCCCGCTCATGGTGCTTTTGACGTCTCTCAAGCTCCCGCTCGTTACGTTCCAGCTCCCTCTCACGTCTCTCAAGACTACGCTCACGACGCTCCAGCTCCTCCATCATCCCGTCACGATCCTTGCCATAATGGTCATATACCCCGCCATCATAACCCATGTACGTGCCGTCAGAACGACGGGAGCGTCCTCTACCGCCTCTGCGATCATAGATCTCATCATCATATTCCTCTTGGCCATTGCCTAAATCTATAACTCTCATCTTAACCTAATTTTTTAATTAACAACTCTTTTAGCTCATCGAAAGAGGATCCCATCCTATCGACTTTCTCCTCAAGATTCTTGATCTTCCGGTCTTGATCCTTAGTCTGCTTAAAAGCCGGATTGATTTCCTCAAGGATCGAATCACAAGCCTCCACCGTCCTCCTATGCTTATCGATACTATCGATAATATCGGAGCTAGTTCTCTTAGCGGCATTAAGCTGGTTCATGATCGGATCGACCGAGCAGGCCAAAGTTATATTATTGGACATAGCGACATCCCTACCCTCCGGGACGACGTAGGTCATGGAGGATCCGTTTATCTCCACGGTAAGGTCTATCACCCTATCCTGTAGTTGCTGATATTGCCCCATCTGACCCATCTGGGGTTGCTGAAACCTAGGCTCGGACACGTTAACCACATTCCCCATCCTGAACACCGGAACATCGGACGTATCCAACGTATATACTTGAAATCCTTTCTTTAAGTCTCTAAACATATCTCGATTTTTAAGCGGGAGGGGAATACCCTCCCATTAGACATCCAATCTAACCTATTACTCGTCAACACCCGTTTCCGACGCTGACGCAGCGGTTGTAGGCACACAGCAATCCATGAGCCTCAATACACCCCTTACCTTGTTGAAATAAACAAGGCGTTCGGTGTTGTTAACCATAGCCGCTCCGGTCACAGCCACATTGATCGGGTTCACCACAGCTACGCCGGTTACCGGGCAACACGTGTCATCCCCGACCGTGGATACGGTACTGTTCGCCGGGACAGCTATCTGCACTGGCAACGCCTCGCCTGTCGTTGGAACCACCTGCCGGATTTTCAACAGCAGAAGGCCCTCGCATGGCAAGGACAGCCATACCCTTGGGTTGATGCCGAAGATGGTGTTGGTAGTAGTCACCACCACGTTCTTCGTGACCAACTCATAAAGAGACCCTATTTTAGAAACACAAGCCATTTTTAAATATTTTTTACTGTGTTTATAATCTTAAATAACTACATTCGCGTCTGGGATAGGCAGAGGTCGCGTCTTTGCTGATAAGGGTTTCTCTAAGTTCTCCCTTCCCATTCTCTTTAAAAACTTAGTCCACATTTTAAAAATTAGAGAAAATGACGAACGAAGAATTTATTAAGAACATCTCCTTTGAGGGAGAGGAATGGAGAGACGTAGTCGGATTTGAGGGACTTTATATGGTGTCTTCCTTTGGAAGAGTTATTTCTCTTGGAAGAAAAATAGTCAACAACCTTGGCGTTAGAATTACAGATCCATTTATTAAAAAGAACAACAACATAACCAACTCTGGCTATATTCAAATTCGATTATGGAAAAATAATAAATGCAATCATCTATATGCACACAGATTAGTAGCGACAGCTTTCATCCCAAACCCCAATAATTACCCATGTATAGATCATATAGATACGATTAAAACAAATAATCATTACCTTAATCTAAGATGGTGCACTAATTCTATGAATCACCTCAACCCTATTACAAGAAAAAGAAATTCTTTATCAAAAATAGGCGCTAGAGGGATAATAGAAAATAAAAGCAAACCAGTTGTTAGGATAGATCCCCAAAACCCAAATTGTATAAAAATATATGAATCTCCAATGTTTGCCAAGAAATCAGAGGGATATAACCAAGGTCATATATCTGCTGTTTGTCTTGGCAAAAGGAATCATCATAAAGGATACGTATGGGTTTATTTATCCGATTACGAACCACATACCAGTATTTCAAAGATCGAATTATCTTATAATAAAAATATTACAGACGATTTTTTGAAATCAATAATGCAACATCCTTTATTAAAAGATCTTCCACCTAATAACACTAACCCTTAGATTGCGGCATTATTGTTGCAGCAACCGTTGTTGCATCCGCAACTATTGTTGCAACATCCTCCATTATACCCATTAAATCCATAAGGATATCCGCCATAGCCATTTCCAGCAAACGGGTTACATGTTAAAAATGCAGGCACCGGACAAGGACGAATCTGGTTAACGATACTTTGAGTTTGAGCTTGCTGAGCTGAAAATAACTCCAATGTCTGTTTCTGTTCACGCAACGAATCAATCGTATGCTGCATTTCTCTTTTCTCAAGATCACAGAAAGCGTTCTGGATTTGCTGGGATTGGGCGTCAATCTTCGCACTCAAGATATTGAACTGCGTAGTAGCCTGCTCGCGGTTGTTTGCCAACCCTTGGTTGATGTTACTCTGAAGAACATTGGTTTGCTCTAAAGTCCTCAATTGATTGTCAAATCCTTGCTTCGTTATCATGTTTTGAGTAGCGCACGTGCTTTGGTTGATCAACGAACTCAAATTGCAGCAGCAGGAGCTAATCTGGTTACCGATCTCACATCCTTGTTGCTGTACGGCGTTGATAACGGCCTGAGAAGTCATACCTACCTGACCAGCCACCTTATCAATAGCGCCTTGTACGTTACAGATAGCGTTTTGTAATTGAGAGGTAGAACAGTTAAGGGCGTTAGAGATCTGATCAATAGCGCTTCTGTTACCTTGGATAGCCTGCATCAATAGCTCACGGCCATAGTCGTTGTTCAATTGAGCCGGAAGACCGTTAGCGCAACAATCATTTCCATTACCACCAAAACCATTTCCGAAACCACGTCCGCCCCATAACCAGAATAGGACGATGATCCACAACCACCAGCCGTTAGCCCCTCCGAACTGGTCTTGGTTGTTACGACCGTTCATCAACGCAGCGACTAAATTCGGATCCATCTTATTACCACCCAAAAGGCTGGTAAACATACCCGGAATCATAGATAATAAACCATTAGCGGCGCTACCGCTCCCGGAACCCATGCCGTCTAACAGCACGATTTTGTCTCCACTTGTACCCATGTCTATTTATTTTTGAATTAATAATAACCCCACCTGATGGCGGGCGTTACAAAGTTCAAAAATTAATAATCCTAAGATCGTGATATATGTCATCATCAAGGCACGTCATGTCATGCAGTTGGTATTAATAAGAACCGGTACAAGACAAAAAATCCGGGACGTATCACTACGGCCCGGATTCATGCAAATCTATAAAATCCAATGTTTCAATGCTCGAAAGAAAACGTCTCACGACGTCAAAGAGAGATTAGCTACACGAAAAATCTCGCATCAACTTATTTGTATTAGCAGTGTATTCATTAATTATCTTACTGGATGAGGGATTATCCTCTATCCTTGATAGACGGTTATCGTCACTCCTTACCGTAACATCACCCATCCTTCGTACCATGTTTTCTTGATATGATGATGGATCGGAGTATATAAGATCATCGACGAACCTGTATATTGATCCATCAACCGTCTCTCCTACCTTCTCATATAGGCCAGATTGGAAAGACACGAAATCGTCGTACCTCCCACGAGCCAAGAACGAGCCGTCCGGCCTCTCCTCGACACCGCCGTTGACCTTCCGGAGCAGGCCCGGATTCCTTTGGTATAGATATCGATAAAAACCGACATCCATCATCCTATCCTGTCTATCCAGATAGAAAAGATCCCTCATGCTGCTGTCGCTGGACTCGATAGCCACATCAAACAACAGATCTCTTACCTGACCATCCGGCAACGACATCTCTATGTTTTTTAACGTACCTCTGTCATGGTGGTTCAAAGATACGTTATAAAATCCATTAAAATCAAGGAAACGCAAGACATTATTATATAAATCCGATTTTTTTAACCTTTCCTTGATCTGGATTTTCCTCAACGAGGTACAGGATTTGATAAAATCCCGATCCTTTCCCTGCCTAGCCTCGTATCTCCTGAACTCCCGATCAATATCGACATCATCCATCTTAGGGGTTACGGGATGCTGATATATCAATCTGGTAAGGATCATGTTCTCAGTATTCAAGGATGAGATGTTGGACATAACTAGCTTCTTTATGTTATCCTTGATCACGCCAATATCAGATCGAGAAGCCCCTTGGGGAACCACGCCTGTCGGTAAGTACGAGGGCCGCTCTATCCCGATATCGGCCAACATCTCATAGGCCTGATCGGTGTCGGTTATCGGGGCTGTGTTATGGTACGTATTCCTACCCATATACAACATGCTCCTATCATACATATCGGAAGGGGATGTATTCCCGGACCTTACATACACCATCCTATCACTGGTAGAATAAGTATCCTGAACCTCGTATATCGGATTCCCTTTTCCTGTTATCCTATCAAGATCGGAGATAAAGCTATCGTATACCGAATTGCCGGCCTGTATGGAAGATAACATGACATCCAGCGACGCCATAAGATCACGGATATCCTCCGGTCTGGATATAACCATCTCATCACTGATCGCCTCGCTTATATCCACGCCCATGTCGGCAAGATCCATAGCTATGTCATACAAACGTCTAGTAACGTCCTTGATGTCCTTAAAATCGTCCATATCGATTATCTCACCAACCTTATCCCTTAAACCTTTCATGTCCTTAGGCATACTGATATATGGTATGGTATTGTAATAGTGTGAATCGGTAATCGTATCTCCATCCTGATTCCTAACCTCCATACGGGTCATATTACGATACGTGTCATACATCCGATCGGCGTAATCCTGATCCTCCTGATACCGGAGCGCCAAGGAAGGGTAGGGGACGGAGGTGAAAGCCCGGTCAAACTCCCTACGGTCGCTGATGCCGCCTACCGCCCTCATGATCGTATCCCTTACCTCCATTGGATTCAAGACCCTTCTCTTCCCTAACGAGTCATATGTATCCTCATATACCATATAATCATCACCAAGACCTGATTCGGAGGACAAGAAATATGTATCCTTATCATTAAGATCCCCTTCAGACATAAAATCGACAATCCTCCTCATCATATCCCTTACCCGCTCATACTCAGATCGGTTAGTCATGATATTATCAATCTCATCAGCGTCATACATCCCCGATCGCTCAAGATTGTACCTATTGAGGAATATATCACCGCCTGAAAGGAAATTAGATACGATCATATCATTAAGATCATTGATATTATCGACGCCCAAGGAAGTAAGGGTGTTATTGATATCCTTAACCTCATCAGCCATAAAATTACCGGCTACATAGTTCTTTCGCTTGATAAATGACATGACATCATCATACCTAGGCTCCCCGTTACTATCCAAATCATATTCTGATGGCATGGACATCCAGTCGCCAAAGAAAGACACGAAGTCGGGGGAGTAGGCCGTACCCCAGACCGATAAGGCCTGCTTCTGGTCGCCAAGCACCTCCATCGCCCTTTGGTATAATCCGGATGGTTGGTTGTTAGGGGCAAGGACATTATCTACCCCACCCTCCTTATTTTTTATAACATAACAAGATCGTCCCATTACTAAATCGTTTTGTCACAAAGATACAAAATCCCGCCTACTCTCACGAGCGGGCGGGAGCCAAATAACAATAATAACAAACCTTATGTTTCTCCGAAAAGTACAAATCTTTTTGCCGATCCTCACGAACAGGCAAAAACTAAATCCTAAATAACAAAAAAATGAAACTTATCGTTTAGCGAAAATATCTTTATCTGATCTACTCAGAACCCTGCCTTTCAATTCCAAGAACCTAGGCATCCATTCCTTAGATATCTTAGACACGATCCATTGAAATCCCTTAGGAGTCACATAGACAGTGTTAGTACCGTAGAACTCATCATCATCACGATACCTGTAACGAGCGTAACCACGATCTATCATCCTTTGGGAAAGCAACCACCTCTTACCGGTTTTGGCGAAGAACTTATTATCCTCAAGCAATATCCGAAGATTCTTCTCCGCTATATCATACCCATGAGCCTCTAGCTTTTCCCGAACCTCTCTGATCAACATATCTGTCTCTTGGGCTATTTCGGCTGTCTTAGCAAAATCAACCATAGGAGCCTGTTCTTTGATAATATTATCAGATATCCTTTTGGCTTCCTCTGCCGCTTTCTTCGCCTCAGCTAACGCACGCTTCTCCTTTTCCGATTTAAGCAAAGCCTCTAATGCCTCTATATAATCAGATGGAAGTTCATTCTTTGATGGCATAGAATAGGAGCCTGTTTTTCTAATAGAAGGAAGAACCTCCGATGTTACCCATCTTTTGAATTTCTTGGCAGATTCCATCTTAGATGACATAATCAAAGAATACATCCCTGATTCATTGATTAATTTGATCTCCCTAACAGCCTGATTTATAAGGGGGTTTATTTTAAACCCCATTGATTTACAATCACTTGTAAGAATGATAGAATCCTCATCATCAACAAACCTTTTTACAGCGTTCCCTAAGTTTTCATAACCAAGACATCTGGCTATGTCATTACCAACAAACCATGGATTGTTTTTCTCGTCTAATAATACTCTTACATCCCCAAAATCAGGATTCTCAAACAATTTTAAATTATCATCCATAATATAAAACAACGAGAGCCACCAGCGTCCGTTACTCCACTGATAGCTCTCATTTATCGCCTACGCCTAAGCGATATTAATATCTTCTTCTGGTCTAGCAACGGATAGACACCGCAAATATAGACACTTATTTTAAAACAACAAACAAATAGGAGATATTTTTACAAAAAATGTAATCAATCGCATTCCTCTGTCATATATAAAGCGTAATGATACCTATCCTCTATCATCATCACCACCTTCTTGATATCAGATAAAGTTAATTTCTTTATCTCCATATTCCTACTATCCATCCTGACGAAAGAGTCCTTGAACTCCTGATCAGTTATAGCATCCAACCTAAATAGATTGTATTTTATAAGTAACTGGGTTACGTCAAATATCAGGATATTAAGATCAATATCATCCTTCAACTCATTAAGAAGATCACGCATCATTTCCTTAATGGCGTCGGTATCAAGCTCCAGTCTCTCGGCTTCCCTCATCAACTTCTTAATGATGCCATTGTACTCGATTATGATATTAGCGTTATCATCATCGGTAGGCAGAAGAATATCCATCGTACATTCTATACCAACCTTATCACTAAGCCTTTTATTGAACTCAGTCATATAATCGAAAGCCTGATCCCTGCTTAAAGCGTATGAATGGTCAAGCAACTGCTTTTGTCTGTTATTGACAAAATAATGACTGGTGTATAACATCATCAAGACCTTCGCTCGCTGGATGCGTAGGTCTTGCATAATTTTCCGGTGTAAAAAAGAATCTAATTGCATGGTACAAAGAGTCCCCACCGGGGCCATCACACACCCGACAGGGACCAACTTTTAAATATCTTACTCGTCAGGTGATGGACTGACACCGCAAAGATAAATCAAGATAATTTATTTAGCAAGGATTTTCCGCTTCATTTTCTCCGGATACGACATTCCCGTCGGAAACCAAAGACTTATCCTCGGCTGCTTTCGTAGGCGAGGCGAACTCCGATTGGGAACCGGACGGGTTGACGAACGGGGTCTCCGTATCCTCGAAGAACGTCTCATCCCTCCTAATACTCATCCTGAACTTAGGGGCTATGAAAGGATCGTTATTAAGATCAATGTTGATCGTAACGTCATTAATCAAAATATCCTCCTTGGTCCTAGAATCGCCTATCCATCCTCTTACGTCAGCGGTCATAGGCATCTTGCTAGCGGCTTCCTTGACAGCCTCTAACCGTCCCTTGATAACATCCACGTCTCCCGCCAACGGAATCATATATGTCTTGTTATCCAGCCCGGATCTGGCTATAGCGTTGTTAAGATCCATTATATCATCAATACTTACTCCACCACCTAGACCCTCTATAATTCTGTCAGCCATTGATCCGATCATGGAAGAGAATGACGATATATCCTGATTTTTCAACCTTACGGGATATAAATAATTTCTTCCGTTCCCTGTTTTTATAGCCACGACCGGGATACGCGAATTTTTATAATCACCATATTTATCCCTGACGATAGCCGTACAAAACGGGAATATATTATACTTGATATTATCCCTCATCGTAACCACCCCATTCTCTATATATCCTACACTCTCAACCTTGCCAACCGTCTCGTTGGTAAAATCATTCTCAGACACCATCAACGTACCATTATCATCACTTACACTGAAGTTCGGTCTTCCCGGCAAAACGCTAGTGACTGCACCTGTAAACGGTATATCAATCTCTCCAGCTACAGATCCTACATTATCCCTATATAACTCAAAAACCCTACTCCTTAAATCAGCGTTACTACCTTTTGAGTCTGGATCATTGGCCTTAAGCACCGAGACGAAATTACCGTCACCATCCACGATCTTAATAACCATATTATTAACCAAATCACTACGGGCAGACTTGGTCTCGTCAGAATTAGGATCAACGGCATAAAGGCTATTGTATTTATCATACAATTCCTTGGTATAAGGATCTAACATATCTACCTTAAACCTCACGATATCGTTCTTACGAAGACTAGCCGCAGCTTCTTGATTTATCGACTCATTATTAGAGCCAAATGCATCTCCTGTATAATAAGGAACAACAGATCCATCCTGCCCCTTGCGATACACCATGAACCAGTTGGAGGTCGATAAGGCGGTCTGCCGCCCCAGTATGACACCGGTAGCGTTCTCGAAAGCCTGAGCGTCATCCTCGCTTATCATCCATCTTGAGTGGTTATTCGACTCTATAACAGTAAATATGTCGGTTCCGTTGGTGAAATCCATCACCCTTCCATTATCAGTATCAGTGGCATCAGATCTTTTAAGCCCAAGACCGTCCATAAACCTGTCAAGTCTCATTCCGCCAACTTCATAATACATAACCCCACCGATCTCTCTCTTCTGGGCCATCAACACCACCGGATTCTGGGCGGCGTTAACTTCCGTCCTGCCGGTGGATGTCCCGGGTTCGCTCTCTGTGAGGACATCACCCATAGGTATAGACTTATCGTAATCCTTGACAACCATACTTCCATTATCATACAGCCTCATCCATTCCACGAACTGGAGAAGAGGCCCATCAGAATAGTTATTGATAATATCAATAGCCTCATTAAGTTTATCCTGATCAACTTCATTCCCGTTGTCAGCATCATTCATAAGATCATTGTAAGTCTGTATAGCCTCCTTAACCTGATCCTGATCAAGACCATTAATGTTCATATCTATGATATCATCAATAGTATCCCTGATGTTATTTAAGACGTTATCGTTGGTATTTAACCTATCTATCATTGACCTAATCTTATTAAGCCTAGCTATAGGATTATCGCCAAACCCATTTACAAGATCATTGATACGATCCTTATTATTATCATATATCTGCCTCTCCCTAGGAGATAAGATATCCTCATTACCGTCCCATATCTTTATAGCTATATTATTGATTCTATCATCAGAAGGATTTATGATATCCTCATTATCAGGTACATTCTCAACGATACCGCCCTCATCAGCCTTGATATCATTCTCCATAGATCTGGCGATCATATGATTATAGGTCTTGAACATAAATGCCTCGTCCTCTCCTATAAGACCATCTTGATAAGCCTTATCTATGGCCTGATCATTGGCATAAAGGGAGTTGGCATCAGGATCATCGGTATTCCTGAAATCATATTTACTATCATCCTCCTCATAAGTCTTTCCCCATATGTTTGACAAAACCTTCATGAACCCACGTTCCTGCGACCGTATGAATCTCCTATCACGCATACGGCGAAGAGACTCATTTATATTCTTATAAGCCACAAGATTATGACGATACTCGCTAAGTAACGCCATAGCCTCTTTATAATTATCAACCCCACGGATAGATACAGCATTCTCAAAACCAACTATAGTCTCATAAGCTGCCATAAGATCGGCGGCACTGATCCTTGATTCATTCCTGTTTAATAACAGCTTAGATATATCTGTCTCTGAGTTAACTAACGTAGCTAATCTCCTCTCCAAAGCAATTCTATCCTCCGTCAATTTAAGAAGTCTATCATTCTCCTTGGCTAACTTGACCTTATCAGACTCAAGAGCTTCTTTAGACGTGATACTCTGCTGAAGCTTCAAAACATTCTTCTCCATCTTCTGTATATCATCTGTAAGCTTCCTAAGTTTCTCAAGATCCCTACTCGAATCAGGATTAAGACGAGAATATATATCTAAAGCGGGGCCTATATCCGTATTGTATATCCTTCCTAACTGATTAGCGATATCATCCAAATTATCCTTAGCCTCAAGACCGTTATAAACCATGTTAGAGATGTAGGTGTTAAATGATCTATTGGATATACCATCGGTAAGGGAGTCGGCGAATCTGCTAGCCATAGTAAAATTATCAACCTTCTTATTGAACTCACTGATAAGGTTGGACTTATACTCATTTACCTGCTCATCTGTCATATTCATATCGGAGGCTATATCGCTATTAGGTATAGACTCGATGACTGTCTTGAAATTCTCCTTAGTATCATCTAACATCCCCATTTCCTGATCATAACGAAGACGATTGAATACAGCGTCACTAAAAGTCTTATCTACGATTCTAGAATTAGGTATATCGTCAGCGTTATTATCCGTACTTAAGCCTGATAATTGAGCGTTCAGAGCCATGCTGCCACGAATAGCTTGGACAGCCGCCGAGGTCAAGGCGCCGGCATTAGTGTTGTAGGCCTCCACCATCCCCTTGTTACGGGACATGTCTTGGCTCCATTCCCTTATACCGCCTAGACTCCTTATACCCATAACCGATCCGATAATCATACCGATGCCGATCTCCTTCCAACCCTCATTAGATCCATAGGTCTCCTTGAATCCGTTCTTTATAGCTTCCATATAACCTATATTCTGACGGATGGCCATAGGATTATATCTTGATTCCACCCAATCCTCTGCGGACTTGCTGGACACACCTTGAAGACCTTCCTCGAACAAACCCTCAGATACCGGTCGCTTAATGATATTAAACGTATTACCAGCTATTTTCTGCCATTTCTTTGGTGTTATAGCCCTTAGTGCACCGTTGTCCATTCTCTCGACTCCTACGCCAAATATATTGCGTTTTATGAACTTATCCACGCCCAGATCCATGCCAAACATATCACCGAACATAGCTATATTGGATAACGTAAGGATACCGATATTGGCAGCGAATATAGCGTTAGCGGCATCAGCATTATCAGCTCTGAACTTCATGAGTTCCTCATATGAGGCTTCTCTACCATAGGCATTCCTGTAAGCCTGCTTGAAGTTTTCCTCAGATTCCATCAACCCACTCCTTGACTCTACCGAAGCCTCCCAAAGCGTTGACGTACCGATAAAGGTCAGGTTGTCCAGCCCCTTACCTATGCCTCGTCCTATGCGGGCAGCTCTTAGCATAGCATTAAACCCGGTCTTTGTAGCAGAAACAGCCTTCCCCATACCGGCAATCGTAGCACCTATTCTAGCCCCCATACGAGCGGCATTCATAAGACCAGCTCCGGCGAAGGCGTAAGATGACAAAACGGCTCCAGCCGTAAATGCAGCTCCTGACAAAAGATCATTTGTCCAAAAATTGGTTGTAAACATACTTTTAAGAAATCCAGCATCTCGCTCCTCCTTACTGTAATAATGATTAAGCGTATAATCACCACGCTTATCCATATCATCCAACCATCTGGCAAAACTGTTATCATACATAGCTGATAACGTCCCTTTTGTAACAAGCTCCTTTAATCCATAAACAGACTGACCTACTCCACCTATTCCATACAAAGCAGACTTATAAATAAACTTACCTAATCCTCTATAAGTTTTCTCCCAACCACTTTGACTTCTCGATAGACGATCATCATTATCCACATTATTGATATAACTCTCGTATTTTGGAATCCATTCACCTGTTGACAGCCTATACCTTGAATCACGAAGGTTGATCCTACTTCCAGTTATATCATAATTACCCTTAGGAATACCCGTCTCGTTTATCATCTGAAAAAGCGGATTCCTTGCTTTTACATCATCATGATAAGATGTCTCTACGGAATTTTTTATACCCTCTACTAATGATGGAATACTCCTGCTTCCCTCTCTAGACAAAACATCATTATCCATATCCGATGAACCGCGCATGCCAACAGGTATAGGGATAGAAGAAATATTATCCTTAGAAGGCATGGGAGATGGAATTGATGGAGTAGGGACATAATATCCCTGACTCTTCATCACATTCCCTATATCGTTATTATTATTGCTCATTTTTTCCATCTATTTTATCCATAGTCTCTTTATCCAACACCGAAAGAATATTGCTAAGATCAGAGTGCTGCTCATTAATATCTCTACCCTTAACAATAACGTCTTTATTGATAGCCTCAACCACGGCTTGGGTAAGATACATCTGAGGACACATATTTATAATCTTCATGATATTATCAGCATAATCAGTATTATATTCCAACACCTTTAGAGGTGTCCCGGTCCTAGCCTGCCCGTGAAAATAGACGCCAACCTCAACACCTCCAGGAAAGCCCTTGGCTTTAACATCATACGATTTGTAATTTCTTAAAACCGTATTAATAATCCTAATAGCTCTTTTATTAAGCTCGGATGTAGCTAGTTCATTGTTCTGAATATTGTACTTATCAACCATCCTAGAAGCCTCCTCAGCCGCATTCTCGATAGTAGCGAAAGCGCCAAGTGAATTAGCTTGCGCCCATTTCTGATAAGGCCTATTGGTCGTGGCAGAAAAAGATACAGGGATGATCTTAGATTCGTAATCTTCAGATCTTACATTCCTTTCCCTTTCGTACAAACTATACCCCATACTATCTAATTCCTCTTTAGTAACTTGAACCGTAGCGATATTTTTCCCGCCAGCCATAGCTACCAAATCAAATGTATTGGGATTATCCGTAGGACGAGCATACAATATGTAATTATTAAGCCTGCTATCTTTATCCTTATTCAAGAAACCAGCTCTTGACAAAAGCAGACTCTCTAATTTAGCATGCATACGCCTATCTTCTTTAGAGGCATTGGTAGAATTAGAGAACGACCATGATCTTGGAGCAAACTCGTCATATCTTCTTTCATAGACCATTTTAGAATCCTGAATAGCCTTAGCTATATTACGACCTATATTAGATGAAGACCATTCTCTTCTAAGCGTAGGGCCGTCAGCTCTAGACATATTCTTACCTAAGATCTTGATCATTTTATCCCTACTAGTCATATCGACATTATCGCTATTCATTACCGGATTGTCTACACGACTATAAGTTTTAGCTATATCATTTATATCCTCCAGAGTGAAATTTTCTCCTGAATATCTATTTAACAAATTTATATAAGATCTCATCAGCTCCGTATTAGCTATAGATCTATCCGCATAGTTGATGTTCTCGCTTATCAATCCAGCTATAGCGGAAACCTTTAAAGCATCTTCTGGTGAATACTCTTTCCCTCCAATAATAGCTCCATTCTTACCAACATCCCTCGCATTAACCATACCATTGTCAGTATATGTATCAATACCTCCAGTAACATAGTCCTGATCCCTTACAGCATCATTAAGGATATTTTCCGTAGCGACATCAAAGGCATTTGTAAGATAATCAACTTCCTCATCCATGATCTTACCATACCTATTCCTATTATCATTCGCTGCCATAAGAGCCTCGTATTTATTCACCATATTTGGGGTTGATGATAATACAGAACTTGACGCACCGCCATTATTAGTGATCCATGCCATAATATTCTCGCTATTAACACCACCATGATATATAGAAGGATTGTTTTGTATATCGTTCTCTATGCCTCGTAGATCAACAGGATTTATGGATGATATTAAATCCTTCTCACCTGTCGATATATTATTCTCATTCTGAATATATTGATTGTCAAATATATTCTCAGGAGTAACATTAGGCTGAACCTTTTCCAGCTCAATCATAACACCTGTAGGGATATTAGAGCTATTACCAGCTTCCTTGGACATTACTTCCCTAAGCTTAAGATTCTGATCTATCTCCTTTGATTTCTGCCTCCACGAGAACTCTCTCTCCTTGAAATCAAGATCTCTCATCTTAAAGTAATAATCATCAGCGATGTAGTTCTCAGATGAGTTGTTATACGACCATCTAGCGGATACACCATCAAGAAATTCATTACGTACAATAAACTCCCCCGCTCTAGCCGGGTTCATATTATTGCCAATAAAGGAAGTAGCCTCCTCCACTAACGCACGGCGCTGTTCCCGGACCTCCTGTAGTGACGCCTCAATAGCCGCCTTAGCGGAAGGGCTGGCCTCGGCCCCTTTGAGTTTGGCTAAGAGTGCGCTCTCCTCAGCGTCAAAACCGGAAACATATTTATTAACGAACTGATCAGTAGTCATGCCACTAAACATACCGGGATTAGTGGCAGCCAAATACTGACCCTCTATCTGCATCTGAGCCTTAGCGTTCTGGGATATAGATCTAGCGGCTATCGCTCTAATCTGAGATCGACTCATCTCATCAACAGTAATGTCTCTCATCCTACCAGTAGGCTTGCCATCCACTACCTCAGGAACAGAAAACTTCTTTCCCTTATTAAGACTGACGAAATCCTTCATCATCTTATTCATCTCCTCATTGTAATCCGTATAAGGAGTGTAATGAATAGGATTCATCCTTGTACCAACCTGACCATCATTAACCCATTCATAAAACGGCATTAAGGCCACAGTCTCATTTATGGCACTATATTGCTTAGGATTATTAAGCTTCATATCTTCGATCTTCTGAGAGAAAGACCTATACTCCCTAGTACCGGCGATAGCGTTCAATACACGGGTATCTAAAGCCTCTCCAAGACGGGCTTGTATGCTTCTGGCTATACCGTCAGAAGCTAGATTGGATTTACGATACACGTTATTCACATCCTGTATCAATCCATTTAACCTATTCTGAAGATATTCCCTATCCTGAGGTTTTATAATATCAGAATTGATGATATAATCAGCATACTCGTTTATGGCCTGCCGATTGGTATCTATCTTCTGCTGCATGTATCCCATACCCTGCATCATGACATCCATGTTGTAGGGTGATACGTACTTACCGTAATTCCTTAATATACTGTATTGTGAAGCCATTATTTATCCTTTTTTGCCTTTAGTTACTTCCTGAGCAGGATATAATCTCCTGTAACTTAATATATCTCCTTGAGGGTCTGCGATCAACTGGCCATTGGGACCAATCTTAACATCCCCAAATATAGATCTTAATGTATTCATGGTCGTAGCCGTGTTCCACTTCTGCTGGATCTCGTCATTCACGCTATCAAAATATCTAGCCCAATTCTCGTCATTAATAGCCAATCCCTGCAATATCCGTTGCTGATAAGCTTGACGTTGCGCTATGTTCTTGTCATAAGTATTCGCCCATGATTGAGAATTGACATTATCAGCCCAAGTTCTTTGAGCGACATTGCCCTGCTCTACCTCGTTAATATACCTACCTATATTAGAACTCATGATAGCCTGTAGGTTAGATGATAAAGCTCCTCTTTGAGAATCCGGGACATTACCCATCTGATCCAATTGTGATTGGAAAGCACGATTGGCTTCAACCATATACTGATCCGCTGATCTCAATACCGGATCCACGGTAGGAGCGTAATGCCTTTCCAGACCTTCCGTTGTCACGGATCCCGGAGTCATCCTGAACACCTCAGGAAAATCAAGACCACCACCTACTATATTTCTTCCTCCCCTATTGTTATCCGACTTACCTGTATTTGTATTGGTATTCGTCTTAGGAAGGGTACTAGCATCGATAAGCTCAGGCATATCCAGCTTAACATCGGGATCCTCCACGTCACCTATATTCATAGGACCGGGAGCCACCTTGTGAGGGTCAAGTATAAAATCAAGACCTTCCATTCCTTTCATGGATCTCAATGCCTGCATCTTAAGCATATCCTCGCCAAGTATCTTATTAACGACATCCTTGTTCTTGTCAGAGAATAGTTGGCTAAAATGGGTGATACCAGCATCGTTAAGAGCCTTATGCTGTTCCTCTGTAACAACGTCTAGACCGATCATAGGGCGAGATGTGGTAAACAAACCTAATTTATTGTCTCTCATCCTATCATGATATGCGGCTTTCTTGTCTTCCGGGTAATTACCTTGACTATCCTCACCGCCAAAGGAAACGAGCGTCGTGTAATCCCGAAGCGCCTCGGCGTTGGCGATGATCGGGTTCTCCGCCGTGGCCAAGCCCATCCACCCACCAGTAGTGTTGTATATAGCATCCTGAAGAGCCTTGGCAGCAGTAGCCTTCGGAGCGCTCATATAAGCATCGTAAGCCAAAGGCATGAACGTCTTATAATACTCCAGTCTCTCATCGGTATTAATACCGCCATAAGAGCCATCCTGACCCTGACGCTGATACCCAAACGTGTTATCCTTATTATTGTACTTGTTCTCTACGGGACGGAAAGTAAGTAGGTAATCGAATAAAGAACTACCACCTTTCTCCATCTTCTGACGAATACCAGCCACTTTCTTAAGCAGCTCTTTCTTAGCCTCAGCTATATCCTCCTCCGTAAGACCGTATTCTTTCATAGATCTGGATATGATGTTATCTATCTCACCACCCTTAGCGAAATACGTATCCTCATCCTTCTTCATCTTCCGGTCTTCCTGCTCCTTGTATATAACATTAGCGAAGTCCGTAAATCTTCCTTCTAAGCCATTAACCGTCTCGTTACTGTCATTTATAGCCATGGATAATACAGAAGCGTTTAAACGCCTCGTATTCTCGTCATCTATCTTATCGTTCTTCTTCAACTTATCCAAAGCCTTCTTCTGATCATCATAAGCTGATTTAAGACCGATCTTGATCTTATATCTGTCCATTAACGTAGCATACGTATCCTTAGGCGTGGCCTTGATCCCATACGTATCCCTGATGTATTTGGCGAAATCCGGCTCTATGGTTGTGTCGTCGGTAATAACCTTCGTTCCCTGCTCCAAGGAAACGGGGGTTCCACCATCGGCGTGCTTCTGCCCCATAGCCTCCATCGGCGCCTCTCCGGGCTGCGTCACGTACTCACCCTTTTCGACCTCTACGTTGGCTTGGTCTTCCATCGACTTAGGTAACGGATATAGATACTCACCGGTAAGACTTCCGCTATCAAACCTATTATTAGGCCCTAGATAAACACCACCTCCATCCTTATACCGCATCTGAGATTGCCGTCTCTGCCTAGCCTCTCGCTCTTGAGCTAACCTGATATTAGTACGAGTGCCTTGCTCTGACGCCATCCCTGAGAATACATTCCTTGCCAACCCTAAGACACCGCCGATGCCTGACATTACAGTACCCACGACATTAGCCGTCTTAGCCCCGGTGGATAAATCACCGTATCCCTCGCTTCTCATACGCCCTATACCACGCCCCATCTGGGTAAACCTAGATCCTATATCATCAGCTCCATAATAAGGTATGGTGGTAAAGTCAAAAACATCCGTACTGCCAGACTCATCAACCTTCTTATTGCTGTCAACGATAGCGTTCAAATCACTTGTATCAATGGTATTAATATCAGGCTGCTGAATATCAAATCCTATCTGGGTAGACGAAACCAAAGGTTCCACTCCAAGACCCTGAAGACCAACAACATCACCGGGCATGACAGGATCAACTTCCCCAGCCTTTTGATATTTAGGTATCTTTCTCTTGATTACATACTTGCTCATGCCAAATCATTTTTCGTTCTGATACAAAGATAATTTAAAAAAATAGAGACTCATCATTTAGCAACGATGAGTCTTTTTAATATCAATCTTTTAAACACGTTATAGGATTGCCCCACTTCTTTTTCCACTCATGACCAAGATAATCTATAAGTTTATCATAAGTATTTATAAAACCACCATCTATAACCCCGGTGATAACATTCTCTACAGCTACTATGTCGTTTAACTGATTCTTTGCAGCCGTATTCCTTATCCCACTCTCATGCTTGTTAAAGACAATAAAATTAATAGCCTTAGCTACCCTTGATATCTTATCAGACAACTGACTCTTGTCGCTAACCAACCTGGCAACGGCCGAACTCATCTTGATATAAGCCTCGCCAGCGGCATTCCTGTCCTCTATGAATCCATCATGCAACCATATTATCACCTTGGCGTATATCTCTGGATCCAATTCCAATGCTACCATAACAAAAAAATACGGATTTACATACCATTTCTGACCCTCCCCCTTTCCTCTTCGGTAAGCCATTCCGTATTTCTTGAGATCGGTTATCTTATTGATTTTCAATTCGTGGTTTTGTACCGTAAGATTTCTTACAGTACATATATCATTAATACTCAGCTCCCTAACAAGAGCTTTCATCTTTTCCTGAAATCCATTAGTAGCAAACAAATGATCAAGCCTTCTAGACTCCAACCCCATAGATTTACGTTTTTCATTCAAGGCTTCCATAACTTCCGTTATGCATACAAACCCGTCCTTGGACATAACAGAAATGTTCCTACCTAATAATTCCCTACTCTCTGATGATAAAATCAAATTACTTTTCATACCTTTACCAAAAGTTTTAAATTAATAAATGCGCCTATCCGCTCGTGATGAGTAGGTAGGCGCACAAATATAAGCAATACTAATATTATTACAAAATATAATAGCTTATATTATAGATAATAAAATCTTGAAATTTTACATATCTCAAATAATTACAAGATGCTAGATCCTTTTCACAAATAACGAACCTATCGCTTTCACCAAGTCATAGAAGCCAGCAGCGCTAAGCCCGACAGCCACCCCATACAACAGAGCTTCCCACCATTCACTCCCTACTAACAACGGGGATACCTGAAGAACCCAAGCCAGGATACATACCAGCATGCCGATAACTACAGCCGATAGGATCTTAGCCCACTTATGGGTGTCGATATACGGAACCACCTTAGCTAGCTGAGTGGCTGACATCGTGACGAAAGCCATGATTCCGGTAAAGGTAGTCAGATCAATAGTAATAGGCCCTTCTGATGGGATTACCTCTTGCGCCATCAAAGCGAATGGCGTCAATAACATAGTAAATAAAAACAACAACCTTTTCATACTAAAATATTTTTAAAAACAGACAAATATAACGAATTAGTCCAATATATCATTAGCTAACCCTCCTAAAGTCACGACAGGATTAGCTATATCAAGAATATCATCCAATCTATTTCCGATCCTACCCATCACGTTCGTATTTCTTAATATATCCATACCACCTATCAATTCAGCGGCCGCACCCGCCACCCCTAGTATATTCCAAAAATTATCATCATCCGGGCTTAGTGCCATCTGAGAAGAATCAACACCTATTCCTGATACACCAGATATTTTTTGGACAGAATTACTATGGGCTATATTATTCAATAACGGATACAATCTAGCGCCTGATCTCTCTATTAACCTCAAGAATCCAGGAGATGCTGTGGCTATATCACCTATTGTAAGTAAAGTATCAGCCATAAGCTTATAGGGATAAAACCTCTCCTTCCTTTTTATCTCACCCTCTTCTGACCCCTTTTTAACAGATTCTCCAAACGTGTCGTACATGGCTGTATCAAAAAGACTATTCAAGAGATCAACATCCTTGTTTCCGCCTCCTCTTATATTATCACTCAATTTAAATATAGGAAGATTATTCATCCTCCTGAACTGATCCTCATCTATAAGACCCTGTTGAAAAGCAGATCTTGACGCATTTAGAATCTTATGCCTTTCCTTGCTTAATGCTCTTATCGCCTCTTGCTTGTCCACGATGCGTTTTCGTTGATCCTTATCATAAAACCATTTATCATCCCCAACAGGACCTCCTTCGAATTTTATTGACGACATTCCTTTTATATTCAGCATCAACCCCGGTATCATATTAAGCACCAACTGCCTTTTCGCCTGTTCCTTACGCATACGCTCAGCCTCCGCTATCTGCGCCTCTGATTGAGGATCATTCTTAATATTATTAGCGATGTCCTCTATAGCTTTCTTGTTAGCGCCGGATTGAGCTAGCATCTTATATAACAGGTCTTGACCCTCCTTCTCCCACCAGCTATCCATGGAAGAACGGGAAGCCAAAGAAAGATCGGCAGGGGCTACCGTCTCAGGGATAGGCTGCTGACCTCCGTCCCCCGTACCAGAATCCCGCTGCCCGAACTCGTATCTCATTGGCTCGTTCTCCGGTACACCGTATCTGTTGGAGAACATATCGGCGAACTCAAACCGCTTCTCGTTTCTTAATGTCGATCCAAGAGGCCTACCGTATCCTTGATTCCATGCCACGGTAGCGTCCTTGTAGTTGACAGCGTTATCGAAATCGGATTTAGAATACATATAATAGTTATACTCATTCCCCTGAGCGTCCTTATCAAAGAACTTGCCTTGATTAATGTAGTTCCATCCTAATCCCGGCACCTTACCCTGATACTCATCCACGAGATAATCCAACTGCTGTGTCAATGTCGGTTTCTTTCCATACCTGCGCTGTAACTCCTTCTTTCTCGGTCCAAGCCATTGCTGGATACCAAAATCACCAGCAGCTCCTAGGGCTTCGGTGTCCCCTCCGGACTCGACGGCAATGTTCGACAGGATACCGATAGCTTGCGTTTGTGGTATTCCCTTCTTATCGGTCAAATAATCCCATATCTCATCATACACAACCATCTTATTATCCTCTGATCTGTCAGAATCAATTACATATTTACCATCTCCATAAGTCCTACCTGTGCTTACGGTCCCTCCCTTATCTTTCTTCTCCTTATCATCATCCATCAACATCTTGCCAACTATAGCCGCCGGCAAAATAGCAGGAACGTTTTTAATGGCCTTTTTTATTTTATCCGATGATTCTTTCAATACCTCGCCTGTAGCTCCAAGCATGTTATTGGAATAATCTTTAGCATAATTGCTACCTATACCGCTCACAAGGTTGTACACATCAATCTCATCCATACTATCGATATATTTATCAAGATCATCAATAGATGGAGTCCTTCCATATGTATTATAAAATTTATTCCACAAGCGAAATCTAGCTTGAGTATTAAAAGCTATTTTCTCTGATATCTCATTACTTGATGAGTTTGGGTCAGCCCTATAAGCGTCTTTTAATAATGACTCATCATTTTCGGATAAATAAATCTTATTATAATTATTACTTGAATCATATTTATGCCTAAACTCATGAGATAGGTTAGATAAACTCTCATCGCTCCTAGTAACAACCTTATTGTATTTACTAGTATAAAACCCTTTAGCATTACTATTATCCAAAGCGGAGGATACCTCATATCTAAAATCATCAAAATCAGAATCCGCCGATACCCTTAGATTGTAAGCTTCTTCCAACCGTTTCCCATTATCATCAAGCATAGAACCTATCTTATCCTTAATATGCTTGTTAGACACATCATTTATATTTTGGAGATCAACACCATTATCAATCATCAAATCCACAGCCGCCTTATAAGAATCAGGGAGATTGTTATAATTCCTTGAAATTCTCTCATGAACATCCTTGTTAAAAAAATCCCTAACCAAAGGTTCATCATGAACATATTTATCCACAAGATCATTATCTACAAGAAAATCATACAATTTACGTTTATCTTCTGGCAGAGGAATCTTCTTTACTTTATTAGCGAAAGAAAAAAATTCACCTAATACCGGGAATAGCCCTAAAGCTGATAATGTCATTCCTAAACCATCCCCAGCCTTCGATGACTCCACAAAATCTCTCACATCCATAACATCCCCGATAATAGGGATACCTCCAGCTATAATCTCGGTAATGTCAACTCCATCATTTATCTTCTTACCATATTCAGTATTAAGATTTATGCCACTAGATCCAACGGAGGTGTTATCCCTTGAAGCCACATATCCACCCCCTTGTTTCTTATCCATCTTCTCTCCCCATAGCCCATATTTCTCCCTAGGCCATATGCCGTCTATGGCATCCACATAACCAACGGGATGCTCCCCGTCCAGACGCCGGTTCCGTCGCTCGTCCGCAGGGTACAGGGCGTTGGCCAACGGCTGCGTGATATAACCCAACCCCTTATCTTTGGATCTCGACATAGCGTCCACCACAGTCTGATATATAGGTCTTAATTTCTCAGGCAAATATAACCCCGCCTCATCAACCAGCTCGCCTATCTTCTTATTTATACCCCTAATGCTGAAATTATAATTACCCATGCCATTATTCAACGGAGACAACGCACCTCTTATCCCATTCATACCCTTAACAGCGGATCCTCCACTAAGGATATCAAACTCCGGGGATACGTTCTTTAAAGGACTATCATCCATACCCCTGAAATACATGGGACGCTCACCTCTTACAACACGATCAAGATCTTCCTTATACAAATCCTTTATCCATGAAGGGATTTCCTCTTTCTTATCTTTCTTAGCCATAAATAACGTTTTCTACAAAGATAGGTATAATCAGATGCGGATTAAAACATTAGGCGGGTACATGACTCATATCACCTACCCGCCTACGCTTTTCAATGCATGTGATAAGCCGCTAGAGCTTTCTTAGCCGAATCCCTCGACCTGTACTTAGCCGGCCATAACTTTCCGGTCTTGTTACTAACCACTCTCCAGTCACTTCCTACTTTCTTTATGCACCCCGACTTGGGACACTTGCCTGAGTTCTTGGTAACCTTCCTTTTTTGAATCATAACATTAAATTTTTGTTACGGTTATATTATAATCACTCGAATTTATTACTACTCGTTTCAACTCAATATTCGAAAAATCAACCATAACCAAGGATATATTACCATACAAAAAATTAGTTATAACATCACTTGTAAAAGCGGCTACATCGCCACCCATTTCGACTTTATAATACACATACATATGCTGTTTATTAATAATACAGCTTTTTATCTTATCGAAACCTTCCTTGGTAGTATTTTTCTTAAAATCAATTCCTTCTAAAATATAACTTGAGATATCCACTCCAGAAGAACCTATCTCCTTATAAGTTCCATCATCCATCAAGGCCTTATCACCCTTACCTTTCATCTTAAGATGAAGTTGATTATCAAAATCTATATCCTCTTCAGTATTTTTCAAAGAATTTACAAGAACTATCTCGGAATCATCTGATGCAGCAACATTTAAATTAGAATGAATATATCCAACACTTAGATTAGGATAAACAGAGATAGATATATCCATAAAGCCCATACCAAGAATGGTATTTGAACCGCTGATGTAAATAGTGATACAATCATTCATTTGATCATTAAAAACCATCAAATCATTAATATTCACGCCACCTAACGCTTCCACAAAAGAATTGTTAGGTCTTATCATCCTGACATTGGACGTAGAACTACCATCAAACAACGACTTTATAGTATTATATTGAGATTGAGGCAAAGTAGTAGATTGATCTCCTGCAAGCTGTAAGATGATAGCTAAAAAAGCATCCTCATCATCACTTTTAGCTACTGCGTCCTTCCACGTACCATCACCACAAAGGAACCTACCCTCATCCCCCTTAGCAGGAGCCGGCACCAATCCCGCAGCGCCAGCCCCGGACGCCGTGGCGCCAACCATATCCTTGACCTTATCAAGTCTACTGTCTATTTGATTACCATCGTACTTACCAATAAAATCTTCCATATCGTTTTAATATACAAGGGAGAGGCGGCAAAATACCCCCCCCCCTATATGTTAATAAATCAATAAACTTTCTCCTCATTGCTAAACCAACGAACTATCATCTTGAACCGACTCTCAATGTCATTCACGAACCTAGCCAAGAACCAATCGCCACGAAGACGATCCCGCCACCTCCGATGATAATCGACAGCCCTAGGGTCGATCTTCCGGTCAATGTCATTCACATCCTTGATCCATACCGGGAGGTTATTAGTATCGTCTTTGACCTCGTTAAAATAGTCATTTATATTTATCTTCTGATCAACCTCCGTCACCAGTATCTCACGGCTATCATCATTGGTTATAGGATACCTTAACCGCTGGCTCATATCGTTCTTGTCGGCGATAACCATCCGAAGTTCACCGCTGTTGTTCGTATCATTATAAAACCATGCCTTATTGAATCCAGTAGTCCTAAGGATTTGGTAATTAACCTCATCCTGATACCTTCTGGCATCCATCCGATATTGGTAGTTCGCGAGGATCTTATTCACATACTGCTCACGTACCGGGACCTCTATAACGAACGGATATAGCTTACCGTAAAATACTTGATACGATTGGTTGGTCAATCCATGAGACCATAACCCTATCTCCTGACTTTCACTTGAGTAGTTCTTTCCAGACTGGAAATAATGCTGGTGCTCGATATAATAATCAGGGGTGTAGGATAAATATGATTTCCACTCACCCTTCAGGCAGTTATATCCAACGGTAAAGGAGACGTCTGTGAAATGGCTGGCGTCCTGTAGCTCCACCGCCTGCCCGTTCCTGTAGAACCGGCCGCCACGGAATTGGTACTCGCTCGGATTCCCTACCGGTATATAATCTTTCTTGGTTATCAGAACTCTCTTGAACCGATTGTCCCAGCCCATGGATAGCCCTATACCAAAGAACTTGTTATCGATATCATAATAAGACAACTCAGCGTCCGTATCAGCGTTATATATCCGGCTACGGATGATCTTCATCTGAAGATGCTCCTTAAACCAGTTTCTAAGCCCCGGTGTGACCTCCGTAAGATTCCTACCATTAGAATCTACCTTAAACACCTGACCACGCCTTAAATCGACCCAAAAATGCCCAAACTCGCAACTGATCATATCCCGGCTCTGGGTCCCGGAATATCCTAACGTCGTATTATTATACTCGATACCACGAGAGGCGAAAAGACCACCTGTCCCTAGCTCGCTATTCTCCGGGGATATTCTCTCCGCCAACACGTCTATGGCGTTATAAAGCCCTACCTGATTCTCGAAGCGAGCCAGTATCTGATCCGACTCTATCCCTTTCATGCTTATAAGTTTCCCGAAAGAGGTCTTGAACTCATGGTAATCCATAGGCTTGTACGACAGCCAAGGATCGGTCATGCCATTCTCCGACACGTCGGCGGTGCTCCATATGACGCCGTTGGGTCTTTGGTAAGCGCAGTCCCAAAAATTGCTATCATACGTCTCTGGTAATGACCTTCCGCCTAGCGTAAAACGATTCTTATACACAGGACTTATCTTAAACACATTATCCCTTGATATAGGGACATTACGCTCCTGAGTCCATGATATATAATCCCCTACCTCCGGATAAAATCCCTCATAAGGCTCAGGCCCGGCTATACGGAAATTGCAATTGATCTCAGACTCCACAAGAAACTGAGGTATGCCATAGAAGTATAGGAAGAAACGACCGCTAAGATACATATCTCCGGTCTTGCAAACCATCTCATAAGCGCTCTTCCGGCTAGGGAAAGAGTATAGCGATCCGGTATCCGTATCGGTCTTATTAAGATAATCTTCCCCGGTGTCGTAATTAACGAAATAACGGGGATACCCGATGTTCCGATAATCATAATAAGGGAATGGTATCATGTCCCCCTGACCGAACTGAGTCAAGTAAAACATAGGCATCTTCCTCTTAATCGAGAATCTTGATATAAATACATCACCTCCAAAAACAGGTTTACGCTTATTCTCATCCATCAACCCGCAACCGCCTAACGATACCCACCTGATATCCTCTATCTGCCCGTATTGAGCCGGAGAATATTTCTTTATCCTCATATAAGGACAGGATACGAAAGATTCACGTGTCATAAAATGAGGCGTCATACCAGCCACCTCATCGTTACGAATATTACACTCATCCTGAATACGACTGGTATCGTAACTTGAAACCAACTCCGGATATTCAAGCATATACTTATCCATACCAAATGACATGAACAACGAATGCTCACGATCGAGGTTGTTTATGACAATAGGCTTACCACCTACGGTTTCCCCCTGCGACGAGATGTCTGTTACCGGATATAACCCGCTCTTAATATATTTAGCCGTTGACAATCCACGCAGCTCCGACGCCCCTATTTTTTGGTAAAATAAATTATAATGGGCGACAGAAGTATAATAATAAGCGTAATTCCATCTAGGTCCCCTATCTATCAAGGCCGTTAACCACTGATACCTGTACTTGCCTATATCCACCACGGACTGAGCAGTGGCCTTGGCGATACCTGTAGCCAGACGGATAGCCGTCAGCGCTATGCCGACAGGGTTGGCCAAAAACATCACGCCTCCACCGACATATTGCTGTGAAGCCGACTGATATGTATACTCAGCTATAGCGGATATTAAATTAGCCATAGCCTCCACCGTAGCCAATGACGTTGCCATACTATAAGCCTTACTTCCTAATATCGTCCATTTAGGGTGATCCTCCACCTCCCTGAATATACCAGAGGATTTACCTAATTGATAACCATCAACAAGGCACTCAGTGGGAGCGTCAGGCTTGTTGAAGGCAATATCAGGGCTTAAGAATGAATACCAGATATTACCCTTCCTATTAAACGGATGCGTTATAAAATTCTCACGATTAATATCCTTATAGATATACATATCATCAGACAAATCGTTGTAAGGATAATTAGGATAAAGGTTAGCCGATCCGTCGGGATCATCGTACTTAAACATATCATAAGCCAGACCTGTACCAATAACACTCTTATCCAAGGCCCTATCTCCACGATATAGCTCGTATCCGATTATAGAGTCACGTCTAGCCTTATCTATAAGACCATTCTCTACCGCTATATCCAGAAACTCATTAACGATATCGTCATCAAGCATCACCCCCATAGGATAAATATAGGAGTCAACTCCATATTGACCGGTCAGTTGAGACGGATTACCCATAAAAGGAGCGACAGAGTTATCAGGGAACTTGTAATGACGTATAGGTTTCTGACAAAATGTGGTTGACGTATTGGGGTACTCAGCGTTATCCCCATTACCGGTGAAATAAGACTTACCCTCAACGGATTTAGGAGACCCATAGTATTTCGTCAAAGAATCTATTATATCCTTCCTCTTTGATCCTCCCGATGATATCCCGATCTTACTTGAATCATACAACTCAAAATTAGCCGGATATTTATTGGTAGACTCCCAATATCCGAAATCACCATACTGATATGGTCTGGGAGCGCAATCAGCGGGTTTATCTCCACATGAGATACATTTCGCCTCATAGGTAACAAATCTTCTTAATTTCAATTCTTTCGTGAAGAAGAATACGTATTTCACCTCCAGTGGCCGAATGCCAAAACAGAACGGGGCGGGGAAGATGGCGGTGCCGGCCGTATAGAATCCTGCAAGTTCCTTCATGTCCTGCCTCATGGCGAAACCGGTGAAGAACACACATACCGCTGGCTCAATACAAACATATATCTTATGGAAAGTAGTCTTGTCATCATTCCAGAACAAGTACTTTGGCATCATAAATATCTTATGATCCACGTAATTCACTATAACACCTTTCTTGGCATCATTAGCCAAAGGATTAGGAGCCACGGTACCTTCCTTATCCGAGAAAAATGTTATACGAACCTTGTTGTATGATGATGAGTCACCGATCGGATAATTATAGTTACCCATCATCTCTATATACATAATACCGTTATCAGGATCGGATAAACCGCTTACGTATTTTTCGTAATCCAACTCCACCCATCTGGCGTATGAGGATACATGTGGATAGAACTTGAAATAAGTCAAGTTGCTTCTACCGAACCAATTGGTCTTGGCATCAATATCATTCTGCACAGACACACGATCTTCCCAGTCAGTAGATATGCCGGTATTGAACTTAGAGTTATCACCATCACCAAAAAGACACATGGCGTTCTCAATACCAAACTGACTCTCATATTGAGGGAAGTACTTTTTCATTGAATCCATCAATATATCAAGCATAGTCTCGGTATGCTTCTTGCCTTCCCACCCATCGCCTTGGAATAAGAACGTACATTTACCCAATGACCTACCTCCTTGGAACGTGGGTAGTTGAACATCATCAATAGTAGGATTCACGTAAGGATCACCTACCGAACACCCATTAGTACATATACCCTCATCATATAACTGCCGGACATTAGACATATCCTGACACAAGACCAAGGCGGAAGAATCTATATCAGACGGGAATTTGTCCTCATCCTGACCATCCAGCCATTCTTGAACCAGATCTATGATATTCTTACCTCCACTGGAGTAATTATCGAAATCACACAATACAGAAAATTTCCTTTGTGACTCGGCGTTACTTTGTATTAAGGTGGTAGGCTCTGTCTCCGTATAATCACTAGCCAACTTATATGTAAAATCAATCCTAGAATCCACCAAAGAGTTTTTATCCAATATAGTCCTGGTCTCTATCCTCTCGATATCATCACATCCACTAGGGAAATCGGGAGCCTTTATACCGTCTTGATCCTCTGGCAATGATATAGCAGCGCATAACTCGTCAGTAATACCTACATTAGATTCTATGATATCACACAGGTTCTCTATATTATCAGCGATATAATCAATAGCATCATCTACCGTAACATCTTCCCCCATCGTGTTGATAACGAATTGGGTCTCTCCTACCGTGGCATATTCCTGCTCTACATATCTGAGTTGCTTAACATCTAGCTGATTCTTGCATTCTCCCCCAAAATCATCAAATCCCCAAGACGGGTCGTTTATGATCTTTGCCGTATTCTTAAACTGCCAAAGATAACGGCGGCTGTTCCCGGCGCACTGCGGGTTGTTCTCCAATACCGAAGCCGCTGATAGGTCTTCAGAGTTGCCGTCCTCATCAACGATAACCTCCATCTCCTCCCTTGTGGCCGGACGAGGGATAAGCGGGAATCTAGCCGTCCTGTATCCTGTATTGGTAAAGAATCTTATACCCAACGGATATACCTCGTCACGCATGAAAGAGGCGTATTTAGAGCAAGCCACACCGTCTTTATATAGATTCTCCGTGGCTATCGATGTCTGCCATTTAACGAAATGACCCAAGAAATTAACGACCGGTTGAAGATTCCATTCATTCTCCACGGTCAAGCCGTATTGAAGAAGACGATTCCCGACAGACGTCATGCCTCTGGCTGTCTTATATACCGGTATTTCCTTGGATAACTTCTCCATGGTCGTACGCTCGCTATACTGATCCGTAAGGTAATAGATGGTCCTTTCCGTTATCGGATGTATACCTTCTATGAAATACTCAAGAACCGGGCTTTGCTCACCATTAAACCCAACCGTGTTCTGTATAACACCTATCTTATAATGAGATACCTGCTTATCTATATTGGATACAGTAAGCCGGATACCCATGTTGGTTGATTTGCCCCATAAGCCATCACGAATGACTATATCCTGACGATCGAATATCATGATAGGGTTGGTCAATGAGCAATATCCGGTCTTCTCTATCCCGAACTCATCGCACAACGCCACGCAGAACTGGTAGGTCCCGGCACGCAGGCTCCCCCCGAACTCCACGACCTCAGGCTCCACGCACGGGGCCGTCAGCAGCGGGAATACCAGTAGCTTCTCGCAAGCCAGCCTACACCTCTCTATTGGCTTATCATCCCCACATGTCTTATATCCATGATAATGATACCAGAAGTCACCATCATCATCCGGATTAAGTGCCTTGTCAACCATAACATATCGCTGGGGGTTATATCCATCAGTCCAGTATATCACCTTACCACACTTCTCATCCTTGATCTCTATATCAAAGATCGGGTGATGAATGGAAAAGTTAAGACAAGGGTCATCGGTCCCATCCTCTATCAACACCTCCATCAAATCACATATCTCATCGAAACGACCATCCGACTCCTCAAGCCTCTCGCCAAGGATACGATGAATATCTTTCCCTGATCCCGCTAATTGATCCTCTACGGTCTTGACATAATCCAATGACCTCATGAACGTGATCTTAGAGGTGTTGTTATCAGGATTCACCAGAAAGAAATAAGTGTTATCACCAGCTATATCATTCTTATACCCAATAACCTTATAGCCATCAAATCGCTTACATAAAAGGGTACTAGGCTCGTTCTGGATCTTAAGCTGGCTTCCATCGTCACCCTCTATGGTAGCGTTCAAGGCGAAACTATATTCAGACGGGGATAGATCCTGTGGATGCTTATCCCTGTTCATCCCGGAGTCGGGAACCGCTATGTTAGAGTTATTTTGCACGACATTATCTTTTTCGCAAATATAATAAATCCACCAGATAATCACTTATGTGGCGGATTCTAATAAACAGTACGTATTATGCAAAACATTCAAATCGTACAAAAATAAAAAATCCTCCAGACTTTCACAAGTCAGGAGGAGAACTAAATACTTTTAAACGCTCGTGTAAAGTACAAAAACACAACAATTACAAATTTTTACCCATGTAGTTCGATTGCTTATCGGCATCCTCTACAGATATGTAAAAGAAACCGTTAGTCACGTATCTCTCATTGACATCCACAAAATCAGTAGATCCTTTATCCACTCCTTTCTTCGATCCCTCATCACACACAGCTACCAGACTATTAAAGTCATTGGAATAACCTACGACTACACCGTGTATATCCCGATTTCGAGGATCGAATACGTACCTCATCTTACATCTGTCATAAGCTAACTCTAAAGAGCTTTTGCTTAACCTCTCATCTAATCCAGCACCCGCTACCAAGGCCAAAACGCTCTTTGATATGTCACTCATGGTGGTATCCTTGGTCGGAGCCTTAGGCATAGAAACGCCTTCCATGACAAAATCCAACGCCTTATCTACAAGACCATCGAAATCATCATCTCTTATATAATCCTTAAGTACCTCCAGTATATATAACCGGACATGGAGTTCGTTATTTACATCATTCAATGTGACCATAATACTAGTTTTCGGCAAAGCTAGATTATTCCTGCGCAATAAAAGATCAAATATGTCATAAGTAAAGGACTAAAAAAAATAAAAAAACTCCCCCATCCTCACGGACGAGAGAGCTGATAAATATTTGTATTATGAAAAAGAATAATTACTCACCTATTCTTACAATACAGTCACGAGACTCCTTGTTGTAGATCATCGTGCCTACCTTAGAATACAAGGTCTTTATATTTTGCCAATTATCCTCACCATGGGCGGATACGTTGGTAGGGGCATCACCGGTATAAACCTCCTCGCCTCCGATATTGACAAAATCATATCCACGTTTCTCCATAGAACCGCCCTTATATGCCGTGAACCTGATAGTGACATTACCTTTCTCACGACCACCATACCAGTTACCGTATATACTACACCTGATCTCAAGAGGTAATTTATCATAATTATCGCCATCCAACAACGGTCCCATCTGGATCAAGGCGGCCTCATTACCTGATTCCATGTTATCACCACCGTGGATAAGATAATCACCTACCCGCTCCTGCGTGGTCTGGTACTGTTTACTCCAACCAACAAGCTTGCCGTCAACGTCCGGGAGGCCGGTGTTATCGAAACCGGTAGCCGTGTCAAAGTCAATGCCGTCCTCGTCAGCCCAGATATACCTAAGCACAAGGTAATCGAACTCCGGGATGATCACCACCGGGACGGACTCCTGCCTGCACACGAACGTCTTCTCCTCCTTGGTCCCCTCTTTTATAACCTTGTATGTTACCTGACGTATCTCGCCAGTCTCATTAATATCAGCGGTAACCCTAACCTCAGCAGAACCGGTACCACTTGTCTTATCTAAATGTATCCAATCAGCCATATCATCGTATTTTGTTAAATAAGTTTAATATACTTATCAAAAGCGTTGGGCCACATACGCTCATGAGACAGCATCCTCCTCCTATTATCCTCAGCCAGCTCCCGATAATCATTCAAGGTAATCATCGACATCTTAAGCTCTTTCATAGCCCTAGCGAACTTACCAGGCTCCTGCTGAGCATATAATTTATAAGCATCACCAGCGCCTTGTATCAAGCCATTCACAGCGGCATTCTCGAAGATCTTCATCTTGATATACGTCTCGACATAATCCTCAAGGTATCCTAACGCCGTTTCAGGTATATATGGGAGACCGTCATCATCCTTGGGTGTAGCACGATATATGATGTAAATAAATCCATCAAACCCGGTATACATAGTATTGCCGGATATAGTTATATCATAATTATCCCAATCGTACTTATCCCGATATTTGTCGGCGGCGCAATCACGCCTCAGTCCTCGACCTATAGACAGCCTTACGGGATGATGGTAATGAAATCGAACCTCGTGAGACCCGATATATATCCTCTCCGTGATCGTCTTCTCAAACTCCTCCTTACAGCACTCGGTGCAGGAGTTCCAACGGAAACCGCGCTCGGTGCGCTCGACCCAGCCGATCTCGTGTTGGAGGTCAGCCTTGGCCTTGTCGCCGCCCGGAATCTCACAGACAAGAGGCTCACACCTATAGGCATCAAGCATGTCGAAAAAATCAGAAGGCAATACCGCCTGTTTGTTGCTGGTCTTGACAACCGCCTCGGACATGACCGCTATAACACCCCCGAACCTTTTCAAGGCGATCTCAGCCCATCTATAAACAGACGAGGTATCTATAGCCCCGCTATCATCGTATTTATGTAAATCGGCCTTGATCTCGGCCAACAACCCTTTTATAGTCATATTCAAGTCTTTTGCACAAAGATATGTATTTGAATCCGTGATACAAAAAAAATCCAGTCTACCCTCACGGGCTAACTGGATCACAAAAAAACTTCTACAGCTTGTAAACCCATTTAACTCCAAATACCTTACTCTCCGACTCAACCTCCCGATACAAGAACTTATATCTCCTACCTGATTCCATAGCCAACCTACATTCCTTATTCAAGGCCGGAGAGATATATAGATGAAAATACTTATTCCTAGGCATAAAATCCATACACGTATGGACGTAAGAATATCCACCCGTCCCACGCCTATTAATAGTACCGGTAAGTTTATTCAGATATATCTTGCGGTTAGGATTAATCTTATGACATAGATAACCGATGTTGTTTATATAAACCCCTCCCTCATCCTCCAGATACCTATCACGTATGACTTTCCAGATCAACGACTGGCACTCAAGGATATCATTCTTATCCACGATCGTATGCTTCCTCCTTTTCCCGTTCTTAGACATAATAGATCTATAGAATCGAAGAAAGTATTGATCAAGTATTTTAAATGACTTTGTTTTCATATCACAAATATAACGATTTCATCCTAATACAAGAAATTTATACACAAAAATACACCGCCTGCACCAAGGACGAGGCAAATAGGATAGCCGACAATAACCTACAATCCGATGGTATCTCTTACGCTAATGGCTTGGCGCAGGCCGATAGATGCGATTGCCTCGAAACATGGAGCGCTTACGCTAGCGGAAGTTTTAATGGACAATGCTTAAGTATATCCGTAAGCTATGATAATCCATGTGGTAAATCTAAAACAGCATCATTTGATGTGTATTATACTAGATCTGAACCATCTGGAGATGCAGAATATTTCTCTACCACTAAAACAGTCACCATACCATCCGGATCGGGAACGATATCAGGCGGAAGTGATTGTGTTAGCAATGCTACAAGCATGTATGTATCTAATCCAAGTCAAGGTGGAGGCTGTTAAAAACAAAAAGGAGAGGTTGATTATCCTCTCCTTTTTATATAAACCTAAGATCTTTTCTCTTAGTATGATTTAATATCCTACTAATATGTCTGGTACTTAATCCCGTTCTTTCCTTTATCTTATCATAGATATAACCCTTGGATACGTAAGCCGACATATCTCCCAGATCTTTTATAATCTTGTCATACATATCATGCACCTCATTATATCTTATGATAGAGCTGTCTCTCATCCCTCTTTCGCCTATACCGTCAACTATGACGTTATTGAAACCGAAGAAATTAATTATTGACCTTATTATATTTATCATCACTGAATCTTTTGAGTTTTCTTGTTAATATCCATATCCGGATTCTCGTCCGTAGGAATCTGCAATTTGGTTATCGTCTCCCTTAACGTCTCTGAGACAACATATTCTAGTAGCTTGTCAGGACATACGAAATCATAATCCCATTGAGATATACATGGATCATCTTTTTTCGTTCCACATCCCCCTAGCTCTAATGCCGCTTTCCTGTCAAGGGTTATAAGATCCACGTTTATAGCCTCTATATTTATATCAGGTATATAGATATATCCATCATTGACGTAATAATAGTATTGATCTATATTACCATATTTACGTTCCTTGTTATTAGCGTATTTTCTTAACGATATAGGAGTAAATATAATATCATCCATGATGTTCGATACCTTTATAATAGCCGGTCCTATACGGGTATATATCATATCGGGAAGCCTTTTCTTGGATCTCATAAGTATCCGGCATAACTTGAACTCATCAAAACAGCAATCAACCTTCCGGACTCTCTCCATCTCCAGACAATTGATATGGGTGTATAATGATTCCTCGCCGAACAAAGTACCGTCAGCGTATTTCTGGGCTATATAAGACCTTGCTTTTTGTCTGCCTATAGATAATATCCACCTCCTACTGACATGAGCGTCCTTATTGATGGAGTTCATATCATTTATGATCCTAGATACAAATTCTGAATTTTTCATGCATGAAATACTAAGGAGGGGATATACCCCTCCGGTTATTACTTTTTCTTCTTAACCTTGCCTCCACATTTCATTTGAGGTTTCTTTTTCTCGGAGACTTTGCCTCCTTCTGCCATCTTCTTTTTCTTAGCACATGCCATAGTCTTACTTTTTTAATGTTAGTGATACAATATTAGTCATTTCTATCGAAAATAGAATAAACGAGGTTGATGAAACTACCAACTTACCGCCGCGGCACAGGCTGACGCACAGAGACTAGCGCAGGAAAAAGCCAATGCGATGGAGTGCGATTGCGCGGAGCCAACAAAGACATGGTCATGGTCGGTATCTATGAATAATGATTGCATGAGCCATGAACAACTTGTCACATCAAGAGGATTTACGATTACATATAATAATCGATGTGGTAGATCTATATCTGGTTCTGTGAGTGGTATAGGATATACACAAAACGGAGAAGAGCAGGTCAATAGCGCTAGCTTTACAATTCCCGCAGGATCCGGGACCAAGAGTGGAAGTGTATATTTTAGCCGAGAAGTGGTATGTGGAGATGTAACAATCTCTGGTCATGATTCAGGTAATTGTTGACAATCACTGCTGTTATGGTTTTTAATAAAAAGGAGAGACTTATTAGCCTCTCCTTTTTTGTTATACATCAGAATCTTAACAGTTCCCAGATCCTCCTCCAGAAACACTTATAGACCCACATTGTACTCCTGAATCAAAACCTATAGTACCTGATTTTGTTCCAGATCCAGTAGGTATACTTACAGTAGTACTTCCAGCCGTAACAGTTTGTCCATGGTCATTACGACCAGTAACAGTTACAGTTATTGACTTAGATGATCCACATTGGTTGTTGTAAGTCACCTCATAAGAACATCTTAAAATGGATGTGGAGCTGGGTAGGCCGTTGCAAGGATCACCGCTCAGCATAGCTCTGGCGCTCCACGTTTTGGGGCAATCGCATTCCATAGCGTTGGCTTTTTCCTGCGCTAGTCTCTGTGCGTCAGCCTGTGCCGCGGCGGTAAGTGCGGCCTTATCACCGTTACACTTACACCAAGCGCCATTGTTTCCGCCAGAAACCCAGTAAGCGGAAGCCTTCGGAGCCGTACATCCTGACGGACAACCTTGCTTGGTAGCAGTAGCCTCTACATAATCATTACATACTCTTCCACTGCAACCCGCATCCGCTAATGCCTGAGCTTGAGATCTAAAGCTCTCTATCTTATCGCTAGCCTGAGCGTTGGCAGAAGACGTGCTAGATGCGCATATAGATCCAGAAGGTACATCCGGATAGAAGATCGTTACTCCACAAGGTCTATCAGATGGACAATTCCTACTAGTAGCAGATCCTCCTTGGAAACCGATCGTATTACAGCAAGCAGATCCATAGCTTAGATATTCCTCTCTTCCACAATCATTTCTATATAAAGCTACACTTTCGCCAGATCTACACTCAGCCTCTCCTATTCTACTCCAAGAATTAGGATCACAACAGCTATCACAAGAACCACCTGAACATCCACAATCGCAAGACTCATGCAACCTGTTCTCAGTCTCGTCAGAGTGACATCCAGTGCTATCAGTCCTTCTATACCTAGCCCAAACATCACCACCTGAGCAATAGTTTCCGCCATCATAGCTCCAACCACTCCAATTAGGAGGAGTGTCCTCGCAATCTCCGTTCTTATTAGCGTAAGCTTGAGCGGCGGCTCTGGTAGCTGAATTGCTTCTGAATGCCTCTTGAACCTTGTTATTGGCGTCAGCCTGAGAGACCGTTGATGTTATAGGATCTAATCCTAACGAGCTATAAGGAACTGATATAGCCACACCTTGTTTACAAGAGCCGCAATTATCCTTGTAGAAAGTAGCGCTTCCAGTACCGGTCCATACACAAGTGCCATGCTGGTTAGCGTAATCTTGTCCTTTCTGATCTAGGATCTGCTCTGCCTTGCTTCTGGCATCCGCCAAAGAAACCTTGCTGGTGATGGCCGTGCCGCCGTTGGCTTGTGTGGAGGTCACCGTTATCCTCTGGCCTACCCCGCCTTCGGCGCAGTTGTTCTTATAGAAGTCACGGCTTGCCACGTAAGTCCATGTACATCCTCCGTTCTTGTTGGCATAGTTCTGTCCATCGGCTCCACGAACAGCATTCTCGGCCTTCTTATTAGCGTCAGCCAAAGATATGTTGGAGGTATACGGATGTCCCGGCAGCCTGTCGCTACTTACGGATACCATGTCGCCTACGCCGCCATCAGCGCAATTGTTCTTCTGAACCTGACCGGTATAGCTTCCTGTCCACGTACAAGTACCTTTCGAGTTAGCCACGCTCTGTCCCTGAGCCGTAACAGCCGCCAATGCTTTGGCGTTAGCGTCAGCTTGTGACACACATGACTTAAACTTACCATCAGAGCTAGGACTTGGGTCCGTAACATCATTCTGGGTTACAGTAACAGAACTACCCACACCTCCGTCAGCGCATTGACGGGTAAAGGCCTTGGATGCCGTACCCCACCAGAAACAGGTGTTGTTACCTCCAGCTATATACCGCTCTTGATTGTTAGGATCAGTATAACAGGTATTCGTATTGCGTTGATGTAATTGAGAGATACAGTCCTTACATACGGTCTCTATAGTCTCCCATACTGGTTGCTCGGTCTTCGTATGGCACGTATCATCGTAGTTCTTGTTGACGAACGCCTGACCCATCCTATCAATGTAGGCCTTAGCCAAAGCGTCAGCCTCCTCTTGTGAACGGGTAGAGGTAAAGAACTGTCCCATAAGATCCGGGGTTACGGTAATAGGATCAGCGTACTGGCAAGTAGGACACTTAGGAGTGAACTCCTTACTATAATTACCGACATATATCTTCAACTCATCACAAGTACCACGATCGTTGGCTATGGCCTGACCTTGCGCCTTGACAGCGGCCTTAGCAAGCTCGTCAGCGGCGAACTGGCTCTCGTATGAGTAGAATGGGCCTCCGGTTACATCGGCCTCAGTAACGGTAACTGAAGACGGGATAAGACCGGACGGACAGTTATTCTTCTCGAACGCCTCGCTATAATGACCGGTATATTTAGGAGCCTCATGACAAGTGCCTTGCTCATCGGCTATCTTCTGGCCTTGATTCATTACAGCGGCCATAGCCACTAAATTAGCCTCATCTTGAGATACGCAAGACTGGAACGGATGACCATCTACCATGTCCTGTGTCACGGTGAACGGATCTCCTACCTGATTAGCGCCACAATTGCTCTTCGTGAACTCGAAGCTGGCCTTACCGGTATACATAGTAGCGTTAGAGCAAGTACCCTTGGTATTAGCCAAAGCCTGTCCTTGAGCTTGTACAGCGGTCATAGCCATAGCGTCAGCGGCGGTCTGTGAGTCGTTGGACTGGAATGGGTGTCCTTCTACCATATCTTGAGTGATCGTCACCTTAGATCCGATCTTGCACTCACCACAGTTGTTTCTCGTGAACTCCAAGGAAGCACGGCCGGTATACGTACAAAGGGCGTGGATATTGGCAAGAGCCTGTCCTTGGGCGTCAACGGCGGCCTTGGCCTTGTTGTTGGCGTCCTCCTGAGATATAGTCGAAGTAAATGGATAACCATCAACCATCCTATCATTTACCGTATAAGTTCCACCAGTACCAGTACCACAATTGTTACGGGTAAACGTACGTGTATAAGTACCGGTATATACAGGAACCTTCTCACACTTACCTTTCACGTTAGCCACGTCCTGACCTTGAGCCTCAACAGCGGCCTTAGCCTTGTTATTAGCGTCCTCCTGAGACACGGTAGACCTAAAGTCTCCTGTCACCATAGTCTCGTCTACAACAACCTTAGTACCGTACTGGGTCTCATCGCAATTATTACGGGTAAATTCCTTACTGTATTTACCATGATATACGACCTTCTCCTTACATTCACCTTCAAGGTTAGCTTGTTGTTGGGCGTTAGCCTCAAGATCGGCCTTAGCCTTATTGTCAGCATCCTCCTGAGAGATAATAGAGAAGTACTTACCAGCGGCTACAACATAAGTATAAGGTTGACCGATATGGAACTCATCGCAATTGTTTCTAGTGACTGTCTTCTCCATCCTAACGTTATAGTAGACGTTAGTCTGACAATCGCCACGCTCGTTGGTGATAGCCTGACCTTGCGCCTCAACAGCATCCTGCGCCAGCTTATTGGCGGCATCCTGTGATACTGTAGAAGTGAACGGATAGCCAGAACACATCTTCTCGTCCACAGTGAAGTCAACAGGAGTAGAACCTTCAGGACAATTGGTTCTCTGGAATACCTTAGAATACGATCCGGTAAATACCGGTATCTTCTCACAATTACCCTTGATATTAGCTATATCCTGACCCTGAGCCTCTACAGCGGCTTGTGCTAACTTATTAGCCTCCTCCTGAGATACGATGGATCTAAAGTCTCCTGTAACCATCGTCTCATTAACAACCACATCCGTTCCGTATTGAGTGGAGTCGCAATTGTTACGGGTAAAGGTCTTGCTAAACTTACCATAATAAATATTCTCCTTAGGCTTACACTCACCCTCCAAATTGGCTTGTTGTTGACCGTTCTTCTCAATATCCTCAATAGCCTTCCTATCGGCGTCCTCTTGAGAGATAGAAGACACGTACTTACCCTCAGGAACGATGTAAACATATTCCTGACCATCACTGAACTTATCACAATTGTTACGGATAAAGGTTTTCCTTTGCTCCTCGTTATACCAGATGTCAGTTATACACTCACCATGCTCATTAGCGTACTTCTGTCCGTTAAGAGCTATATCCTCCATAGCCTTAGCGTCAGCGTCCTCCTGTGAGATAAACGACTTGTACGTCCGTTCCTCAACCACATACAAGACAACCGAACCGTGCTGGTTGGCTAGACAGTCATCCTTGGTAAACGGCTGAACCATCTTGATATTATAATAAACGGGCTTGGCATCTTGGGCTATCATATACTCCTTAACAACACTACCGTCCTTTGACGTTATACGGAACTTAGCCGTACAGATCTGACCGGTGTAATTAGCCTTGTATACGATGTTAAGCTTATTATCGCCTACCCCATGGCTCTTGTCGTTAATGGCAAAGCAATTACCCTCAACGCAATTCTTATCTACTTCCCTTGCCATGTCAATCCTCCTCTATTCTCCATGAAACATTATCTCCGGCCTCTACCCTCACGATCTGGGTATCACCATCCTTATTAAGCGTCAACCTTTGCGGATCCACGTTAAAGGGTGGTTCCGGTTCCGGCTCCTCGCTGCCATCGCCACAAGTGCAACATACCAGTTCAATATCATACTCGGTATTGGACTTGATATCGATAACGACCTGACCGTTCTCACTAGTCACGTTATCAAAGTCATGATCAAGTATAATATAAGGTATATCATTAGGCTGTTGATTGATATTAACAACCTTGCCATTCAAGACAAACATCTCATGATGCTCCTCGTTATCCATGTTCTTAGGCATGGCTATAACGAAGCTAGCGTCATACAGGTCAGTGGCTCCCGGATCCTCAGGATCGGCGTACACCACGTATCTGCTATCCTCGTCAGGTATCTTAACGGATAGCCCGTTGACGTTCATAGACACCATATAGCATTTACTTACCGAACCACCAAGAGTAAGGCAGGAGGCCTTGACCGAGGCGGAGTTAAGCTTGGCGTTGATGACCGCCGTCCCGCCCTCCATGTCAAACATGATATTGGCCGGATCCACGCTCACCCGCTCTATACCCTTCTGGGTTATAGTAGCGAGCTTCGTAACCTTGCCTTTCTCGACCGCTACGTAAGTCTCCCTAGGCAACCTACCCATCCATCCCGGCTCTACCTTGATCGCCACCTTGTCGGGACCGGTACCGGAAATCTTGTCGTAGGACACCCATGAGGAGCCTTGCTCGATCTTAGCAAGAATATCTTTTAAATTATTCATATCATTCCGCTTGAGTTATAGTCCATTTATCACTCTTGCCTACGATAATCTCCAGAATCTGCTCACCGCCCTCAGGAGGATACTCGAAGTTAGTAGGCTTAATCTCAAATACACTGGCGCCTCCACAACCAAGATCGCAGATCATGTCCGGCAGCCATCCCTCCTCGAAAAAGCGCTCTATAAGCTCCCTGACGGCCTCCGAGAAAGAGTCAAGCTCCAATCTATCGGCCGGGACAGATCCTTTCTTAAGTGTCTCACCACATACCCAACCGTCGCACTCGGAAGCCAATACCGTATCATATACTCTATTAGCCATAACAAGATGAATTTAAAATATTACTATTTAATGTAGTATATACGATATTAACATCAGCGAACTCATCGCCCATGCAATACCTTTTCTTGAACTTAACGGATCTACCAGAAACGACATACCCGTCGTTAGGTACGATAGTACCGCAGTAGGTCACGCTAAGAACATTCAGAGGCTCGTATCTTAACCTTACGGCCTGCACTCCCTTAAACGAATCCCTTTGGATGGACGCCGTGGCGCCAGATACGGCAACCAGCTTCCTTACCAGAGACTCGATTACGTTATTCATGCCATCTCCGTTCCTGATATCTGCCTCAGGAAACGACTGACCATCATATATGATCTGGGAACTGTAGATACTACATTCGTTCCCCGGTCTATATTCCGGCTTACATGGATTACAATTTCTCATATTATCAAATTAATTTATTGATCATTCTTCTTAACTCGGATATCTCCGCATCTCTATCCCGTATAGCCTTTATCATAGCGTTAAGGACATCAGACATATCACAATTAGGGGACAATCCCAGCGACTCCACACGAACCTTATCACCGGGATAAATACAATCGGTACTCATGTACGTAGAGCACGGTACTTTCGTGTCGTCTACAGTAGGTCTGTATTGTTTTTTATTGCAACCATTCATTACCAAACCTCCTCTTCAGTCCCGCTATCCCCGCCGCTACCACCGGCGTTGACAAGCTCGTTTATAATCCTCTTCAAATCCAGAACCTCACGATGGTATAAATCTATCTGCTTATCCCTAGACGCTATAATACGCCTCAATGAGTCTATAACGACAGATATATCAGTACCTTTCTCTATACCGTCCACCACCAACTCATCACCTGAGTATAAGACGCATTTATCATATAAAACTATAGGACATCCATAGCCAACACAAGGCTCGTCCTGACAATCCCGATCGCAAGGATCACAAGGATCCTCGGGGCATTTGTTAAGAAACCTATCTATCTTAACGCCATGACAACACTCTTCGGGACGTTCCCGTGAATGATCATGACAACAACCACCTGTATTACACATATTAATAATATTAATGTTTTTAGCAAAGATACTTATTTGGTTTGGAAACAAGACAACATACGTTATTAAACAATATAAGGGATACGTCATTCGCATCCCCTATACCCATAAACCATAACAACAAGATAAGATCAGGACTTCAATTTAAGAACAGGATTACCCCATCTGTCTTTCCACTGCCTTCCCAAATCGTTTATAACGCCATCATAGTCTTTTATATATCCAGCCTTAATAGCATAAGATATATTTCTTTCTATTGATACTATCATATCCAACTCCTCGAAGGAAGCCCTATTTCTTATCCCTTCCTCATGTACGCCAAAAACAACAAAATTTATACCCTTAGCAATTCTTGATAGCGATTCCTTTAAATTGCTCTTATCGCTTATAAGCGAAGATACACTGCTGCACATCTCTATATAAGCGTCACCAGCTGCATTTCTTACCCCTACGATATTATCAACAAACCACATTACGACATCGGCGCAAACCTCAGGACTCATTTCCATAGCCACCACAAGGAAAAGGTATGGGTTCATATACCACATCTGTCCATCCCCCTTTCCCTTTCTGCACGCCAATCCCATTTTGTTTAAATCACTAAGATTTAGGGTCTTGTTTTGTAGGCTGATATTTATCCGCTTACATAAATCCCTGTTTTCCAGTCTACTAATTATTTCCCTACATTTCTCCTGAAAGCCATCATACTTAATAATATCATTAAGCTTCTTAGGGGATAAACCCTTTTTAAGCCTATCATCAGACAAGACCTTCATAGCTAAAGTGATGTTAACAAAACCATTATCACTGAGCGCAGGTATAACAACGCCCATCAATCTCCTATCAGAAGATTTGATTTCAACCCGACTTTTCATAACTTTGAACAATATTTTAAATTAAACATAATACCTATCGGTTCGAGATGAATAGATAGGTATGCAAATATAAAACATATTCAACATACAAACAACTGTATTACAGTATATAAACTTATCACCATTGATATATATACAAAAAATGGAGGAGATATACAATCCCCTCCAAACACTAAATCAACTATTATGGAAAACTAAACGCGCATCATCACCAATAACATTGATCCTCTTGATCAATATTCTCAATCCATTTCTCGCACTCAAGATTAAGATCAGCATGTTCCTGTCCCTCTACCATCAAGACCTCACGAGCCTTGGCGTTGGCATCCTCAACCGATATCCATGACCTAAACCTGTTGGCTTTGATAGAGTAATATACTTTACCGGACTTATATCCGAACGGACATACCTTTTCAAACCAATCACCGATCGTAGTATTATAGAATACAGGGGAGCAACTACCTTCGGAGTTAGCCTTCTCCTGTCCTTCTTTCATGAACTTCCTATAAGCTAACGTATCAGCATCAATCTGGGATATATCGGATATGACGGCTCCGGCTGGCAATTCATACACAATACCTTCTTTACCTGATGTCCCAGCCTCACAATCGTTCTTGTAGAAAACGCCACGAAGAGGCTGTGAGGCCCAGTCCTTACAGCATGTCCCAACGGCGTTGGCCTCCCCCTGCCCGATCCTTCCAAGCTCAACCATCGCCTTATCATTGGCGTCTTTCTTGGATACGTATGACACAAACCTACCTTTCTCTACACATATCTGTTCCTTGGATCCCTTACCGCTTACGCAATTGTTCTTGATAAACTCATCGCATACCTGATCATTATACCATACAGCCGGTATTATGTCGGCATATGTGTTGGCGTAATCCTGACCGTTGGCATTGACATCATCCTCAGCCTTACTATCAGCCTCCTCCTGCGTATCGCCAAAATAAACATTGGCCGGCACCCGGTAGTCAACAGAGCCGCCCACGTACCCGGCAGGCAGGTTGTTTCTTGTGAACGTCCGTACTATTTCTTTATTTCCATATATCATCGTAATTCACTTTGTCACAAAGATAAATATTTTACCGATATGAGACACATAACCGTAAATGCAAATACGCAGTTACCTGATTATCAATTTTTGGGCAAAAATGGAATTAATTATCCCAGTGATTAAACGACTCCGATCCGGCGAACACCCCATAGTCCCTAAACATACCTCCACACAATATGAAATCACTTTTCTTGCTACCATTTATAGATGACAATATGTATTTATATCCCTTGCCTGTTATGTAAATAGTCCTAGCATATATAACCTTACCAGATTCGGTGCATATATTCTTATCACGATAATGAGCAAACTCTTTCTTTACAGCATTAGCCGTAATCTCCCAATCTCCATTAACCTTAACCCTTTTGACTATTATCTTTATCTTAACAAGAAAATCACGTAGACATCTATCACTTATGATTATATTATTCTGCTCAAGTTTCTTGGCCAAATCCCTTATCAGCAAATCTGACTCTCCAGACATGATAAATGACTCAGAAAACTCTATATCCTCTCTCTTCGATTCAAGAACCTTAGCCACCTCCTCAGCTTTAGCCTTCTCCTCTAACGCCAGCTTCTCGGCGGCAACCCTGCCACGATATTCCTTAGCCCAAGCCTCAGCAGCGGCGGGAGGATCATTAAAATCAGGAATCACGCATTTGCCTGTAGTGAGAAGCTCTTTAATCCTGTCCAAGCACCATAACCTGAAATCAACGCTAAGCCACTGAGCGAAATCTAAAGCCAGATCCTCACACATCCATGTGCAAGGATTAACCGTACCCCTGATAATCGTAACAGGCTGAAAATCAGCATTACCATATTTTCTGGTAATGGCATTAATTAACTCATTTACAGAAGATAACGATAAATAATCATTTGGTCTCTTTTTAAACGGCTTCGCCATTTCGGTAGCATTCACATAAGTAATACCGTTCTCTGTTTTGAAAGTTATATCACTACCATTGTAGCTAAATATTGTAGATAATCCTTTTTCGTTGGATCTGGACGCCAAAATTCCACTACTAGCCTTCGTAGAATCATTGGAAATAATTATATTTGCACTCATAATAAATAACCTATATCCATTATATCGTGAGATATGATGGATATACAAAAATAGCCAATTGAATCGTCTATGACAAATCAATTGGCTATTTTTTATATCCAACGCATAAAGATACTTTACAACTTACAAGAGTATCTATCTAACCTACTTGTTTAGAAGACTCCCCGCAAATTGGATACTTGATTTACAGTGGCTTAACATCTAGCAATCCTCATAAATCAATATCTATACATCTGATTATCACCATCGTCCATTTTTGGACTATGGCTCGTTACCCATTGCATATCTTATCCTCTAACGCATAAAGGATTTTAGCTACAGTCTTATCACCATTTACCTTCACGCAAGATTCACCAAGATCCCGGACATCTATAGCCTCCCTGATACGGATAAGCTCCTCATAGATCTCCTCTATCACGTCGGAGATCATAACGCACTCACCAGAGTCCTTATATTTTGACCACTCTGGAAGATCGCCCTCGTAAGGCACGCAAGTGGACGGAGTTATATGTGAACAATTATACTTTTTCATACTAGCAACCTGTTAATATGTTCCTTTAACGATCTTATCTCATCCGGGCATAACCCGCAATCATTATCACACAAGGATCTTTGTAAACGAATTATCTTGCCCCAATAGGATACATCGGGCTTGTCCCCGATCCTATACCTATGATACCTCATGTATCTACCCCATTGACAAGACAGCCATTCGTCTACGACCCTACATAGGTCTATTCTATCAAGGCTTGATATACTTTGCGCGCCCATCGAGTATCTCCTTTCTCATTTCTTGTACCTCCTCATCAGGCGGGCATCCATATGGCAGGTTCTTGATCCACTCACGGATCTTCTTCTGCATGTTGAGATAGACGATACCCACGTCACCTATGGTACGGGTCTGTTTGTATATGCTCACCACGTCACGCTCCATGGTCTTCAACGGATCGAGCATGACCATACAACCGGCGGTGCTCCTAGAAGCGTATTCCATATCGCTAACAACGGTAGAGGAAGCACGATTCATCATACTTCTCTCAATCCTTTCTCTCTCGGCCTTTAACGCCTTTTCCTTACAAGTATTACAACCCACGACTAAATATTTTTATGTTCAACAATCCACGCAATTAGTAGCCATCTCAAGAAGCTCTCCGACACGATCAATGATCTCATGAGCCGCCTCTATATTATCCAACCTGACGTTAGCTTCCGCTACAGTCATAAGCGTCTCCATCTCCTGTATCTTATTTATAAGATCCTTATCCTTGTCCTCGCATAGGATATCAGTCTTAATCCATAGCCGATCAAGACGTCTGCGTATAAGATCCGTCTTAAGATACTTGCGACTGAAGTTGTAAGTAGAAGGGCTACCTATGATCTTGATATCATATATACCATCAGGTAGATCAAGGTACTTGACATTACAATCATCGTAATTAAAGCAATTGAGGCCTAATGTTAGGCTAGTAAAGGTATTGACCTGATTCTTGCCAAGGAACAACGTAACGGGGTCAGACATGCCCGGCGTAGTGATCTCGATGATCGCCTTCCTGTCCTCCAGTAGCCCCCACTCAGACTCATCCAATACCTGAAGCACCTTAGGATCACGTGTCTCTAGCACCTGAAATGACAGCCGAATATCATTCATATTAACCTTCTTGTCGTACCGGCACAAGCTATCGTCATAACGGGCTTGCATATCAAGATCCGGGACATCGGTATAATATGTCTTGACCTCATGACCGTTGATAAACACCGATGTTATCTGGCAAACATGAGACCTAGCGACATCGAAAAACACCATCCTTACATTACCCTCATAATCAACGCCAGATGTCGGGTATGTCAATATCTGGGTATTATACTCTCCATCGTTACGCCTAGCCACGACAGTAATAACGATAGGTTTCTCTATATCGTAATCATCCATGATAATCCTAGCGGCGAACTTATCATGAATTATCTTCGGTATGATATTTACTTGGTTCATCTTTACTACTTTTAAGCAAAGATACAAAATAGGGTCATACCAATATAATAAACCTACTTTAAGATAAACCCTAAGACATTCACTATATCATCACGATCACCGATAAAACCTTTATCAATCATCATAGAAAGCAAATCAGCAAGAGTAAAAAGACCATAATCGTCAACATACGGTCTACTTAACAAAACAAACAATATAGATATTATGCGATTGTCTTCCTTGGCAATATCAAATAGCTTCAACATGTCATCTGACATATAATTTCCTACATTCAAACTTACCATGTCGGACAATGGCAGATAATCAATATTCCCATCACCACTATGAATAAGATTGCTACAATAACTCAATATAGGATCAACGCTATCATCATAATCATCAGAATCGCAATTGACATAATCGACAATTAAACGCATCACCTTATCTTTCAAATAGAGAGAAGAGCATTTAATAGCCAAATCCTTAACATCCCCACCATCATATTCCCCAAGAAGCTCTATCATCATAAATATATCTACCCATATCATAGACAGTCGTTCGTCAACAACATACATGAATGTGCCAGAATCCATCAAATCTTTTACTATATCTTCAGATTCATCCAAAGAATCAAATAATGATGATACTTTAAAAAGTTGCTTCTTATCATCAAACACCGTATAAAAGTCATGTGATTTTATATTAACCATAATATTAGAAATTAAAATTGTTAGACAAATACTGCGATTCAATATAATCGTCAAGGAACGGGGTGCTATTATCAGGAATCCACACATCATCAGACAACGCGGCCATACCAAACTCATCAACTATCTCATCTCCAGACACATAATCATAAGCCTTGACGCCAAAGATCTTAATCCTTTTAACCTTGCCAAAAGCGGACTTGACTTCCTTTATCTTCCTATCCAACTTCCTCACCCCATCGACGAACTCAGAGAAAGTGACACCACGCTCATCTAAATAGCTCTTTATAGCCCTCTCTATGGTCTTGATACTGACATTACCAAAGCCCTTCTTCCTGACCTTGTTCTGAACCTTTTCCTTAAAATAAATGCTCACCCCATTGTTCTTGGAAGACACAAAATCCTTAAGGTCACGTTTCCTGATCGAATCCATAGAATCATAAACAACACGCTTGATATCCTCTGCACGCTTCCTATTGCACTCATGGGCTTTATAGGTAGGATTATTTATATTTCGTTCATCCTCTAGCTTATGATGCTTAGGAGGGCAATTGTCCCAATAATAATACCTCGCATTGTTGCTATGCACAAAAAGATCAGGATGCTCCTTCTTCGCCTTCCTCACCATAGCATAATAACCGTGGACAACAGCCACGTTAACATAACTGATCAAAAGCCACCTAACTAACTTTATCTGATAAGCAAGATTATCACCACCAAGACGATGGTGCTTAATATAGTAACTAACTATCTCATTCACAAAGTAATAGAACCACTTGATGTTGTATTGAATCCCCAGCGACCTAAACCTTATAGGGTCAAGGCATATGATAAGAATGCCTATCAGCGTCTCCGATATCGGCTTCTCTAGTATCTCTGACTTTGATGATGATTGACGCTTTATCCTAGGGTTATCGCAACAAGGATTAGCATTGTCATTAAGCAAATAAGGTAGGATGACCTTGCCGGAATCCCTCCTCAAGGCTCTATTTTCTTCTGACATCCTCTTTTTTTCAGAGAAAGATACGAATTGGTCGAATATTAATGTTAAATTTGCCATATGTTATTTTTTTTAGTATAGTACAAAGATACTAAAAACTTTGTCGTTTCAAAATGAGTGCTTGTGAAAGTACTCATTTTTTTTGTTTATGATCACGGCTTTTTACGGCGATCGCTATGGTCGAAATCCAACTTGGACATTGCGTAGGGAGACTATCGTAGGGATAGTTAAGAAAAGAGATGAATTTATTTATCCACCTTCTTTTATAAACACAGTTGTCTATTTTGTGACATGTGATATAAGAAACTTTCGCCCCCTTAAGAAGGGAGTCTCATTATAAAGATTTTCTTTATTTATCTCATAAGTTGATTGATTAAAAAGAGTTAGCTAACGCTTTGTTATTATCTAAAGTATATAACTTAATTACATTAACATGAAAATATGTAGTAGATTGAAAAATCAAGATCTCAACAATAACTTATATCAATAATTTAGTTTAGTGTATTTTTGACATCTACTTATGTTGTCTATGGATCTTTAATCGACAAACAACTACCTACATCAGACGTTAATGCATTGATATGTTTACTTCTTTCCAACGCTTAAGCGTAATATGCCAAGGGGAAAAGGGAGGTGGGCTACGAGTCGCTCCGCTCCTGGCCGGCCGTGTGGGGATACCTCCTGCCCTGCCTCACGGAGCCGCCACATTTCCTTTTGGTGTCAATAAGTGTAGACCTTGAAAAGACATTTCCTCAAACAGTATACTAGATAAGGGATTCTCTTTAAGGGATATTCTAGTTGAGTAAAAATTTGGTCAAAGAGGTTGTTTGGTCAAAGACAAAATTATATATTCGCGATACGGTCGGTTGGATGAGTTGGTTTAGTCGGTGGTCTGCAAAACCATACACCTCGGTTCGAATCCGGGACTGACCTCGCATTTGCAATCTTTTCTGGGGTGATAACCCACAGGTGTATAAGGCGCCTTGTACACCTGTTATTTTATCAATCCTAATCTTTTCAATAATACGAACAATACAACTAGTATACCTAAGATCGAGATAAAGATAATAGCTGTAGGCCACTTTGACTCATCCTTATCATCCACATCCTTAGATTTGATATCTATCTTATTATCCATATTCTTTATATCATTCCTCGTCTTATCAATACCAAGGGAGTCGGCTGTCACGGTGCTATCACGCCGGCCAATGACGATATGGGTATCTGTCTGCGAGGACACCGGTCGCTCCCCCGTGGCAGGATCAACATCCTTGTCCGTATCGAACTTCCTCTCCGTTATAATAATATCGGCATTAAGGTCAGAGGTCTTTATCTCCACCATCCTCCGGTCTATAACCTCATTTATCATCGTCTCTATCCTGCTGATCAACCGGCTATCAATAGACGTTTCGCTAACCTGCCTCCTGCTTCCGCAAGAGGACAGGGACAGCGACAGACCTAAACAAAAAACAGCCTTAAGACTTATCCTTAACCTCATCATCCGCAATTTTCTTTATATCGTCAAACGTCTCATCAGGTATGTTTTTAGAGAAGCCAAACATCTTGAATACGTTTATCCTATTGAATACAGCCTTGAACACCTTAACCAGATAAGCGTCAGCAAAAGCATCCCCTATCGTATTCAGGAAAAGCATAACATATCCAACAAGAGCTATATACACCCCATATTTGGTAACGGTAAGTATCATGCTAGCCTCCTCCTCGATCGGGTATAACGTCTTATATATAACACATAATGTCATTACTATAAAACAGGACAAAGCGAACTCCTTAAGAATATCAGTAAACCTGACCTCCCTAAACCATCTCTTAAAACTAAACCTTCTTCTACGACTCCGTCGGAGCTTCCAGCCCCTTATGCTTTGCGCTAACCTAGCTAAAAAATTAGCTATTAATACTATAAGTAATACAATTAATAAATGGTGTACCGGCTGGAAATAAGCCCAACAAGAGGCACCATACGCAAGCGCAATATTCCACAAAGCCCCTACTCGCTCTATCATGTCTTTGTCTTTCATTTTATACCCTACTCGCAAAGTTAACTACTATACCATTAAGTACCTAAAACACCACGGCGTGTATACCGTTCCTAGTATCAAGGCTATCAAAATGCAACCAACCCACCTTCCCTTCAAGCCGGAAATGATATGGTAACATATCTTGATGATCCAAGATCAAGCCTCTAGCCTGTTCCGCCGTCATCGACTTGATATCAAAATCACCAGCCTTACCCAACACATGAGCGGATAGATAAACATCTTTCTTATCCTTAACTATCTGACAGATGTTGCATCTAAGACCACGTTGGGAAAACTGCCCTTGCTTATCCCAGTTATTACAATACATAGGCTGTTTGATTATATCCCTCCGTAATATAAGAAGATTATGGAGAAACGCTGTATCAAGAAACTGCCACGATCTGTCCTTCCACTTATTATATGTATGAGGACATACTAATTCCACTATATCAAAATACGAACCTAGTTCTTTTATAATACTATTTCTATCCATATTATCCGTTTTTTAAATAATGCAAAATAATAATACCACGATAACCTGATCCTCCTCGACCGCTCGTAGCCCCACTATTAGAAGCTTTAGAGGCTCCTCCACCACCACCACCATAATAAGTGGCATTACCTCCATTTTCGCCATTAATAGTAACACCCTCAGTATCCTCAGCTCCAGCCCCATCACCTCCTCCGTGATTGCCACCTTTACCTCCGGATAAAAAGCCTTTATCCCATCCTCTTGTATAAGCTCCCGATCCACCACCAGCGCCCATAGGATAAGGATAACGATCAGGATACTTATTATTAAAAACATATGATCCATCTTGCCCTGGATTTCCCGGGGAAGGATCATGACCATCCCCTTCAACTCCATATCCGCCTCTTCCACCTTTACCGGCAATAGCCTGATATATACCGAATATACTATCACCACCTATATCTCCTACAACCACCCTATATGTAACACCTGGATTTACGGATATAGTCCCAGTCAGTACACCACCTCCGTTACCTCCACTCCCGGCATTATATATATCGGAATATTCTCCATTAAGACCTCCGGCGACCAACGCGAACTCAACCTCATAGACCCCATCAGGAACCGTCCAATATCCATTATCCTGAGGAGATAATTCCTCGAATACCTCTATTACCTTCCTTTTGGGTAACATCCTTCTTCTCATCATAAGGCAAATAGGATTTTACCCCCCCCAATTTAGTTTTAAAATATGAATATTCATAATATTATTCTGGTTTAATCGTCCATCTCTGGGCGTAGTTATTTTTTAGCACATATATCTTCTCCATAGGTGTAGCGGGAGACCCGTTGGACGAGCCTTTCACGAATCCCTCTGGGGCCTGCTCCGTGCCGGAAGGACGCTGGTTTTCGGTTGGATAAGCAGCAATATACATGCTTACCGAAAGACTATAGAACTGGTTCCTCTTCCCATCCTTAGCCACGGATGTCATAGTAATCTGATCCCATCCTACAACAAGGTCGTAGAAAGAGTTCACGAAATCATCTGATCTTTTTTGGCTATGAGTGGATGCATTCACGTTAAACCATGTAATAGACCTCATCTCATAAATATAATCCGGAAGCTTATCCATTCTAAGACTATTGCTATGAGCTGCAATGAAACTAGTAAGATGTTCCAATCCCCTTCCAGACATATTATCATCATTCCAACCCGTCCTCCTTTCTCCACTTACCCAGTCATCTAAAAAATAAAAATCAGTAATGTTAGGATTTATCTTATCTACCTCGAAAGAAGGAAGGGTATTTATATCAAAATAATTCCACATATCAGAAGGGCCAGGATGTATTTTCAACGAAGTTAATTTAGGAAGATCATTAAACTCCTTTATATACCTATCCAAATAACATGAAGACAATTCAAGGGTTTGAAGATTTTTCATATTCTTTATATTCCTTATCCCGCTAGATTCTATATCCCTAAGATCAAGCATATTAAACATATTTAAATAATATACCTCTGTCTTACTGGTTATAGCCTCAGGAATTACGGTCATTCTTTGCCCTATATTTTGAAGATCGATATAAATTAACTTTTTGGATCTTGACAACTTGTCTACAGGTATACCGTCATTAACATACAGCGTATGGGATACGACCAAAAACTCAAGTCCTGGTATATCCACAATCGGGAAAGATGTCATCTTGCAAACTTGGATATTGGCATAATAAATATCACAAGTAAAATCTATCGACACAGCCCGTTGTACGTCCCTCCTCCCATCAGCGTAAGCATGATTATCTATAGGTACGTATTGCGATCCATCCTCCTTCCTGAACCACCACGTAGTATTGGGATTTTTCTTATGTTGTATCGCTAAAGAACGGAATATAATACGATAATTATCCTCCCCTTGAACCTTGGTCATAGGAAACTGCCCCTTTATTCCATCCCCCCAATCCACATTAGCCATACCGGGCTTTCTGGATCTAAACTCAACAAACGTATTATAAGGATTACCAACGACAGGATCGGGTACATAATCATAATCATCGGTATAATAATTTCTAAGTGCCCTATCCCATGTGGTGAACCACACGAACTTATTTGATGAAGCCTCATATTTATATAATGTCTTAGCCATTACCTATCTTGTTAAAATATTCTACAATAACATTCCTGTCCAATCCCATAGAATCACACAAATACTCCCCTTCTGGTTGACCCCCAAACGATAATACCTTATCCGTATCATGAGCTAAAACATCTCCATTGCCTACAAAGGTACGCCCATCGTCAAATACGATAAGCTTATATGGCTTATACGACCTCGTGTCAATATCAGAAGATCGTATTGACCTTAACACCGAAGCCTCTGGCGCCATACTAAACCTCCATCCATAATTATTCATAAGCACATAAACCATCTCCATAGGAGTCGACGGAGAGCCATTAGACTGATCCTTTATAAAACCAGAAGGTGCCTGTAATACGCCACTAGGCCTTTTATCAACAGGATTGGCAGCCAAATACATACTTAGATGCAATCCATAAAACTGATTTCTTTTGCCATCGGAAGCAGAAGAAGACATAGTGAGATAATCAAACCCCATCACCTTCTCATATAATGTTGATATAAACGTATCACATCGACTTTGGGTTGACAAGGAGACATGCATATAAAAACTACTCATGGATCTCATCTCATATATATAATCCGGTAGATTACTTACATCTATATTACTATAGCTATATGAGGCGGTAAGGCTAGTGATATTTTCCAGCCCCTTGCCGATCATATACGGATGCCAGCTCACGACAGACCCATACCATCTGTTTATATGATCGAAGGTCCTTAAGCTAGGATTTATCTTATCCACCTCATCCATAGCCGGGCATGTATTAGGGTCAAACGATGGCATAGCCACTCCCGGGGATATATATAATTCTTTTAGCTTGCTAAAAGACAGCCATTCCCTTGGATATACCCTAACCCTGCAACCTGCCAAAGATAATGTTACAAGATTAGGCCACATAGAGGGGAATTTCCTTATATTAGAAGACTCCGTATCATTAAAATCAGCCGTTCGACTTAAATTAATGCCTTTTAACTTAGTCAACCTATCCCAATCGTCTGGTATGGATGTCAATGTCCCTACACCTAATTCGTTAAGTGTTATATACTCTATATTTACCGATCTACGTATCCTATCTTTAGGAATATCGGTTATATTCCCATCTCCGGTAATGGATAAGATTAAGTTGATAATACTTGGGGCGTCTAATATCGGGAATCCTACCATCATTATCCTCGCTGTTTGAACGTATGTAATATCATTCGTAAAAGTCATGGTAATGACCCGCTCTTTATCTAGCCCGTCAGCGTAAGCATGATTAGGCGCAGGGATATACTCACTCCCGTCTTCCTTATAAAACCACCATGGATGGCTATCCGGATTCTTACGATAACTTATATCCCTTCTCCTGAACATCAACCTATATCGCCCGTATATGGATTCGCTCCTATCCTTCACGAAAGGGAATTGCTCTTTATTCCCGTCACCCCAATCGACCTCACACATTCCTGGGGTCTTGGAATAAAACTGTATACTTTCATTGTAATTATTAGCATCCAATATAGGATCAGGCACGTCATCCGTGGTATCATCCCTGTCGACACCCCTGAAAGCGTGCTTGCCCTTGGTGAAAAAGGTTATAGATCCGTTGTTCGTATCCTTACACATCAATTTCATACCTCTCCCTCCTCTATTCTTCTAAAATACTCGACAACAGGTGAACTATCAAGCCCTAGATTACTACATATATCTATAGCCTCGTATTTATCGGCAAAACTGTACTTGGACATGCTTTCATCTAACACGTCTCCGCTAAATACTGATACATGCCCATCCTTTACGCCAAGAACGAACGGGGTGATCCTGGTCTTCCCCGCCCGCCGTGCCATCGTAAGGGCGGCCTTAGAAGCCGGGGCAGGGGCCAAGATCCACGTCTGCCCGTAGTTGTTGGTAAGCACATACACCTTCTCCATAGGCGTCGTAGGATTACCATTACTAACGCCCTTGACAAATCCATCAGGAGCCTGATAAACGCCAGACGGTCTCTTATTAGTAGGAGCTACGGCAGCATATAAATCTAAGGTAAGTTTATAAAACTGATTCCTGTTACCGTCAGAAGCCGTCTGTGACATCGTTATATAATCCCAGGACATCATCTTATCATAAAACGTGTTAACGAACGTATCAGCCCTCTCCTGCGTATTTATAAATCTACCACCATCACGCAAATTCCATACCCTAAATTCCCTTATCTCATACAAGTAATCCGGAAGATCGTCTACCGGCACCGTACTTGAAGAACAATATGCCCGCTGAATCTTGTTCAACTTCCCTCCTACCAGATCTTGTTTCCATGAGCTACCATTACCCATAAAATCAACGCCTGCCTTATCATCCCCCACCTTATCCACCTCATCAAATACAGGTATATTATTCCTATCGCTTATAATATTTATACCCACAGCCGGAATAGAATTAAAAGCCGGATCATAAGAAGGGATGTTACACCAATTGAAATTAAACTCGGTAAGATTCTTCCATTCAGAGAACCTTCTCCAATTAGAATCAGGATCATCCCCGAAATTAAAAACGCTATTGCATCCGAAATACCTCAGGTTTTTCATGTTCAAAAAACCTTCTGGCCAATTACTCCATACACCAGAATGAGAAAAAGCTCCAATCTGTATATTACGAAGATTAACGCTCTTGCTTATCCTGTCATATGGAATATCTCCATTTTTTAAAACGGATCTAACCACGGCAAAATAAGTTATATCAGGAAGATTAGTTATAGGGAACTCATGAAGGACAATACCATCCATATTAAATTCCCCATCAATTACGTTAGAGAACCTCATCGTAACCTCCCTACGCCTGATATCGCTATACTTATGTGGGGGAACCGGTATGTATTGTGAGCCATCCTCTTTCTTATACCACCATACGGTATCATCCGGATTCTTCTTATACTCAATGTCAAGAGACCTGAATACAATCCTATAACTACCATCAGATACCTTAACTAAAGGATATTGATCCTTTGTCCCGTCCCCCCAATCAACGTCCACGAATCCTGGCTTTCTTGTCGAGAACCTAAGACTGCGATTAAAAGCATCCGCTGATATTATCGGATCGGGTATATAATCAGCGCCCTTACCATCATAACAAGGGAACCTGTCCTCATTCACTATAAACGTGACATAGGACGCTACCGTGTCGTATCCTGCCAAAAAAGCCATACCATTAATTTATTGAGGTTATATCATAAGACACCCATTCCTTATATCCATTAACCATCTCATATACTTTGTTGATGGTCTTGCATACGACAGCGAATCCAATATCCACGTTAGGGAACTTCTCGTTAAGCTCATCAATAGTAAGTTCCCTGACAATACTCTCATCCCACTTCCTCATCTCCTTTACCTCCATAAGGACCGGTTTTCCGGTTACGCCTACGCTCATCACCCATTCTCCCTCACGGTTGGAATCAGCCAGATCCGGGAAGATCGTAACACCAAAAAGATCGGAGAGGGTGAAGGTCTCGCCGGTACGGGTGAAGGACGCCGCCGCCCCGGGCGTAAGGACCACCTCGTTCACGGCCAACAGGCTCGTAAGTTTCTTGACTCCTCCTGATACCGTGGCGTTAAACACGACAGTAACATTACCGGTAGCGCTATTAACGAACTTAATCTCATCCTTATCGCTATTTATAGCTTGTAAACGTGATCCAGATACGATATTCACGATCTCATAGTTCTTGTCATAAGTGCTTTGCAACGTGACATTACCATATCTTGTATCAATCAACGTAATCCACTTAGCCTTACCGCCGACTATCTCCACAAGCTTATAAAACACGTCATTGCCGTCAGCGTCAACCCATCTAGCTATAGCACCCGGAGCGAAATTAGTCACCTCCCTATCTTGGGTATAACTTATAGTGCTTTCCGTAGGCTTATTAGTCAAAGTAACATAAAGGCATTGCTCTACGTCAGCCTCCATCTTGACTATCCCAGCACCATCGTAATAATAATCAGGTACGTTTTTATCTCGTATCAACAAGATGGTACCTTCCTTAAGCTTGTCAGCATTGGTAGGATCATCCACAAAAGACTTCATCTGGATATAGGTATCAAAGATGATCGACGTACTCTTATCCTCTATCTTCTGGTTGATATCATCAACAATATTATTAATCTCATCTTTCGTATAATAAGGAGACAAATCCACCTTCGGACCTTCCTGCTCTAAAGCCTGAGTTCCATCCCACCAATAATCAGGAACATCCTGCTCCCTGATCCAGAAGCTGTCCCCCACACGGAGCTTAGCCGTGTTCTCCGGGACCGCCAGCCACTTATTCATGGCATCGACCGTATCAAATATATACGCCGTGTTCTTGCCCTCAGCTATACGTCTTACGACAGCCAACTCGCTCTCGACATCGCTAAGTCTTTCCTTTATATTATTGATCTCCCGCTCCAGCTTATCATAATTATCTTCCTGATCTATAGCGTCACCGATGGACATATAAACCTCGTTATTGAGCTTATTATAGGTAACACGAGCCACCTTCTCGTAGGATGTCTTATACGTAGATGAGCCTTTGCTGGTATGACAAACAAAATCATACGTATTTTGATACACCACAGATCCACCGGTATTTATAAAATTATATCCGTCTTGGCTCATAGTACCGCCCTTGTAACCCACAAGCTCAAAAGAACACTTACCTGTACCTATAGAAGCGAACCATGTAGCATAAGCCATGAATTGCGTCTCATCCGGCAATGTGGAATAATGCTGTGCCCTTAGATCCTTTACCGACATCCAAACACACTCCTTACCAGACCCGGTGTTATCACCACCCCATTTAAGCACGCTCCTTACGGACTCATCACCGTTACCGGGGCCATTATAACCAACACCAAGATTATCGATAGTCGGGACATTCGAGTTGAGAGCCTCCGTCATCGTATCCAAATCCCTTCCCGAACTCTCATCCCATAAATACCTGAAAGTAACATAATCAACATCACCGATCTTAATACCACCGGTATTGCTGGGATATGTCTTGGTAACCAACTCATAATACCATTTACCATCACGAAAAGTAACCCTTATCCGCTCTACCTGCTTGGGGGATATAGAGACATAAGATCCTCCCACGGAGATATTATCGCCATCATCCGCCCTAGAGGTACCATCCTTTGGATCCTCGGGATCTACGGGGGTGTAGATAGTAGCCTGCTTATCACCTGTATTGATGACAACGATATAATAGCTATCACCTTCCAGACCTTGCTCATGAGCCATCGTAACAAACCCCCGTTCGCTTTCCGGCCTCCATTCTACCACAACCATATGTTTGTCCATAGGGATACCGGATACGCTATTGACGTAGTTGGTTGATGACATGAAAACAGCATGGTCATCGTAAGCCTGATCCACACGCTGATGTTTGGTGGCCAGACTATCAAGACGTGATATCTCAATGGGGTCGATAACCTCAACCCCATTATAATCATACCACTTATATCCGATCATCGTATTCTCACGACGATATTTTCTCTTTCTTATGACCTGACCTCCGGCTAAAGCGTCAATCATAAAATAATCATTACATACTTTTACCATAGCTAGAGAATTAACAGGTTTGACATAAACAAGCCACGATAGTAGCGCCATCAGGAATGGAGGTCAGCGTCGTACCTACCGGGTAGGTCTGGGAGGATGACTCCAGCACCATCACCGACATCCGCTCAACGACCATATTGTTATCCACCAACCTGCTTCCCTCCACATAGAACCGGCCATCGGCTACCTCATAGCACTCGCGCACCGGGACCATATGCCTTTGGCTTTTATCCGCATAATCACAGATCGTGACCTTAGCCCCCTCTGGAATAGAATTAAGCTCATCGCCAGCATGATAATCAGGATGATCGGAATACACGACATACAATATGGACTTAATATCCTGCAACGCCGGATTGATCGTCCTGAATCCCTTTAAATGGATTTTATGACCACCAACCTCATAGCAGTCATCTACCTCCATAATATTAAGGTCACAGCTTATTACCGTCCAGCCACTAACCGTATCTTGGGTAGGGGTGGTATCGGTAGGATGATCAGGATCGGTTGACTCCACGATCTTATAATCAAACTCCCGGACATTAAGCTTATAGTCAATAGACTCCTGACGCCTTATCTTAACCGTGCCATTCCCTGTATCATAGCAGGTATCTGTCGTATCCAAGAACCGATTCTCCATATCAGGCATCTCACACTCAACCCTACTCCATTTATCAATCATAGAGGAGTTAATATCGCCTACCTCATATTTATCGTCCTCTGACTGCGTAACCTCGTAGAAATGATACCACTCATATCCTAAAGAGTTATATATAACGATATTATGGATCTTAACCCGTTTATCGTTCTCCGTGACATAACACTGATCATAGTAAGATACATGCCTGTCACGAAGGTTCTCAAGATCGCAAGGAGATTTCTTCCATCCAACAGGGATCTCATCATATTCCTGATCTATTAAGATAGCGCCGTCCTCGCTCTCACGTACAATATACTTGGCTTTCCTATCACCTAGATCACCGTCATAAGAGACAACCTTATCCACCTCAATACGCTGTCCTTTGAAAGCATAACACTCACGATATACTTGAACGTTTCTATCCTCCATATCCGTGAAATCACATGGAACCAAAGAGAAACTCTCTGGAAGGGTAGCTAAGTCGGTCCCCGGGACGAAGCCAGCGTCATCCGACTCAAGGACTTCGAAACGGGTATATCTGGCCTTTATCTTGGAGTCATAAGAAACTAACCTACGAAGCTTGACATGGCCGTTACCTCCATCGTAGCATTCAATGTAAGATCTAATGTCACGTTCTTCCATATCATCGAAATCGCAGACAGCCCTTATCCAAGTATCTGGCAAGGAAATGAAGCTGGCACCCTCAGGCTGTGACGGATCGGTAGTCTCCATGACTTTATAACTCTTATCCCTAACTCCTATATTCCCGTCCCATGACGTGAGAACCTCCAGCTTCACCTTACCGGCCGGTGTCTTATAACATTCTATAGTTACCTCAATATCACGATCCTCCATATCCGTGAAGTCGCAAACAACCTCAACCCAGTCATCACTTATGCTGGTAATAAACTTACCTACCGGGTTCTCAGGATCGGTACTTTGCTTGATGCGATACCATTCCTTTCTGGTACCCATCTCATAATCAAATATCTTATATCCCTCTATCTGTACTCTCCCGGTACCGGTATCAAAGCATTTAAGAACCGGTATTATCTCCCTTTGAGTCATGTCCGGGAAATCACATACTATACGATTCCATGTGTCGGGGATAGCGTCATACTCCGTACCGATAGGATTACTATCGTCTGTCGTATTCACCACCTCGTAATGGGATACCTCGGGATTCAGGCGGGGGTCAACTGACTCTACGCCCTCGATCTGGACCTTGCCCCCTTCCGTGGCATAACATTTACTTACGAATATCAACTCCCGATCAGTCATCTCGGCTATACTACAATCTATAGCCACCCATTCGGCAGGGACCTTATCTAATTCCGTACCGATAGGAGTATCAACATCCGAGGAGTTGACGATAAATATCTTCTCGGCCAGTATCTCTCCCTTATTATTCATATAGGTATGGATACGAGCCTCTACCTGACCACCCGGCGTACGATAACATTGGTTAACGATGGACACGCGGGCATCCTTGATATTAATGAACTGATAATCCTTTTTAGGGACATCGCTTACAAGTCTCTTTACTCCTTTATCATCAAAGTACACGTAACACCCGTCATTCCTCATCATGACCGGATACGTCTCCCCATTTATGACAACTCCGGAGAAGTCATCTGGAGGGGCGGAGAAACCCATGCTCCCGAATATGGAAGCAAGTCTCTTTAGATACTCATTAATAGCTGACATATTACAACATTTTAATTCTTATGCTTCAAAGATAACAAAAAAAAGAAGAGATATAAATTCTATCCATTCACTAGTATAATAAAACAATATAAATTTTATAGTAAAACATACTATATATGTAGAATATTTTCTATATTTGTATCATGAAATACAAAATAAGTCAATACGCTAAATTAGAAAATGTTACATATAGGACTATATGGAATAGAGTCAAGAAAGGATTATTAAAAACAGAGACAACACCGAATGGTCATATATTGGTTATTGTCGATGAAAACAAAAATCAAAGAGTAGCTGTCTATTGCAGGGTGTCTTCTTCTGAAAACAAATCTAATCTCGAAAGACAGAAAGAAAGACTTTTATCCTATTGTGCAGCGAAAGGATATAGAGTTGATAAAGTAGTTTGTGAAATAGGGAGCGGATTGAATGACAATAGGAAGAAATTAGAATCGTTATTAGTAGATAGGTCTATAACAAGGATCGTTATAGAGCATTCTGATAGATTCAGTAGATTCGGTATGAATTATATTAAAAAGTTATTGGAACTTGACGATAGGACTATAGAGGTAATAAATACACAAAACAGCGACAGAGATGACCTGATGCAGGATTTTGTATCCATAATAACATCTTTTACTACTAGGTTATATGGACAAAGAAGAAGCAAAAGGAATACCGAAAAACTAATAAGGGAATTAGATTTAGATAATGATTAAACGAGCATATAAATACAGAGCGTATCCAACATCTTCCCAAGAAAAGATGTTACTGAAAACCTTTGGCTGTACAAGGGTTATATGGAACGCATGCGTTAGTTCGTTTAATTCATATGATAAAGAAACAAACCCTAATCCGAAAATCATATCGAAATCAGATTTAATTGAAAATAAACCATGGCTGGATGAGGTTTCAGCGGCAACTCTGCAACAGAAACAACGTGATTTCATTGAATTTTCAAAACAATATTTTAATAAAGAGAGATCTAAAAAACTTGGTAGACCTAATTTTAAAAACAAGCATGGAAACCAGTCATTCAGACTTCCATCCCCTAAATTCAAGATTTCAGAAAATAAAGTTCGATTAGAAAAAATAGGATGGATTAAGATTTCTATAGACAGAAATATCCCAGATAACTCAAGATTAATATCATGCACTGTTTCCATGAACCGTTCTGGTCAGTTCTTTATTTCAATTCTTGTAGAAACCGAACAATATAACAAACTAAAAACAGGTAAAACAATAGGTATTGATCTTGGAATAAAAACATTAGTAACTTTATCTGATAATACAATTATTGATAATCCTCATTATCTTCGTGAAAGCCAAGCAAAGTTAAAGAGGATGCAACAAAATCTGTCAAGAAAGAAGAAAGGGAGCAAAAGACGTGATAAATGTAGGCTTAAAGTAGCTAGACTTCACCAGAAGATAGCAAACAAAAGATCATGGCTCATTCATAATATAACCACAATGTTGGTAAATAATTATGATATCATTTGCATTGAGGATCTTAACACATCGGGTATGCTTAAAAATAACAGATTGGCCAAATCTATATCTGACGCTTCTTTTTCCATGTTCCGTTCACAATTGGAATATAAATGTGATTGGTACGGAAAAGAGATAGTTGTAATAGATAGATTCTATCCTTCGTCAAAAACATGTTCATCATGTGGCTGGAAGAAGGAGGATCTTACGTTATCCGACAGGATTTTTGTGTGTGAGAATTGTGGTAATAAGATCGATAGAGATCTTAACGCCGCTATTAATATCAAGAGGATGGGAGTTGACATCCTCTATAATCGGACGTCGAGCGATAAGTCCACAAGTCGCGTTGAAACGTCTAAAATCCCATAGCATTTATATGAAACGCTATGGGATTTACAACTATATGAACGCAAAAAAGGTCAAATTATTTCGGCTCAGTTACGATGGCCGGACCAAGACCAGCAGCCGCCCCGATCATATTGATCATCTCCTGAACACCCTCATGAGCGCCATAGCGTACACGTAAGATCAGGTTAACCGGATCATCGGCGATAACCTTTCCGAATCCCTGAGCGTATCTATGAGGATTGAGCGTAATCTGGAAGTCAACGTACTGAGCCGTTTGCTCTACACGACTATATTCGTTCATGAACGTCCGCCCCATGAAATCCTGATGTTTCGGGAAGCCGTTGAAATGAGCATATCCTTTCAACTCGTCATCCATCATATTACCGCCAACGTGAGTACGTGGAGCCTTGCTCTCCAGTCTCTCGAAGTGAAGCTGATCCCACCAGATAGGAGATCCCTCATCCAAAGAATCGGGATAACCGCCGCTAGCTCCAACGATCTCCACGCTATCCTCGATATATGTCATTTGATCCATCAAGCACTCTGATGGAGATAACAACATTTCCTTGCCACGGAAACGGATACCGCACTTGCAGTTAGTGCCAAGCTCTTGTGCTGATTCCAATTTCTTCCACATCCGGTTGCGGTAGGATGCTGGAGCCTCGCTGGTGAAGAATCCCTCGAACACCTTGTCACACTCATCACACAACATATTGGTATATACCTCTGTCTGGAAGCTATGCTGGCAAGCCGCAGGAGTGCCGTAATCAGTGATCTCCAGTTCCGGGAACGCCTGCTTGATTTCCTCCAAAGCACTTTCACCACACTCGTTGTCCGGGATCGTGATATAATACTTCTCCTTAGATACCTTGCAAGATCCGCAAGCTGACCATGAAGCGGTACGAACCGTAGGATTCTCGCACATATCGGATGTTTTAGCCACATAGTAGATGATAGCTGTAGGATTGGCCTCCACGAAAGTAGAAATCTCCTCATCCGTCAATTTCTTTGAAGTAGCGGCGATATACAAACCCGATCCCTTGATCTGGCTCATCTTATTAACCGTATCAGCTACCACGTTAGGTAAAGATTCTACCGTAGTAGACATATCAACACCATCATCCTCCAAAGAAATAGAATAAAGATAACCACCCTTAACTTCCGTATAATTAGGAGGACAATCTGTACATCCTTTCATGATAGAGATAAGACGTTGGGTATAGTCAGCAGGTTTAGCCCCTTTCTTCATCACCTTATAACGTGACATGCTACCCTCAATAGTCTCTCGTACGATCTTCAACCCCGGATATTGGGCGCGAACCTCAGCCAAGGCCAGATCATCACCAGTATCACATACCTCCATACAATAGAAGTTGACATCTTCCGTCTCAGGCTCCGTAGCCTCATTGGTGCATCTTGTAACAGGAGTAATATCGATATAATCAGATACCTTTCCACCACCAGCAATAGGCTGGTTCTTCATCCTCTCGATACATTTCAGGACGGCGGGCAACAAATCAACCTCCTCGCAAGGATCACACTCCTCGCATTGATTTGGCGTATTATCACAATCATCCAAAAGAATGGCGTCATTGATCTCAACACGACCCTCCTCATAGCCAAGAAGCTCGAAGGCACGACCAGCGAGAACCAAGCGGATAGCGATACGGTCTCCTTTGGAAACGGAGAATGCCGTGTCATCAGAAACACCATTGTATCCTAAGATAACATCATCGACATAAGCATGATCTTTCTTCGGCCAAGAAGCGTAAATCTCGGTGATCTCATTCAACGAGAACAAAGGCGTGGAAAAATCCTTATCATATATAGAGCGGGAAGCCGCTTGTTCATTACGACCGATACGGATCTCATAACGCTTATCATTACGAGGCTTACCGGTAAAATCAGTAACGGCCTTACAACCGTTCTCGGAAGTATCTTTAGTATCGTAAATACCGATCTGTCCTTCCTTCAAGAAGATGGAATCAACATCCACCATCTTAGCGTGTGGGGATACGAAAAGTACCCGGTCTTGCGGTCTGTGCAACATATTATCAATATTTAGTTTAAAAAAATTATTTACCTAACGCAAACATAATAATAAAGACGATCACGACAATAAAGTACAGCCATGAGTATATAAATATTAATACGGATTACATTTTTTGTAAAGCTACTCTATTAAAACAAATCCATATTCATTTATAATATTATCAACATCATTAGATGACAATGAAAACCACTCTCCTGAAATCCTCTTGTCGGAAAACTTATCATGCAAACATCTCTCTATATCACCTTTTACACAAGCTATGATACTTAACCTTGGATTAGCGCATCTTAAATCCCTCTCTCTCTTCTTTACATTAAACGTCTTACCTATTTTAATATCCTTACTTAAACCATCGACAGCCAAATAGGTGAATATATTACAATCATGATCATCATCTACATCATTTACCAATATATCAATTATATCATCGACAGATTCGAATATACCCATTTTTATAAACTTACATATATCCTTTTGAATACAAACAATCCTTTCCGATTCTTGCTTGGTGTATAAAAACTTATCACATTCACCGGTAACAGTCTTATTTATAGCAAAAATTATTCTCTCAATATCATCGGAGCTAAAAAATGAAGACAGATACCTATACATATCACTATACTCGTTTCCTCCCCTTATATATATAATAGCGTCATTGCTTATATCTGATCTTCCAAACATTTTTATACATTCATTATATATAGATGGATGTAATTCCATGGCGACCATCATCCATATCTCTTTAGCACACATAACCAACCTATTCGATCCTCTACCGGTAGATTTATACACCCCAAGCGATTTTAATGCCTTGACAAGAGAGGTATTGTTTACGTCATTAATAAAACTTGATAAAGATATACCTCTTATATACTTGTCTTTTATAACATAATATATACGCTCAGAACTATTCCTATTGGATAAAATTCCCTCTATCCTCTTATCACTCCATCCTTCTACGATCCTCTTTCTTAAATAAGCCTCTTGCAAGTCAGTCAAAGACATAAATGATGTTTCTTCATCACATCTAATAGGTACACCGAATAAAATTTTACTACTTGAAATCATATCATAATATTTTACACAATTAAATATTATGCAAATATAGGAATAAAAAAGCAAAAACACACATACCATGAAATAAAAAAAAGACCCGCCTATTTCTAGGCAGGTCTTTCTATCAAACTAACGTTGTTTATTTAAAAGAAGCCACATTATCCTTATCCATTCTATATCTATACAATTCATTCTCATTAAGGTTGAATTGTTTAGCGACCATGTCCAGAATCTCCTCCACTAAAGGATCGGGCAGCTCCGGGTCGATGTCCGTAGATTGGATACCGGCGGCGTTGATATACCCCGACAGGTCCACCCTGACAGGACGGCGGTAGTACGTCATCTTAACCTCCTCGGTACGGAAGCCTGACTCGTAGACCACGACCTTCCCGTTCCCTATGGAGTAGAATGTCTCCCGATAGTCGTAAGAAGGGCGGTTATTCTCGTCTCCAAGAAGCTCATGGATATTCTCGTTCTTAGCCTCCCACATAACGAAATCAGTGACCTCACACCCTTTGTATGAGAAAACGCCTTTTATGTTAGAGAACCATAGATAGTCGTCAGGTAAGTTAAAGGACGTAGACTCAGGGTCATCCATCCTACCCGCATTATCCAACGACATCCAATAAACAAGAAGGTTTTGGATGGAGCGTATAGTCTCGTCATCCTTCCTATTGAGATAGTACTTAACCAACCGGTCTTGGGCCTCGTTGAACAACAGCACGAACCTTCCCGGATCAAGCTTAATCCCGCCATTGGCCAGATTCTGCTCGTTCTTCTGCAAAGACCTTAGATACGCTTCTTGGATTGTCATCGTTATTCCTCCTTAGCCTTATCACCTTCCTCTACGTCATCCTTCTTCTTAATATCCTTAACCTTCTTGGTCTTGGACTTATCATCGATATTAGACATAGACATGATCTCCTCATACTCATCTAATACATTAGCCTTTATGTTAATAAAGTCTTTCTTGGTAGCCAAGAACTCAGCGGATGTCCGAACGTCAGGTCCTATGATCTGGCCATTATATTGTAATCCGGATGGAGTCATATTGATACGACCATTTCGTTGAAGGACGTTTACGATACGGTAAAACTCAAGAACTTCCTTGAAATCACCTTCCAATGACCGATCCCAGATATCAAGCAGATAATCAACATTGGTCTTCTTCTCATTCATCCAGTTTGATAGAGATCCTGTATAATACTCATCCTCCGTGAAATCCGGGCGAGTTACGATACCGATGTAAAGAAGAAGATCTATGACAGCCTGACGATCGTCGCCGCCTTTCTTAAGGGCGCTGATAAACTTATAGCTGATGTTCATCTTATTGATCTCACGCTGCTGAACGAAATCCTTCATATTGTCTTTCTCCACGAAACAGAACATGGAGTTCATGAAGACAGGATCGCCATCCATTTCCTGAGGAGTCAACATGCCGGAAAATACAGCCAGATATAAATAAAATAGATCTACGGTATTAGCCGTATTATAAACCTTACCCATGAAGATCTTATCCTTAGCGTCATCCCAAAATTCTAAATTGGTTTGAGATAGATCCATCTGCGACATTTCCTCGAAAGGCTTCATGATATTATCTACCCGCTGTTTGACGAGCTTATCGATCTCATTCTTGTCAAGACCATTATAGCATCTTGATCTTGGATAAAAACCGGTGTTATAGGCCTTGGAGAAATCATCCCAAGGGCAACATACGTGAGTGGCGTTCTCCGGGAACGGAGCTTTAGCTATATTAGCGTCTTGAAAGGCCTGAGGAGCACTTCCATCATGTTTGCCTACAACCTCATATAAGGTATCTGACATGATATTGAAACCGTTTACCTCGGCCAATACCTTCCTTGATTTTAAAATTTCTTTCATTTCCTTTTTTGCGTTACTTAAAAAAGAGGAGAGGAATATCCTCCCCTCTAAAAACCAAATTACATATATGAAAAAACTTAGCCGAAGTAGTTCGGTTGAAGCTCGATAATCAAGAACTTACTATTATCCATAACCCATGCCGCGGAAGCAGAATGACACCAGAATTGCTCTTTCATGCCCGGCAAGGATGATACGATCTCATTACCGTTGGCTTTGTGCGCCCAACGACCGTATTCATAACCCCACCACATACTTACACCTTCTGGTTTGATATAGAATACGTTGTTATTCATATTACCTAACTTAGCGTTAGCCGTATTAGGAATAGCGGAATACGCGTTAGTCGATCCAGCGTCAGTGATATTCTCGATAATACAAGAATAAGAGGATCTAGGATACATGCCATTCACCAACTCGCTACGATCTGTCATGTCGGCGTAATCCAAAGAAGGATCATGCTCGAACTCAACATTACCGATGCCCGGGATGAAAGCTCCCTTAACCTGAACCGGACCTAAGATCATGGCGTCATTAGTACCAGAGATAGGGTTAGAAGGCAACATCCTATCGCTTCCCATACCCCAGCTTAAGTTCTGCAAGGTAGTGAAGAACGATTCCCTGATCAACTTCTCTAAATTGATCATAGCCATAGCTCCTACCTTGAACTTAATCTTACGTTCCGTAATAGGAAGATCCTGACGTCCACGGAAAATATAAGATGCGGCAGCCATAAGCGTGTCTTTAGTAATACCCATCGGACGGCTATAGTAAATAGTGTAACCACGGCGAAGCTGACGATAGATACCTTCATTCAAATGGATAGGACCATTTTGATCCATGATAATACCACCTTCTTGCCACATCAACTGTCTGGCCTCCAACTTAACCAACTCAGCCATACAGAACACCTCCAACGTAGAGGCTACTTTGGCCGTACGCAAATCAAGTCTACCATTAACAGTCTTACCGATAATAGCCAGATCAGGAATATTACCCTCATACTCACTTCTCATGGCATTCATACGACGAAGAGCGGTCTCCACAAACTCCGAAGTGCTGTTCTGGGCGGCTTGCATGGACTTCATACCAGCATACATAGTTGTCTCACCCTCAACACCACGGTGGTTTCCTAAACGGAACTCACAGGTCATGGAACCGGCCTTGTCAGCTCCAGATACCTTAGAGAACTGGGTGCTATACTCACCAAGAGCATGACCGATCTTCCAATAACGGATACCAGGACGTAATTTCTCTTTAGGGAAGTATTTAGCCTTTCCGCCGATAACACGACCCCAATAACGTGTCAAGTCACCTTCTGTCTTAGACGGGATTTCACCTGAGATAAGGATATTACAGCCGTTAGCGGCGTCATAGGTGATGACATCATAAGCCGTAAACTCAGAGGTATTCAAAACGATATCAAACAAACTACAGTCAATACCCGGTTTTAGATGATGACCTGAAGTATCCTCAGCCGTAACGACAGCGAATGTCTTTGTAACAGGTAAATCATAACGGAAAGAAGCTCCAATACCGTTAACGGAGATCGTAGCGCCGTTATTAATCATACCCATATACATCGGAACGGGGTAATTAGCGATATTAGAGAACAGATTCAACAGACCCAAATGATTCTTATCAGGATCCTCATAATACCAGCTCGCCAATGAGCCTAAGTTATGCTCTACGAGCGAAGTCTTATAGTTCTTGGCATCGGTGAAGGCAATAACGTTATCACCATTCACGGTAGCCGGAAAACTTTTTGTCAAAAATGGATTCATTTCTATTTATTTTTAATGTTATACACTCTTTGATCCACTCAGATCAAGGAAGTTAGCCTCTATAGTATCATTATCGATATTATTTTTATTCTGCTTTCCTCCCTTATTGCCAGAAAGAAGAGTGATGGTCTTCTTATTGACCTCCATCTTAACCTTGTTAGTTTTCTGTTTAAGGAACTCGTCCTTATTCATCAAGAACAAGGCCAGATCAGCGGCCATGTCCGGATTCTTGATAGCCTCCGAATAAGCTTTATCTATAGCCGTATGACCTTGATTGTCTATCGGCTTGGTAACGAAATCGACAGCCTTACCTATCATCGTGTCAGTCAACTGGAATCCTGAGCTTATAGACGTCTTAAGACCTTTCTTATAGATCTTCATCTGCTCAATCAACTCCTGTTTCCTTTTCTCGGATTTTTTCTTCTCCTCCTCGATAAGGTTATCCATCTCCTTTTTCAGGATATCATGGAACTTATTGGCCTTAGACTCGATAAACTCATCGCCTTTACCAATCATCATTTCCATATTATCCTTTATCTCATCTTCCGGCATACCCAACATCTTATAATAATGCTGGATAACCGCAAGCTGATCATTTTTATTACTCATATCAAGGTTATCCAACGGAGCCTGAATACTCTGATATTGGCTTAATAGTTGACCAACGTTACCACCGGCCTTATCCACCTCTATCATCTTCTTCATGAAATCAGACATCGACCCGGTATCAACCTTGTCTTTCAACAACTCATCAGCCTTATCCTTGATCAATCCCTCCACTATATCGAGTAAATCATCCTCTTTAGTGATAGTAGAAAGATCGACCGGTTTATCATCTACCATAATATCTAGGTTCTCGATACTGTCTATGATACCTCTGGCGGCCATCTTCTCCAAGAAAGATTTCCCGTTAAACCCTGATACCACGTTATTATTATCAGCACCGCCTTCGCCAAGAGAATCCGGATCTGGGTTGGTAGCATCGCCGCCCTTATCCCCGCCACCGTCAGCCGCTCCGCCGTCGGCAGGCTCTTCCTTGGAATCACCTATAGGATTACCATCCTTATCATATTTACCCTCGATATTATTCTTATCGCCATCACCGTCACCACGGTAAAAAAGTTCCTCGACACTCATGGTCTTAAAACCCTTAGCGAAATCACCCATGTCATTCATACAATTTCCTTTTTTGCTTTTTACAAAATTATCATTAATCTAATTACCAATTAAATCAAGCCCATTATAGTATATGACAGAATTTTACGCCAAAATGATTACAGATTTTGTAAAAATATTTACAAAACTTGTAATCAATTCTTGTTTATTATTGACGTAAACCTATCTGTATCAGAACGTTTGTTCCTAGCATCTATCTCCTTTTCCTTTAATTCCAACTTCCTTTTCTCTATCTCCTCACGAGATCTTCGCTCAGCCTCGGCATTAGCCTGTCTGGTTCTCATATCCTCCTCCCGGATGTCCAGATCCCGTTCCTTCAAGGCCCTATCAGCCATAGCCTCAACGTAATCCATACCTTCTGAGTTGTTCTCAGTCCTAGCGGCTTGACCGGCGGCCATTATGCTCTTACCCCGTAAATCGAAATTACCCTTGATGTAAGCAAGCTCCTTATCCTTCTCATGCTCATCGTTACGTGCCTGTTGTTCGGCCTCGGCTTGCTGCTGGACAAGTCGCTGTTTATTCTGGTATTCCTCTTGCCTTACACGATCGGCGTAAGATCTGGCATCCCTTCCGATCTGATTCATCTCAGCCGTTGAGTTGGCGCTCATCATCCTAGTGATATCAAGCAAGTCATTACCTAACGTATTTGTCTGTAATATATATTGTTTCAAATTCTCCAATTCCAGACGTTTCTTGGAATTAGATACAGCCATAACATTAAGATGACGTAACGACAAGCTGTTATCCGTAAGACTGATGTAAGCCAAGGAAAGATCGCTGTTCCTGTACATCACGGTCCAATCGTATCCTTCCTTCTGACATACTTGAGCCACGGCTAGATGAATATCCAATGTCCGTTTCTTGAAATCATCGAAATCATTAAAGTAAGTCTGGGTCTGTAGCATAGTAGCGTTAACTCCCTGTTTTACACCCGTAGAACTCTCGTATCTAGTTGACTGACCCATGGCCTGCTCGGATATACCTATCATCCTATAAGCCATCATATAGGCGTAAGACGCCATTTCCATACGGGATCTTATCTGATCCGTATTAGTAAGATCATATACACCGAACTGATTATATATGCTGCTCATCTGCGGATTCTGGTAAGGATTGTTTGTGTCATTACCACCTACACCCATAAACGAGACAGACTTAACGATCTGCATGAAAGTAGCCAAAGCTCCCTTCTTGTCCATCATATCCTTATATTCCGTAGGCAGGAATCCTAAGTCGCCTAAGAAGAACTTACCGATCTCCTTCTCGGCGTTATTGTATAGCTGGTTCATAGCAAGGTTATACATCATCTGGAACGGCTGTATGCGATCAGCGAGACTAGCCCCTATAAATCCAGAAACCGGAATGACATAATCATACAGACTGCTATCACCATGTATCTGATGAGGTATTGGATCCCCACCAATATATATAGGCTTATCCATTAAATTACCTCCGGTGATCTTAACGCCAAACCTAACCTCAGGGACATACTCCAAGATGTAGGTGTTCACCTCAGGATCACTGACGGCTTCGGCCATAACCCTCTTCACTTTCTTGATACCGTTCTTCTCCAAGAACTCCGGGAGAAGCTCATCTGTCACAAGCTCCTGATCCACCATCCCAGTCTCCGTCATGTAAGTTATTAAGAATACCGGTTTCATGGATACCCAATATCCCTCCATGACTCTAAAAAGGCGGGAATCTATCTCATATCTCTTGCCATCGGCCATACCGGAGTTGAAATATCCAAAGGGATGGAAGCGGGGCAAGAAGCGGGGCTGGGTGTGTTCCTCTCCGTCCGGCCCGAAGGTATGGTACTCTCCCATAGGAACACCATAGTAATCCTCAGCCGCAACGATAGATTCATAATCATGATACCCTTTCCATGGAATAACCTCATTCTCATACATACCGGTAATAGAAGGCTTCTTTTTCTTCTGATCATACCTAGTACCGTCATTGGATACCCATCCCTCGTAATCATCATCACCGCCCATAATCCTGCGTTTATCCTTGGCCGTCATCTTATGGCCGTATTTTGATATCAACTCAACACCCTCGTAATAATGAATACGGCCCACATAACTTCCATATTGCGGATATTTCACATCAGGATGGAAAACCTCCATCGGACTCCACACCTCCGGACGGTAGTAGTCAAATCCAACGAAATGATTGCGGAACATCTTACCGCTAAGGAGCCGGTCACGGAAATTCTCACGATCAAGCTCATCCATATAAAACCGGCTACGGTCTGACTCTATCGTATGGTCTCCCCATACAGCCGCCTGCGTCTTCCATCTGGTGCTCATGAACCTCTGGATATCGTCAGGGGTCATAGACGTCTTGGCCTGTTGGATTTGCTGAACATAAGCCTGACGCTCCTCCTCAGAGTTAAACTCATTGTACGTAGGATCAAGACCAGCCTCCACAAGACGCTGATTGACGATAATATCCCACTGTTCTTGTATATGGCGATGAAGTAAGTTTGACATCGTATCCTCATACTCACTTATAGCCATATCACCTACCTCATTAACCGTATACTTATCCTGTAGGTTTGTCAGCCATCCCTCAAAGGCGTTTACTATACCACCTATGATATCATAATGCTTCAAGAAAGAGGGTATCCTTATATCACTCCTTAACTTCTGTACGTTCCTTAACTGTGGGATAACATCCGCCATCTCCATAAAAGATAACTTACCATCCGCCATCAGATAATAGTCACGGTACATTTGGTTACGATCATATTGTTTTAATCCTATCGCCTCAAGAGCGTCCATACAATCCTCCTTCCATTTCCTGTTCTTTTTCTTCGTGGAAATAGCCTGAGGAGGTAATCCTAATAGCGCCCCTTTTGCCGGAAACGAATGATCTCTATTGAAAATCTCCATGTCAATCTAATTTGTTTTTAGCAAAGATAAGTTATTAAGCAACACTAAACTACCGAAACGCACCTATAGATACCGATCCAAATGCAGAGGCATATATCTCATGGTGTTTATAAGCATCTTCCTTACGAGCGTTATTCATCTCATCTATCTTCGATTTAGGCATGTAGTTATTATCATCAAAATACCTAGCGAGAACCAACGCATGCCCGAAGGCTATTATCCTATCGACGTTCAATCCTGGCTTGTACTGTATTATTTCATCCAGTAGAGCTATATCATCGATCAACTCAATACCCTTGACAGTTATATCAAGACCAGTCTGATCATCATAACCAATAACGAAATCCTGCCAGCAATAATCCACGACGCACGAGAATAGCAGGTTCTGGTTACCGGGGGTAGGATATAGACCTAACTTGCTGTTCTGCCGGGAGCCGGCCTTCACATACTTATTGGCTATTGCCTCACCAGCAAACAGGAAGAAAGACGCTGGCATACCGCTTTTACGGTTAAGGTACTGCTCATACATCTGGTCAGCGTTCTCCATAAGACATATAGCACCATATCCCTTCTGAAGCACCTCACAAGTACGGCAAAACTGATCTATGGATGATGGGCGGGATACGTATGAAGCCACTATTCTATAGGCATAAGGATCTCGGATACCAACACGCCTTTTGAATACATAAAAAGCACCTAATGAAGGGGTATCAGACTTGGCCTGTTTGTAGGGGTCACAATTTGATACTAACATATTCATACACATATAGTTATGACAATCATCAGTAAAATTGTATACTTGACCTGTATATTTTTTATCCGTTATCCTCTTTATCTTCAAGTATATCTTATCACCATCTTTCGATATAAAGCAGCCTGTATTCTTTCTTCTCCTTCTTATCCCATTGATTATCTTTTCCAGCTTAAAGGATGATATATCATACTTAAGGATAGAATCCTTTGCCAGCATTGTATCCATGTTCCCAAGACGAAGATGATAAGTATCATGCGTATTCACATCCCTTCCGGCTATACTCATCACCCTAGATTTCCTCATCTTTGATATTCCTGATACTACTCCAAGAGAGAAAAGGATATGCTGGAAACCCTCCATAAGTCCAAGATTCACACTTACAAACTCCATCGTGTAATATCCTCTCTTATCCCTAGTAACGGATCCGTCTGAATCCAGATAACCATGTACAAGCGCCCATTTATTCGCTATTGGCATATATTTTATCCACTCCGGTATCCATTTACCAAGGCTTCCTGATCCTAGATTGGATCTTATCCATTCCATCAAATCCACATTATTCGCACTATAACGGTAACACCCGTCTCCATAGCTATAACTATGGACGCAAGGAATAATATCCGTAAATATACGATCAAGTCTATCTACTATACACTTCTCGGTCTTATTTACGGAGAATATTACATGGTAATCATCAAGACATCCATCTCCAATCCATAAACCAATCATCCACCAAAAATCGATATTATCGTATAATCCATGGAAGCATTTATCCTCGTTTCTTATCTCTTCCCTATATACATTAGGGATAGCCGTCCAATATCCCTCTCTAACATCTCGTGCCTCCACGAACTCGAACTCAAATTTACCCTCATCTATGGCATATCCATGCCTAGATACACCCTTCGACACCCATAACGGATGTTCTTTCGTAAATGTCAATTCTCTGAACGTATTACTAAGCTTGAATGTATATACATCATAATCCTCCTTATCAAGAATCATGATACACTCTATATCATGATAGCCTCCATCCATACAAACTAGCCTATCTCCCATCCTTACGTCTTCTACCTTCTTCCATCCGCTATCCGTAAGAACAACTTCCCCAGGAGGCATACATCCTGCCACATAAATAAAATCATCAAACCTATTGGATTGAGGCATCTCAAATATCTGGACAGGAGCGTCAATAACACCACCGCTAAACGGAAAACCAGCTAGCTGTTTATTAGATTTCGTAGTACCAAGCTTATTGCCCGATTCAAGAAAAACATCACACAGCATGCCACTATATTGACCCGACTCAAGAAGATCGTTCTTATGTTTAATAGCGTACTCAACCGGGAACAGGTTTTGAGAAGAACTTAAAAAACAGTCATCAATCGTAAAAGGATAGAACATAGTATGAGAGGTATAGGCTACCCTGTCCTTTGTAGAAAGCTTCTTCCGTTCCTCATTAAGTTTATTGGTGCTAGCCTCGAAGTCTGTGGCGTCAATCTTGATCTTATTAAGCTTCTTATCATCAGGTTTTCCTAAATAATCACCCAAACCTATAGTTACCTTGACACCAGAGTTTGCCATTTGTCCCGGAACAAACATCGCCCATTTCCGTTCTTTCCATGTTTTTCCTTTCATGGCTCTACGGTTTAGGATATCCCAGTCCATGACCAGAAGATTATATGTCTCGGGATCGGAGAACATCTCTTGAGCGTCCTTAGACAACTCCACCTCACCACCGGTACCGGCCAAGATAGGACTAAGACGCCAGCCATAAGGCGTGTCGTAGGATGGCATGGCGGCCGTGTAAGGCTTCTTTATCGGACCTTTGCCTACCTCGTCGAAAATAGCCGTAGCCGGTGTCAAACCAGCCGTCTTCTGCGTGGAGGTCTTCCTACCCATATTGATGTTGGCTATAGAGATAATGGCATGGATATCACGTACACCATTGGACATCCTCTTGCCTAATGTAACTCCCGAACTCC